TATGTGATATATTTTTACAATATTGTTATGAGGATATTTCATTAATAATTCACATATTTTTCTCTCTCCCATGTGTTTTGTCATTTTTCTAAAAAAATCATTGCCTTCGTGTAATATTTCTGTGTCTATAGTAAATTCACCATCCATTTTATAAACTATCATTTTGCTTCAGTTACAATAATCTTTTATTTAAAAATTTTTTTTGTTATATGTTTTTTGATTTATTTCTATACACAGAAATATAGAAATAATCGGCGTTTGAAATGTAAAAAGGTTAATAAAATGTTTTTAATAAAATAAATATATTTAAAACCAAATTTTTAAATATATAAATAATACTAATGAATAATCCTAATAATCCGACTATGAATATGAATATGAATAATGGAAATATGATGGAAATGTTGAAAAGTAATTTAATGACAATGATGATGTTTAAATCTATTAACAATAATAATTCTGAAAAAGGAAGTAATATATTTGATATGGTATATATATTTTTACTTACACAAGTGATTGATTTTGTATTTAAACATTTACCAACTATTGTTTCCAAAGTAAAAAAATATTCTGAAAATAATTTTAAAACCCATGCCTTTCTTGATAATATTGTAAATACTAATAATTTAGAAAAGAAAGAACTTTCCTCTTCTATTCATATACAAATCAATATTGCTGATCATGAAAATATATACGGACAAGCACTCTTGGATTTTATAACGAATAATAATAATACAAAACATATTAGTTTTAAAAAAGGCAATTTTATTTTAAATCAAAATGATATTATAGAAATATTGGATGAGATATTTATTCGTCTGAAAGAAAGTAAACTATTGGGTGAAGTAGATAATAGTAAAGCGGATGTGGAACAAATAGTAGAATTATTTTCTTATACTAAAACTACTCACGAGTTGAGAGAATTTCTAAATAAAATATCACATGACTATAATATTAAAATTAAAAATAAATTAGATGATAAATTATTTTATTTTAATCTGCATCCGCAAAATGCCCCTACCACTTTGGATGGAAAAAAAGATTATATGAAATTACCGAATAACTGTATTTTCACAATGAAAATGTTTCAAACCAATAGAAAGTTTTCCAATTTATTTGGACCTGAAATTAGTGTAGTTAAAAAAAGAGTGGAATTTTTCATAAAAAATAAAAAATGGTATGATAAAAAAGGTATTCCTTATACACTTGGTCTTTTATTATCAGGTCAAGCTGGTTCAGGCAAAACATCTTCGATAAAATGCTTAGCAAATGAAACACATCGTCATATTATAAATGTAAATTTAAATAATGATATTACAAAAATTCAATTGGAAAATCTTTTTTTTAATGAGATGATAATGGTTCTTAATGTTTCAACAGGTCAAAATGAAAAATATTTTATTCCATTAGATCAACGAATTTATGTTTTAGAAGATATTGATTGTCAAAGTGATATTGTTAAAGAGCGGGAAGTCGTTAATAAAGATTTACCGGCTCATCTTACACCCACAGAAAAAATCGACTTGTCTTTTTTATTAAATCTTTTGGATGGTGTCTTGGAAATACCTGGTAGAATTGTAGTAATGACGAGTAATTATCCGGAAAATTTAGATCACGCGCTTATCCGCCCAGGTAGAATTGATGTAATTGCTGATTTTAAAAAATGTTCAAGGATTACTATTATTGAAATGATGGAATTCTTTTATGATATTGAATTAAATTCTGAAGAAAAAGAAATTATTACTTCTCTCCAGGATTATATTGTGTCACCTGCAGAATTAGGGAAATTAATGTTTGAAAATATATATACTTATAGTATTTGTATTGAAAAGTTGGTTTTATTGAATAAGAATGTTTTTGAAAAAAGGGATGTTTCTCTGAATAAAAATACTAATAAAAAGGTTGATACGAATGAAACAAAAAAAATAAATGATTTTAATTCTACAGATACAACATGTATTGATAACCTGGAAAATAACTTTGATTTATTAGATGTAAAGTCAAATATTAAATTGTATCCTTATAATGATCCTTCTAACATTTCTACATTTAATAATCGAGATTTTACATTTGCAACTGAAAAAATGAAGTATAAAAATAATGCTTATAAATATTTATTAGAAAAACAAGGAGAAAATGGGGTATGCATTAATCTTGATGTAGAATAAAAAATTGATTTATTTTTATATAAATACTTAGTTAGTATAAAAACAAATAATTATATTTAATAATGACAATACTACTAGTTTTTGATACAGAGACAACAGATTTACCGCCGGATGGTGTAAGGAAAGTTAATTTAAACACAATTAATAAATGGCCCCATATCGTCCAATTTAGTTATGTTTTATATAATGATGAAACAAATCGTTTATTGAAAACATTTGATCGTATCGTTAAATTACCTGAAAATGTGGTTATGTCTAAATCTAATATAGCTATACATGGAATTACAAATGAAAGGATGAAGGAAAAAGGAGTAAGTTTATTAACCTTTTTGGATACCTTTATGATTGATTTTGTTAATGCAGATAAAATTATATGTCATAATAAGGAATTTGATATTAATATGGTAATGGCGGAAATATTACGTAAAATTACATATGAGTTAACTTATTTCCATGCAGAATGTTACCAAGAATATTTTGATTTATTAAACTCATGTAATAAATATGTTTGTACTATGCGAGAAACAGTTGATTTATGTGCGATTGAAAGAATAAATAGACGAGGACCCTATTTGAAATTTCCTAGTTTATCCGAATTACATTTTAAATTATATAATATTGTACCACATAATCTTCATAATTCATTATATGATGTATTAGTATGCTTACGTTGTTATTGCCAACTTTATAATAATATCGATATTCTAGAAATAAATATAGAACTTAACCTTATATTTCAGGAAAAACTATTATAATTCTTTAGTAAAATGATATTTTGATATATTTGTATATTGTTATGTAAATATTGTATAAATTTTTTATTTTTACTAATGCTTTTTATTCCATATATATAATTTATCTTAATTATATATATACTACTATGAGTCAAGACAATAATAATTTACAGTGTATAAGTCAATGGACGACAGCATTTAATTATGTATTTTCCTCCTTAGCAACTCAGTATTCAAAAAATCAAATAACTACATTAGATGATTGGCAAGAACTTTTTTTAGATGAAAATATAAGTGTTTTATTAAAAGCATTGAGTGAAACGGCGAAAGAAACAGGTATACCAATTAATGAATTGGAAGTTGGTGTAAGATTTAAAGAACTAATAAAAAGACTTTGGAGTACTCCAGCAATGATTGGAGGTAATGGAGAACTTGTAGTATTAGAAAATAAAAATATACAGTATAAAAATGATTTTAAATCCTTTGTTTATTTAATTTTAGGTGTATTATTAATAATAATAGGATTTGTAAGGATAGATACAGCTTTAAAAAATACTATTGGAACGGATGCTTCTCAAACTTTACAAATAATATTAACTTCTATACAAACAGCTTTTGCTAAAACTACTTTTCAACAAAATACCATCTTGGATTATATTTACTATTTATTTTTTAATATATGTCAAGATTATTTGATAAACCAAGGCGAAGCGGTAAGTAATAACATGATTTCTATTGGACTATATAAAGTATTACCAGAATATTATGAAATTATTTCAAGTAAATGTGGATTTCCAAATTTAAAAGGAGCGGATATTACAACCTGGAGTGGATTTTTAAAATATGCTAATTTTGGCGCAAGTACAATTACTAATGCTGCTACCTTAAATAGCTGTATTGTATTTCAATCTTCTTATTGGGCTGAATATAAGGCAAAAGCTTTACCTGTTACTATAATGACGGAGGTTGCAACCGTAGGTGGATTATTGGCTACTGGTTCTATATTAATTGCAAATAATTTACCTTATTTATATAGTAGATTACGAGAATTAACCACAAATGTTGTAATTAAAAATGAGAATGCTATCAATAATGATAAAGATATCTCATTGTTAACAGACGATGATTTAATGATGAATGATGTATCCAATAGTATGACTTTAATGAAAATTGGAGGTAAGCGTAAATCTAGAAAAGCAAGGAAATCTAGAAAAGCAAGGAAATCTAGAAAAGCAAGGAAGTCTAGAAAATAAATTTTAAGCGTAGCTTAAGCAGAGCACATTTCACATATCTCTTCTGATTTCGTTACTGTTTTTTTTTCTGGTTCAATAGTAAATTGTTGTGCTTGATGTTTGGCTTTTCTCCTTAAATAATAAATTCCTGTTTTTAATCCTTTTTTCCATGAATAAAAATGCATATTGGTTAAAGTTTGGTAATTTGGATCTTCAACCCATAAATTCATACTTTGAGATTGACAAATATATGCCCCGCGATCTGCAGCCATATCAATAATATGTTTCATTGGAATTTCCCAAACTATCTTGTATTTATTCCTTATTTCTTCTGGAATAGTTAAAATTTGTTGTATACTACCTTTATTGGCAATAATACTATTTTTGATTTTTTCATCCCATAAGCCTAATTGAATTAACTCTTTCATTAAATATTTATTGGCCACTACAAATTCTCCAGCTAATGTACTACGACTATATATATTACTAGTTAATGGTTCGAAACATTCATTAAAACCAAGAATTTGTGAGGTACTTGCAGTTGGCATTGGTGCTAATAAAAGTGAATTTCGTAATCCATAAGATTGAATTAATTCTTTCAAGGTAGCCCAATCATATCTATCACTAGGAGTTACATTCCATAAATCAAATTGTAAAATACCTTTAGATGCAGGTGAACCATCAAAACTACTATAAGCACCTAATAAACTAGGTGTAAGATTTTTAATTGAGTTTAATTCTAATTGTATTTCTTCTTCGATTTGACTCATGGTATATCTATTGAGATATTTAAAATATCTTTCTCTCGATAATTCATAACTTTTTTCAAGAGCTGCATGATACATAGTTTCAAATATATTTTTATTTATTTCTTTTGCTTCTTCACTATGAAATGCTATATTCATTAGAATAAATGTATCTGCTAATCCTTGAATACCAATTCCTATTGGTCGATGAAGTAAATTACTTTGTTTGGTTTTTTCAGTTGGATAAAAGTTAATATCAATAATTTTGTTCAAGTTATTAGTAACTACTTTGGTTACTTCATGAAGTTTATCATAATTAAAGGATTTATCCTCTTCATTTACAAAAGTCGGAAGTGCTATACTAGCCAAATTACAAACCGCTGTCTCTTTATTATTGGAATACTGTATAATTTCCGTACATTGCCCTGTAATAATTCCATTAAATATACCCATATGTTTTTTACTTTCATTAAAACAAAAAGTATCATCTATTCTTCCTTTATCTTCAATACTTACAATTTTAACGAATTGTGAAGATGATCTATTTGAAATATGTTGATTTATTTTTAGCCTTTTAGGATTAAATCCTAATTCAACTATTTTTTGTAAATCAACTGAAGTTATTAATAATCTATGTAATTCTTTACATGAGTATAATTTTAAGTTTCGTTGAGAATCTGGCAAAAGACGTTCACAATTCATTCGCATAAGTGTAACTTTTGGATTAATACCACATGTTTGTAACATTTGTTTCACATTTATTAAAAAATCTTTATGAATACAAGAGATTTGTAATTGTTCATTTGTATCATTTTTAGCTATACATCCATCTGCATCACAGTAACCTGCAAACCATTCTAATTTTATTTTTAATGAACAGTTTGTTGGTACAAAAAATTTATCTGCAATGTCTAGTGGTAATGTTAGGTTTAATCTATTAGTAGCATCTTCTTCGCCAACTGTTCTATAATCTAAACTATGAAGTAATTTTTTTTTATCACCATATAAAGCCAGCATTGGTTTATTATCATAAGATATACCATTGCATTTATAATTACTATTTTCCGTTTGAATAGGAAAATCATTGTTTTCATTTTCATAATCTATATGTCTTTTACAATAGGAATGGCCTGTTAAGGATTTAAATTCACAAGGTTTTTTTATTCTAGTTAAATTTTTATTGTATGTACCATCTCCACAAAAAAACCCATGGGTGTATGCATATTTCATCGTTTCCTTTCCATCAATAATAGGAAAATCACATTTAATAATTTTATCATTTTTTTTCAAATCTTTCGCTTCTACTATTCTTATACTACACTTAGAGTAGGAGTCTTGAATATAAAATTTATGATAAGGTGTACAACTTAAATTACAACCATCACTTGTATTAACTTCTATTAATTTTTGATTTTCTCCTGTCTTAAAAATTATAGTATCACTGAATTCAGTACCATTCCATACCTTTACATTTTTTTTTTCTAATTTTTTAATTTCAACATAACCATTATCAGTAAGTATTAATGTCTCAGGTGCAACACATAAATTTGAACTCTTAATGGTGCCAAGATTTTTCTGATTAGATTTATTATTCGCAGCATCTTTAAATAAAATATATGGTGTTCCAGTTTCCATTTGTGCGTCCAATACTTTAAACCATAAATCACGCGCATTTACTACTTTTCTTGCCTTATTATCATTCTCGTATTTTTCATATAATTCCTTAAACGCTTCTCCATAAACTTCGGATAAACCAGGACATTCATCAGGACAGAATAAAGACCATTTATCATTATTCTTTATTCTTTCCATAAATAAATCGGATATCCATAATGCATAAAATAAATCTCGGGCTTTTAATTCTTCGTCCCCTTGGTTTTTTTTCAAATCAAGAAAATCTTCAATGTCAGCATGCCAAGGTTCAATATAAATTGCAAAGCTACCATTTCTTTTTCCAGATTGATTAATATACCTTGCTGTTGTATTATAAACTCTTAACATAGGAACGATACCATCCGTTTTACCATTTGTTCCTCGAATATAAGAGTTTTTTGCTCGAATATTATGAATATGTAATCCAATACCTCCGGAATATTTAGATATAAGAGCACAATCCTTAAGTGTATTATATATTCCCTCAACACTATCGTCTTCCATTGCTATTAAATAACAGGAACTTAACTGTGGACAAGGTGTTCCAGAATTAAACAGAGTAGGTGTGGCATGAGTAAAATATTTTTGAGACATGTAATCATATGTTTCTTTGACCGCATCCATATTTGATCCATGAATTCCTAATGATACTCTTAACCACATATATTGTATTCGCTCTACTAAATTATTGCCAATTTTTAAAAGATAAGCCCGTTCCAAGGTTTTAAACCCAAAATAGTCAATTAAATAATCTCTCTCATTTACAATAAAACTATCTAGTAATTTTTTATTAGTATTAATAATTTTATAAACATTTTCTGAAATCATTGGACTAGGTTTACCATGTATATCTTTATTATTATATAATTTTTTCATTGCTTTACTGAAACTATCATCAGTATTTTTTTGATGATTGGAAATAATAATTCGGGCTGCTAAAATTCCATAATCTGGATTTAAAGTGGATAAAGATGCACACTGTTCAGCAGTTAATTCATCTATTTTAGTAGTAGGAATACTGTCATATAATTGATCAATTACTTTCATTGTTAAAGAAGTATAATTAATTTGAATTTTAGCTTCTGTACCTAATTTTTTTATTCTATTAATAATTTTATCAAATGCTATTATTTCTAATTGACCATTCCTTTTCAATACTCTCATATCTAAATCAGAATTTACAACGGATTTCATTATCTTCATTTAATTAATAATATAATTTTAAGTATAATTTTTTTATTATTTTATAAATTATAAAAAAATTATATTATATATAATGAATAAGTATTTATTATTATTTATAATATTGTTATTAGCTATTAGTCTACCAATTATTTTTCATAAATTTTTATATGTGAAAAAAGAAGGATTTAATACTTCCCCTTTAGCTTTAGGAAAATTTCCAAACACTGAAGATGATGTATTAGTTCAAGATACTTATCCAATAACCGGTATTAATGGTGTATCAAATAAAGAGTCAAGCGACTTGTGGTGGTATCAATATAAACCATTAGTAGGATCATATGAACAAATTACCAATAATTTAAGATATAGAAATAATCCAGATGACGGATTATGTTCTAGATCTGAATTTTGCGGAGCACTATATAAAGACTATCAAAAAAAATCTAATATTGCCCAAGTTTTACCTCCAGTAAAAGACGGTTGTGCTGCAAGAGTAGGATATTATAATACACCCATTAATTTTTTCCCTTATAGAAATTATGGTAATATATTATATTAAATGGTTATCGCATGTAACTTCGGTTTTAGATTGTATTTTTAATAGACATCCTTTACTTTCTTCTACATTAACAATTTCATTTTTTACGCGTTTCTGAGGAGCCCGATGTCCAAACCCTTCCATTCTCTCTTTTTCAATTATAGACCAAATATTTTTTAATTGTTGTATATTATCTTGAAACCATTTTTCATTTCTTTGGACTAATACACAACTACATATTTTTAACTTCCAAAAAATATTTTTTATCCATGTAAACTTTATTGTTTCCATCTGTTGTTCTTCCCATTCTTCAAATTCATCTTGATCCATTGATAATGGTTTATAAATATAATGTGGATTTCCATCTGGTTTGTTGAAATACATAATTATTCCTTTCATTTCGTTATCATTACTAGTAAAAAAAGTACCGTCTTCTAAAAACTCTGTTTCTGAATTATATTCTTGAAACATGGTTTCCAAAAAATCGCATTCATCTAAATTACATGTTTCCATTTGTAGTTGCATTTGTATCCAGTATTCTTTTTTTGGAATTCCATCAATTTCCCTATTTACTATATTTTTAATTTCAAGCATTCGTCCATATCGTTCGGATGATTTATCAATATTAATTCCATCCGGAGATGCACCTAAGAATGAATAGATAGAATGTTGAATACAACCAAAGTCACCGATTGTTGTATTATATTTATCTTCATAAATCATTACGGATACAGGTTCGTATTTTTGTCCCCAATGAAAAGGAGTATTAATATTTACAGGATTAAAAGATGCCTTATTTTCTATTTCACAACATTTTTCATAAATAAGTTGGTTTTGTACGTTTTGATTTTCAAATGCTTTATATGCATTACTTGCTGTTAATAAATTTCGGCGAAATTCATACCATTCTTTGGTACGTTGTTCTGGTTGCGGAATATTATTTAGATATTCTATTTGTTTTTCAATCTTTTGGATATTTGGTGCACTAATAATAATACTTTCTGATAATGATCTCTCTGGTATTACTGTAGCATAAAATATTTTGACTGCCTCATCTAAAATTTCGTCTAATTCTTCTTCTAAAAATGCGTTTTCTTCCAAGTTATCTTCAAACTGTGTAATAATCAGTCCTCTGATATTATCCAGAAAGCTTTCATGAAAATCAGGTTCTGAAATACTAGATGGATTTTCCGAAATATATTCATACATTAATTCCAAAAAAGTTTCTATTAGTTCATCCATACATTCCTCCTCAAAAAAATCATCCGTTATCGTTATCTCTTCAAATTCCGTTTCAACATTCATTTACTTTATATAATATAAAAAAATGTATTTATATTATATTTTTATCAATTAACGCATTCTTCTTTTTGTCTTTTTTGACTTTCTTGATTTTTTTGACTTTCTTGATTTTTTTTTCATTCTTTTCCCTCCGCGCATGGATTGACGCATACTAGAAAAAAAACTTGATGCAGCATTTGTAGTAGTAATTTCCCAATATTTATAATTACTATTTGATATCATTGGAAAATCTCCTATTTTTGTAGGACCTTTTTTATTATCACTTGATATACGCAATTTGTTACCTGTATTATTTTTTGCATAATTTTTTTGTATGGCTGAATTAGGATCCGCTAGTTGTACTTTTACTTTTGATGTTGCATCTTCAAACGTAGTTGCATATAAATAATTATTATTATCATCAGTTAAATAATAATCTTGAGTAATCTTATTGTTTTGTTTTACTAAAATAAGTATAGGATATTCAGGTGGAGACATCGCAGAATGTTGCATAATCTGATTTAATTGATTTTTTCGAGTTATAGCTTTATCTCTATCTAAAGCCATATTTTTTTTTTGAGTTGCAATCATACTTTCTCTTTGTGCATCTGTTAAATCCCACTCTTTAGGTATGGTAGGTAGCTTATCTATTTCACTAGTAGTAGCCATATATATATATAATTAATATTTTATTATTATTATTATTATTATTATTATTATATTATTATTATTATTATATTATTATTATTATATTATTATTATTATTATATTATTATTTTTTCTATGCTTCATTATCTGAATTTGAATCGTCATCATTATTCTGTAAAACATTTACTTTGTTTTTGACACTTTGCGGTTTTTTAGATAAACTTTTAGAAGTTGAAACACGCTTATCTAAATTTTTCAAAGTAAAATGACGCATAGATTTATTATAAGAGAGAACAGGAATACTTTTAATAACACCTTCGGTTTTATCATAATTAACGTCTTTTACACGCTGTAGTTTCTTTCTATCTAAACAATCTTTTAAAAACTTGATTAATAAAGTTTCTTCTTCTTGATCTAATTTATTTTCATTTTTATAAATTTCTACAAAAGTCATAATTTTTTGTATTTTTATTGTTTTATCAAGTTTACACCAAGGGCCATTTTTATTTAGATTTTTTTCTTCTTCAAGAAATTTATCAATATTGGATTGATCAGTAGATACTTTTGTTTCTACAAGAGGATTTCCACTTAAAAGCATGGTTTTATATTTTATATTTTTAAGTTCCACACATTCTTCTAGTTGTTCCATTATATTATTATAGTAAATTGGGTTTAACCTATTTTTACTAATAAACTATTTATATTGTTTCCTAATAAATTATTTTTATTGTATTATAGAATAATTTTTCTTAAAGTTATTGTTAATCTTATATATAATGAGTAGTATTGAAAATACTATTATTTTTACTATTGCGAGAATGAACCCTCCTACTCCAGGTCATATATATCTTCTGGAAAATATGATTGAAAAAGCTTTAGAAGAAAAAGTTGGGAAAATAAATATTATTTTATCAGCAACTGTTGATACATTAAAAAATCCTATTGAATGTGAGGAAAAAAGACAAATTATATATAATTATGGAATTGAAATTGCTAAAAATAATGTTGAAAAAAAAATGCCTGATAAAATGGATGAAATTCGTAATTTAAATACCGAAATTATATGTTTAAATGACGAAATTGAAGAAAAGTATGGAAAAAGTCCGGTTGTAGCGAAATTTAATTATATGTTAAATAATTATTACAATTATCCAAGACCAGGTTTAAAAGTATTACTTGTTATTGGTAAAGACAGAGAAAATGATTATAATTTTTTTAATAAAATGTTGAATGAAATGAACCCACCAGTAGTTTTTAATAAATTTGTTGTTCCTAGACCAGAAAATGCAATTTCTGCCACTATGATTCGTGGATTAGCAACAAGTAATAATCCAGAGGATGAAAATACCTTTTTAAATTACATGAATTCTATCGGTATGGACAAACCTGAAGCATCTAGTTTAATGTATCAAATTAGAGATAATACACAAGTTTCAAAAAAAGCAAAATTAAAAGGAGGAAAACGTAAAATACGTAGTAAAAACAAAAAAATAACTAAAGCTAAAACAAAAAGAATAAATAAATCCAAGACAAATAAAAGAAAAAATAAATCAAAATCAAAAAAGAATAAATAATAATATTACTACTATTATAAAAGTATCTTATGGATAACAAAAAAATTTCTATTAGTGGAATTAATAATAAATATCAGATGAAAAAATTAGTTCAAGATAGGAAAGAAGATGAAAAACAAAGAATTGTTATTCAATCATGGTCATTATATGAAGATTATTATATTTATTCCAAACAATTACTTGTATTGCCTCAATTATTACAATGTATTAATTTAAAAGAAGAAAAACTGGATTATATTCGTATTTTTATTCAGGAAATAGAGAGAAAAATTTCTAGTTACAGACAACAAGATTTAATTAAAAGTATTTTAAATCCAGAGAAATTTATATGTCTCTCTTTTATCATTGAAAAATTAATGGAATGTAGTATGAAATGTTTTTATTGCCAATGTGAAATGGTGGTTCTTTATAAAAATGTGAGAGAACCTAAACAATGGACGGTGGATCGAGTGAATAATTGCAATGGACATAATAAGGATAATATAGTATTGTCTTGTTTAGAATGTAATTTGAAAAGACGAAATAGAAGTAAAGATAGTTTCCTTTTTACAAAACAATTAAAAATTGTGAGAGAAAATTTTAACGAAAATTAATTTCTTAATAATATTATTTTATTTAAAGATGGAATGGAAATGGACAAAAGGAGAACCTTATCAAAGGACAAAAAGAATTCCTAATAATTCTATTTCTTTAGAACCAGGATACAATACAAATGAAGTGGAAAAATCAACTCAAGAATTGGCTTATTCATGTTCTCTCAATCATGATGAAAATACATGGGAGCTTTTAAATCAGAGTGTTAATGGATTTAAATATGTTGATAAACGTGGAGATACTGATAAGCGTATGGCAGAACGAGATATGATTTCTCAGGTAAGTATGAACCCTTTTTTGACAAGTAATAATTATGTAGATGATATTGTTTCTTCCAATAATTTCTTGACACCACAATATATTCAGAAAGGTAATGGAACCGGAAATAATGAATAATATAGTGAAAAGAAAATAATTATTTTTATAAAAATGATTTTATATAAATTTTAAAATAAGTATTTAAAAGTATGAATGTTATAAATTCATTATAATGTCTGTTGTATCTAATTATACGACACAAAATGATTTATTATTAAATAATTTAATGACTTTTTATAAAAATGAAGCGAATATTGAACGCATGTTGAAAATTATTACTGGAGAGACTAAAATTTCTCTCAGAATTGTAGACTGGTTTGCTACAAATTATGCCAAGAAATATTATACTTTATATAATTATGATGACGTTCATGGAATTGAACACCGGTTTAAGGTTTACGTTGATTATAAATTAAAATTAAAAGCATATAGTAAGAGACGTTTTGATCCGTTCTGCAGATGGGATCGAATCAGTATTCCTTACAAGACAGATACATGTATTGAAACGACTATTGGTCAATTGAATTTTTTTAAATGGGCTCTGGAAAATAAGGTTATTGATTATATAGAGGAAAATTATGAGGTGATTGAAAAGGATATGAATAATCGTAATAGTACGTCCAAAAGAAAAGAATTAGTGATTGATAATTCCAAGACGCGAAAGAAGAGAGAAGAGTTATCTATTTCTGCTACTAAAAGTATCAAGAAAGAAAAGGTCGAGATTGTGGTTCAGTTTAATTAATAGGTAGTTTATTATTTGTTTTTGATTTTTAAAACAAAAACAAATAAAATAATATAAAGAGAATTTAAATTATTATGTATAAATGGAATTAGATATTGTTGAGCTAATTGAAAGTAATCCCATTACTAAACTAACTGGAAATTACCAGTCAAAATTAATTGAAAAAGTTAAAAATAATTTTACTAACTATGAACAACAAATATTTTTATCTAGTTTTTATTGTTATTTGAATTATGATTATAAAAATGATTTTGTTGTGGATTTAAATAATATATGGAAATGGTTAGGTTTTAATCAAAAATATAATGCCAAATATCTATTAGAAAAACAATTTATTATTGATAAAGATTATAAATATTTTGCTCCTGAAGCTTCAGGAGCAAAAAAAGGAAGCGGTGGTCATAATAAAGAAATAATTATGTTAAATATTGATACATTTAAAAAATTTTGTCTAAAAGCTGGAACAAAAAAAGCAGATGAAATACATGACTATTTTATTAAATTAGAACAAGTTCTTCAAGAAATTTTATTAGAAGAAAGTAGTGAAGTAAAATTACAATTACAACAAACTAAATTTCAATTAGAAAACCAAAAAATTAATACAGAAATTGAAAAGCAAGAATTATTAGAAAAAACATTATTAGAACAGTTTCCTATTAATACACAATGTATTTATTATGGAATAATTGATAATAAAACACTTGGAAAAGCGCCAAGATTACATAATGAAGATTTAATAAAGTTCGGACAAAGTAATAATTTGGTAGAACGAATAAAATCACATAAGAAAAATTTTATGAATTTTCGTTTAATTGCTGCATTTAAAGTAAAAAATAAGATAGAAATAGAAAATGCAATTAAAAAACATTTTATTCTTAAAGAAAGAATTCGTTCTATAACAGTAGAAAAACCTAATTACGAAGAAGAAAATTATAGAGAATTACTTGCATTTGATAATAAGGATTTTACTGTAGAAAAAATACATGGATATATCTTGGATATTATTAAAGAAAATGAATATAATATTGAAAATTATAATAAACTAATTGAAAAAAATAATAATCTAGAAAATGAATTACGAGAGAAAGAAAAAGAAATGAATATAATGAAACATGAAATTGAAAAATTGACTAAAGAATTAGAAAAATATACTCCTGATATTACAACAATAGTTCAAAAAAAAATTGCTAGTAATTATACCATTTGTAATTCAGGTTATTATTTATATGCGTTTGAATGTGAAAATATGAAATATAAATGTTCTATTACACGACAAAAAGATTTAGAAACTGTAATTAATAATTTAAAGTGTTTAGATCCCAATGGAGAAATGAAATATAATATTAGTATACAATATCCATTTATTGAAAAAATAATGATATTTTTATTGAAAAAATCTATGACACTTCTTGGAAATAATAAATTTGAAGGTTCTTATGAAAATATAAAACTTATTTTAGATATTTCTGCTAAAATTAAAAAATTACTTATTGAAAATGCAGATGATTTAGATGGTTTATCGGATAAATTAAATGGAATTAATATTAATAAAGAAAATATAATAGATCCTGAAACTCCGATTCTAAGAAAGGCAAAACGTCCAATAGATCAAATTGATAAAGATACAGGTAAAATAATAAATACTTATGAAAGTATTGAAGCTGCAGGAAGATCACTTGGTTTGACAACTGGAACTGCTATTGGTATCGCATTGAGAGAAAAACGTGTTTGTCAAGGATTTATTTGGAGATATTCAGGAGTTTCAAGAGAAGACCAATTTACAAATCAACCTGTAATTAAAATATGTTGTAATAATGGAAAGAAAACATATTTTAAAACTATTGCTGATGCTGCCGAAGACGAACAAATATCTGCTCAGGGACTACGTAATAGAATTTTGACAAATTTGCATGTTAACGGACATCATTGGAAATTTGATAAATTATCTACTCATTATAAATAGATATGAAAAATAAGTATTTATAAAAATTATATTTAAATGTTTATTATTTAAATATAAATTAAATCATAATCCTATGGGAAATAGTCCAAGTACACCAAAAATAAATTTCGAAGATATTCAATATGTTATAACTAATCCAGACACTTATTTATTAATAAATACATTGAATGAGACACAACAAGATTGTTTAATTCCAAATACCATTAGTATTTTACAGGAAGAAATGTTGATGAATAAACTTATTAAGAATGGAAATAAGAAAATAAATATTATTATTTATGGAGCAAACTCAAATGATGAAAAAATATATAAAAAATGTCAACAGCTAACCACGTTAGGTTTTCAAAATATATATTTGTATGTAGGTGGATTATTTGAATGGCTTATGCTACAAGATATATATGGAGATAAGGAATTTCCTACTACAAGTAAACAGTTGGATTTTCTTAAATATAAACCAGTTAAAAAATTAAATATACCATTATTAAATTATTAACCAAAACAAATACTTGTAATTTTCATTTAAGACAATTGTTATTGGTTCTCTTGATTATTTTTTAAAAATAAAATGTTTGATAAATATATGTCTAAGTCTAATATTTATGTTAATATAATATTAATTATTTTTTTTTCAATATTTTTAGTTTTTTCAATTACAAATAAATTGAAACGTCAGAAAAATATACAAGAAATATTAAAAATTTAAAAATAACTTATTTATTGTCAGAAAAATAAATCTTGTCTATTTCTTCTAGCTTAATAATGCATTGATTATGTAATTCTTTGGCTTTTTTTTTAGAATATTCTGTTACAAATAAGTTATCCTGTATATATAATAAAATTCTGCTTTCAAAAATTGTTTTCATTTCTTGTAGAGCATCTAAATATTCATAGTCAAATTGTTTCATTTTATAGATTATACATCTTTCTATGTCATATGCAGCTAATAAATCTGCTTCTCTTACAATATGATAAGCTAAAGTATAAATACCTAAATCTGGATATCCATTTTTTTTCACCGTTGAATAGGACATGGTTGTAACAATTTTAATTATAATATCTAATTCTTCTTCTGTAACTTGTCCTTCCATATATTTTTTCATTTCTGCAACTCCAACTGATTCATCCATGTATTTTTTATCACACATATCATGTAAAATTGCTGAACAAAAAATGATTTTTTGTTGTTCTTGTAAAAATGGAGAAAGAAAAAATTCAGATTGATTTATTTCAGATTGGTATATTTCATTTGCATAATGAAAAACATCCATACTATGTCTTAAAGAATGTGACTCGTCTATATGATAAAGTTCACTTGTTTTTGTTACATATTGAAAAGAATAGTTGATTAATTTTGCTAACTTGATCAAGTTCATTATAATAATTACAATAAATTATTTAAGTCATATATTTTAATTAATAAATGTTTCTATTTTATTAATCCATTCTTTTAATTAATAAATGTTTCTATTTTATTAATCCATTCTTTTAATTAATAAATGTTTTTATTTTATTAATCCATTCTTTTAAAATATCCTTTTCATTATAAATATCTACATTTCCATCGAGAATTAATTTTTCAACGGATAAATTATTGATCATTTCATCATGGTATTTATCACAATCAGTTAAATAAGATAATGGTATATTATTCTCTCCTTTTCGTGATCTTTTTTCAATTCTTGAAAGGCAAACTTCAGGATCTGTTTTTATATATATAATTTTATTCAATGGATAATTATTGGAAAAGGTTTCGAACCAATTCAAGTATATCATATAATTTATATGTTCTATTTTATTACTATTATAAAGCATTTTTGCAAAAACCATTTTATCCGTATATAAACTTCTCTCTGTTATTATAATAGAGTTTGGATTATTTTCTACTGCTTCCTTGAGTAATTTCAAACGAGATATAAATGCAACCATTTGAAATGAAAAGGAATATTTTTCTTGATCATTATAAAATTTTTCCAAAATATTGGTGCCATTTTCATCTTTTATTTTTTCCCATTCATCTACTGGTTCTCTAACAAATACAATTTGCTTACCCGCCCATATTTGTTTTAATTCAGCTAATAAAGTACTTTTACCACCACCAATATTTCCATCAACAGATATATATTGCATTATAATTTTATATAAACAATAAATAAAATTATATTTAATCAATTTTATTTTATATTTTAAAATGAATTTCATTTCAATGTATTATAAAATAAAATTGAAATATAAATACTTTCAGTTTAATAATGATATAGAATAATCAACAATGGACTTGAACCAACGTAAACTTAATAAATCTGAATGGGAAAATATTGAAATGCCTGTATCCAAAGAGGAGACGGAAATCTTGAAATTAATTATAGATGGATATCAAAATGTTAATATAAAATATAATAAATTAAATTCTCTATTTGGTTATTTAAAAATAGAATATACTGAAGTGATGGAGGACTATTTATTCAATAAATATTTTTCAGAAATTCTTAAAAAAATTATTAAAAAATATGAAATAAAGTATTTAAATATTGATGTTAATGGTAATCCTCTTTTAAAAAAAGCGGACTTGATACGTTTACAAAAAAATGATGTTGCCAAAATGGATAAAGTAAATGTATATGAATTTATCTTATTGGATCATATTGAAAAGTTATTCAAATATAAATTCAAAGATTCCAAAAAATGGATTTTCCATTACTTTACTCTTTATAAATTGATGAAAAATAGTGTTTCTAATATAAATAGGCATATTGTTAAAATAATAAATTTAATTATCACTACTTTTGAAAAAGAAAATGAAAATTTAAATAATTATATTATTGAAAATGCTTATGATATTATTGAAAAAAATGAAAATTTGATGAAATATAGTGATATGACCTTATATAGTCATCAAAAAGAAATATTTACCATTTGTAGAAATAAAGATCCTAAGTTGATATTATATATTACTCCAACTGGTACTGGTAAGACAATTACACCTATTGGACTTTCAGAACAATATAAAATTATCTTTGTTTGCGCAGCAAGACATGTTGGATTAGCATTAGCTAGAGCAGCGATTTCTGTAAATAAAAAAGTAGCTTTTGCATTTGGTTGTAATACAGCTGATGATATTCGATTACACTATTTTGCAGCGAAAGATTATACCAGGAACTGGAAAACCGGTGGTATATGGAAAGTAGATAATAGTAATGGTAGTAAAGTAGAAATAATTATTTGTGATATTAAATCCTATTTACCAGCAATGTATTATATGCAGTCTTTTCATCCATTAGACGAATTAATGACTTATTGGGATGAACCAACTATTACTATGGATTATGAGAACCATGATTTTCATGAAATAATTAAAAATAATTGGAAGGAAAATATAATTCATAATGTAATTTTATCGTCTGCTACCTTACCCAAACTTCATGAATTACCGGAAACAATTGCCGATTTTCACATGAAATTCCCAGGGGCTACTGTATATAATATTGTTAGTCATGATTGTAAAAAATCAATTCCTATTATCGATAATAAAGGATATGTTATTTTGCCACACTATTTAAGTGATGACTATGAAAAAATTCTGGAAATAGTGAAACATTGTGAAAATTATTTAACTCTATTACGTTACTTGGACTTGAGTGAAATTGTAAAATTCATATATTATGTACATAAAATGAACTTTGTTTCTGCAAAAATAAAAATGGAACGTTATTTTGAAACATTAGATGATATTAATATGACGGATATTAAATTATATTATTTAACTGTCTTGAAAAATATTACTCCTCACGCATGGAATATAATTTATGAGGAGTGTATGCGTAAAAGGATCAAAAGAATTATTCCAAATAATAGTGTAGATGTAAAAGGAAATAAGATTAGAAAAATGGCAAGTATTGGTCCTGGCATAGTTTCCGATAAAAAAGAGGGAACTAACTTGGTTAGAATGGCTAGTGAACAGATTGTTCCTAGTAACACCAAGGCTGAAACATTTAATTATGAAAATACTAAAAAACCTGAAGAAAATAATTGTGCTATTTATGTTACAACCAAAGATGCTTATACTCTAACAGATGGTCCAACCATATTCTTATCTAATGAAGTAGAAAAAATAGCCAAGTTTTGTATTCAACAAGCATATATTCCTGAAAAGGTAATGAGTGAATTAATTGAAAAAATATTATTTAATAATAAGTTGAATGAAAAAATTGCTAAATTGGAAAAGGATTTGGAAGACTTGAATGAATTTTCTAAACCTACTGAAGAAGATAATAGTTTAAAAAAGAAATCATCCAAAGATTGTCATAAAATGAATAGAGATACAGATAATAATACAGAAGTACAAAATTTAGTATTTCAAATTAATAATCTGAAAGGAATGATTAAAATTGCCAACTTAAATGAAGTATTTATTCCAAATTCGCTTACTCATATACAAAAATGGTCGGAAGAACAAAATCCCAAAAATCCATTTAAATGTGATATTAATGAAGAAATTATTTCGAAAATTATGTTGTTGAATGGAATTGAAGATAGTTGGAAAATATTACTGTTAATGGGTATTGGTGTATTCACTAATCATAATAATATTACTTATACTGAAATCATGAAATCATTATCGGATCAGCAGAAATTATATATGATTATTGCTTCTACCGATTATATGTATGGGTTAAATTATCAGTATTGTCATGGATATTTAAGTAAAGATTTGGATTTTACACAGGAAAAAATTATTCAATCTATGGGACGAATTGGAAGAAGTAATATTCAACAAGATTATACTATTCGATTTCGTTGTGATACACAGATAACGAAATTATTTACTACCGAAGTTTCTAAACCAGAAGTAATAAATATGAATAAGTTATTCAATAGTAATTAGTTTATAAGTTTTGATTTTGTTGTGTTTATTAGAGTAGTTTTATGTAATTTAGAGTAGTTAAGACTAGTTTTATGCTGGTTTGAATTTTTAATTATTAAATAAATGTTTTTTTGTTTTTCCTTTTCCATATCCATATTTTTTTCTTGATTGTACCGCTAACTTGTATGCCTTTTTTTGATGATTACATGTTTTTTCTATAATAGAAAAATCCACTGCTGCAGCCTTTCCTCCTGTAATAGAACTGGCTAGTCTTGCTAACCCCCAGGATTGTGCTGTTTGATTTGGACGCGAACCAGAAGAAAAATATGCACCTTCTCCTTTTTTCACTATTTGTTTTAGACCATTTAGTGAACAACCAGTTGCTTTAGATAATTCCGAATTAGGTGATATAGAATTAATCTTATAAATAGAACGAGCTTTTAAAATATGAGGAGAAACTTTACTTTGAAAAGACGGGATTTTTTTTCTTGTAGAATATTTTTTTTTCTTGTAGTCTTTTCTAGATCTCATTAACATTTTGAGTTGTTTTTTTTTATCTTTGGGGTTTAGTCTAAAAGGAATATATCTTATTGGAATTTTTACCATTGGACTAGTATATATACTTTATTGCGATAAATAATATTCCATATCTTTTTTTAACATTTCTCTCTTTTTCTTAAAATATTCTTTAACATTCATGGAAATTAATTGTTCATAATATGTTTTTTCTTTTCTTATTCGTTCATATTCTGAAATCGTTATACCATTTTTAGGGTATAAATAATCATTTTTTAAATTATACTTTCCATTAATAAAATCATGGCCTGCTGACCAATACGCTAAATTACGCTTAACTCCCCAATTTAATGCATAATTGGGACATTTTCCCTGAATAATATTGAATTCATCTATTGGGGAATTAATAGTATATGTTTTAATTAATTTGGGTTCATCTAAATATTCGATATTCATATATATGTTATTCAACAAAATTTTATTATTATTTATAAAAAAATATATAAATGTTTTTTAAATATTTTTAAATATATTTTATTTTTATAATTTTTCTTCTTGTTCTAATTCATTCTCTTTTTCTAGTTCCTCTGTTTTTTCCATTTTATTCAATTCATCGACCACTTTATTTACTTGTTTGAGTTTATCCATTAGAGAGACCTTATTCGATTTTGTACCAATCCATATTTTCTTTAATTTGGGATGTTTTTCTATCTTGAAGAATTCACGACTACGTGTTCTCTCTGGATTTAAATATTCATGATAATAAATAACATACTTATTCATCATATTTTGTGTAAGACCAGTTGGAAGTGACTTGGCAGTACATTTTCTTGCTCTTTTTTTTGGTTGTTGTTGTTGTTCAACTTCTTCTTCCATTACTATACATGTTAAAAACTTTTTTGATTTATTCTTTATTTACGTAAAAAAAGAATAAATAATTTTTATTGTTTGTTTACTATTTAACTATCTAAAATAATTAATCTTATTTTTGGTCCTTTAATTTTATACCATTTTGGTTTCTCTCTTTTCTTTTTCCAGGATGCTATTTTTTGTTTTTCTTCCGACATGTAATATTTTCTATAGGATAATACAGCGTCTTCCGATTTATATTTATCTGGCATTGCTTGAGCGAATGCAGTTAGACCTACACATTCAAACTTATCGTCTTTTGGTACATTCTCTTTTAATATTTGTGCCATTAAATATGATTTATGATTTTTTGTCTCTGGGTGATTATAACGATATCTCCATTCATTATGTATAGCATCAATTAAATCCAACGTCCATAAATAATTAGCCTTGGATTTTCTACACCAAATAGTTACTGGATGATTTTTATGTGCTAATTTATATATATTTTCATTAATAGGATCTTCAGGATCTAATATTCTTTTTGCAGAACAAAGCATTTGCACTGCTTCTAATAATATTTTACTAACATGCTTATCCATCATGTATTCTGCGATTTTTCTTGGAATAAGTGAGAGAATAAATAAATTCATTGTTGATAAGTATTTGATTTAATTAATGTATATTTAAAAAAACAATTTCAATTTTTTATTTATTTATTTTTATAATAATTATATATATTTTCTCTTAAAAATAAATAATAGTCATATCTTTCTTTGGGTAATTCGGTTGGATAAATTTTACAATTGCCGCTTGCAATTTCTTCTGTTTTTTTTTTATCAATTTGAGAATTTGGATTGTTTTGAATAATTGTATTATAAATTCGTATTGTTTTCCATCCTTCTAATATTTTTTCAAAAATATAAATAACTTCTTCTGCATTAGTGTTTCGTTTTGTAGTATTTTTTTTCTCTCTTCTTTCTTTTTTGTTGATAATATATTTTTTTTTATATTTATTTATATTTTCCATTATATAATATAATTATTATATAATATAATTATTATTCATTTTATACTTTTTAAATATGAAAAATTATTTATAAGAAATAGATAATAATCATATTTTTCTTTGGATATTTCAGTTTCATAAATAACATGTTTTTCATTTATAAGGTTTCTTTTAATATTTTTAATTATATCTATCGTAAGATTATTAACTATATTGTTTGTATTCCGAATTTTAGTTAAATAATCTAAAATATCCATTGGTGTCCAATTTTTATTTATTTTTTCTATTACTGTAATAATTTCATCTGTTGTTATTTTTCTTTTAGATAAATTGACTTCTATTTGAGATAAAGGTTTTTTTTCTAATTTTTCTTCATTTTTACAAACAATTTCTCCATTTTTAATTCTTGTTACTGTATGTCTTGGTATATTTAACATTTTTTGTATATCTATATTTTTATTTCCTTGAGTTAATAATTTTCGAACTTCAATTATAGTTTCATCAGTAAGTAATCTTTTTGCATTTATAATAGAAGAAGACATTTTTTTTTTAGTATTAATTGAAAAAGATTTACCAAAATTATGGTTCCCATCACCTTTCATTTTTTCAGATTTTTCTTTATATAATTGTTTTAAATTTAATTCTTTACATATTTGTTTTTTTATATTTATTAATTTTAAAGTATTTATATACCCTTTTTTATTATCTTCATTATCTTGATTACAATCGTATATTTCTATTTCATGTTTTTCTTTATTACAAATTATATACATATCTTTTTTAATATTAACATCATTCGTTGTTAAAAATATTTCAAATGAATTAGCTTGATTATATTTAATTATTAAATGATTTTTAATTAATAAAATAAATTTTAAACAATCACTTTTTTTATATATTTTAAACTTTAGTTCTTTTATTGAAACTTTACCAAAACCTAAAAATTTAACTATTTCATGCAATATTAAAGGATGATTATTTTGAGAAATAGATATATAGAATTTATTTAAATTATTTTTATTAATAAATAAACATCCTTCTGCATCAAATAAACCAGAAATATATTCAATATTTAATTTTGATAAATTAATTTCATTTAAATTACATTTATTATTTAACATGGAACAGTTGTTACATAAATTTTCCTTTTCATTTATTTTATTTGGTAAATTGACAATTTTATTAAATTCATATAAATTTTTATATTGTTCTTCTTTGATAATAAAAGAATTTTCTAAATAATTTAATAATATTTCATATTCGTTACTTCGAATTATTAAGTTAAATTGATTTCTAATATTATATTTATGAATATCATCTTCATTCATTAAATTTATAGTTTTATTGTTTCTATTTGTAGAAGTTGTAATACTACCTCCAAAATGATAACGAATTATATGTAATACATTTGTTCTACACTGTGATATTAAAAACCCTGATTGATATCCATCTTTTATTTTACGAATAAAAATGCATCCGTCTCCATCAATTAATCCTGCAATATAAGAAGGATGAGGCGGATTAAATTTAAATCTATTCAACTGTTTAATATTATCTAATTGTATATTCATTGTATATTGTTTTATAAACACTTGTATTTAAGTAGTTTATTAGTAAATAATTAATTTTATAGATCATTTTATATTATTTGTTGATTATTTTTCAAATATTCATAATCATAATTATATTCATTTTATAAATTATATAAAATAAATAAGTATCTTTAAATTGAAGTATTCTAACTAATATATTTAAATTATTAGTTAACTTAATTAGAATATGCCAACCCACCCCGAGTAGCATTATTCCTACCCAAATATTTCTATTTGAGCGTGGACTATTCCTTAAGTTATCATAGAAAGTTGCTAGCTTTCTCAAACCCATTCCATTATAGTCTCTGAACCTTCTTCATATGCTTGCATTATCGCACTTAGAAGCTTGGCTGCAGATTGTCCAATCCTTTTCGTTATCACTATGCCCTAGGTCATTATCCTGGGTATTCTATTAGTTTTCACAAATAGAAGTAGTAGAAAAGGCTATAAGGATGTTCCTGCAATTTAGAAATGTTGCCTTCGTTTGAATTTTTTTAGTTAAACAAAGACTAGCTGGTTATATAATGTGTTTGAATTCAAAACACATATTTGCTTTACACTGTTTATCCATACTAGGAAGCAAATATCTAGTATGGCAGCCAACTGTTGGGCACAGGTATTTTTAATGCCACTCATAATTCTTAACACGTTATAATTTGTTGCATAAACTCTGACTTTTGCTGTTTTTGTTCCTTCAACAGTTGCATTTGAAAGCACAAGCTGTAATGTAGCATTATCAATTCTGGAGAAATTACACGTCCCTGAAGGCTGATGTTCTTCTGGTCTCAAAGCAAAGGAATACACGTTAATTCCTTCATCAGGATTTCTGGTGTGGGATTGATATGGTTGGACCCATGAGAAGTAAGATCCTTCTCGCTCTGAGAAACGATCTTGTCCGTTTAGCTGCAACTTGGCAGTAACAACAGGGTTCATTCCCCAACAATGCATGTCAAGAGAGGTTTCAGTTAGAACGAAAGTTCCGGCATCAGAAACTCCAGAGTTCAAGTTGTGGTTTCCAGTATCAATGGTACTAACTAGGGTACTACTGTTGTAAACAGGGTTAACATTTGGAGGACCTCCGAAATTTGGTTCATTATAAGGATTACTGGTTCCGTGCCAATATCCAGTAAAGTTTTCTGGGATATAAGCATCCAAAGCTCCGGCATCAGTGAATAGACCAGCGGCATCAATGTAAGCTCTACTGTCAGCGGCAACTTCCTTTGGACCTCCGAAAGCATGGATAGCGTTTGGAAGAGCATCAATAGCATCAGTATAGTTGAATGGCTGAGCACCAAGAACCTTGAATAGAAGGGCATCACAAACCAAAGAAGAACAGTAATCGACGTTCTGATCAGGCTGGACAACCCAGATCAACTCCTTCACAGGGTGGTTAAAGTTCAATTTGATTTTGTTACTGGAAGAACCAACGGACTCATCTCCAGTGAATTGTAGCTGGCAGATTAGGTACTCGTGAGGATTTTGTGCCATTCTACGACGTTCATCAGTATCCAAAAACACATAGTCAACGTATAGGGAAGCAGCAACCAAAGACTGATTATAGGCAATAACAGCAGGGACTGGGCGTCCAGAACTGTATTGAGTTCCTCCGTTAATAGGATTACTAGTGTTGCAACTTAGGGTAGTAACTGCCCAAAGACACTCATCAATAGGACGAATATCAAGATTGATTTTAACTTCATGGTATTGAAGAGCGATCAAAGGCAATGCAAGTCCTGGGTTGGTACAGAACCAGAATTGAAGTGGAACATAAAGGGTTGTTTCAGGAAGAGCATTACGAGGAGCACAAACTTGTCTAGGAGCCATAGAGTCACAAGGACCATCAACCTCAGAGAAAGAAGGATCAGTAATAAAGGTTAGTTGGGTTGTATTTCCAATCATCTTCCAGTAACCTCTTAGTTGCTCGGAAGTCATGGTAAGTTGGTTCCAGATGTGCATCCAATCACCATATTGTCTATCAATTCTCTGACCTCCAATCTCAATTTCAATTTGAGCAATCAATTGTTCTCCAGGATAATCTAGCCATCTAGCATAAACTCCATTTCCGAAACCTTCAACATAGGATCCAACACCCATAAGTTGATTGATTTCAGGAATAGTGACTTGCAAGTATGTTCTGGAGGCAAGATCTCCGTTTCTACTGATAACACATTGAACTCTTCGTCCAAAATCAGCTTGGCCATTGAATGTTTGTTCGATAGATTCAATGGCGAAGTTAGTATAACGTCTGTAAGTAACTTTCCAAAAAGTAATTTGAGGATTACCTGTACATTTCCTCTACCTTATCTTTCAATAAGGATTAGACTATATCTTATGATGAATTCATTTTCATTTTTTCTTGTACTAAGTTTAAATTTAATGTGAATTCATCCGAAAACCATTTAGTCGTTGAACCTTCTTCTTTGAATTTTTGTAATGATGGAATGATTTTTTGTATTTGATTTAAATCAATGTTTTTTTTGGTGGAATTATAAACTACGGTTACTGGAACTAAATTACTCCAATTCCAACATTGTAATTTTTCTTTTTCATTTGTTAAATCAAATTTACAAACAGGGATAATATGATCAATAGACCAATGTGAACCATAATTTTCCCAATTCATTTCAGAAGAAAAATTATATGCAAACCATTCTCTTAAATAAATAATGTTACAACCGATATAGTTCATTGTAGAACTATTTTTTTCAATAATTACTTTTCTTAAACGTGCGGCTAAAGATTTCTTAATTCTATAATTTATATTTGAAACCATTTCTTTTCGACACCACTCCGTTTTTTGCTCTGTTAAAAATTTTGGATAACAAAAATTACAAATTTTTTTCTTGTAGAATTTTTTAAGTTTTGCAAAATCTTTTAATGATTTTTCTTGAAAACATTTTTCACATTTTGCTAAAAAACTGTCATTTTTTTTTTGTCTTTTATTTTTTTTTCTTATCTTATCCAGATCATTTAAACATTTTTTGCAAGTGCAAGAAAATGAATTTTCTTTATCGGTATATTTTCTAAATTTATCAATAGGTTGTAATATTTTACATTTTTCACATATTTTTTCATCCATCATCATTTATTTTAATCATTATATTTATATTGTTTCTTTCAAAGAAGCTTGGCTGCTCATTGCCCATTTCAACAACTTAATTAAGCTGTATCATCTTATTCGATTTTACTATACCCAAGTTTTTTCTCTTGGCCATCATTATTTCACAATAATGATTTAGTTGAATAAGCTTTAGGGGTTTCAAGCAATTTGATTTTCTCACTAGGGTTTTTAAAATCTATTTAAAAGATTTCCCTAATTAACATCAGTGGTATTTTTTCAAAAAATGTCCACATAAGGGGTTATGAATATCTTATTTTTTCGATATTCCCTGATGTTTTTCTACCCTACAGGTTTTTAAGGTAAACATCCTGGGCACCATAAGCGACAAGTTGCATTAAACCACCTCCCATATTTATATTATTGCTAAAGAAAAAAAAATTTTGAAATTAAATTTAATTTAAATTCAAATTAAAATAAATGATTAATAAAATTAGCCTGTTAAAATAATTTGTTTAAATCCAAATTGCTTTTCATAAATCGCTCTAAATAGGTATCTAATAAAATTTCCTTTTTACCTTCGTGTTTTTTTTCAAAAATAATTGCGTCTTCTTTTTTTTTAATAGACCATCCTTCTTCTAGTGCATTATATATAAGCAACATTTTTTGAAATTTAATATTATCAATTTTTATATTATTATAATTTACTAAATTATTATTAATTTTTATCTCATCTGTATTTTCCATTTATACCATTTTTAGAAAATTATAATTTTATTTTACTTTATATATCGATTTTTTACCAAAATATTAATTATAAATATTAGCAATTAAATAAATTAATATATTTATAATTATGCCTTCCTTTAAACCGAAAAATGTAAAAAAAATAAAAATTCAAAAAAAAAATTTAGTTACACTTGATAATAAGCATAAAGAATTTTTAAATGAATTTGAAAGAGACGAAACAGATAATATTCCTAATTTGAAAGAAGAAAAAAATAATCTAAAACTTCAGTTACTAAATGAAAAAGGCTTGCTATCTATAGAACAAAAAATGGATATAACAGATCGTATAACTGAAATTAAAGAGGCGATTAAAGATATAAAAAACAAAAAAAAAGAATATTTTTTAGACAATTCAAAATATATATTTGATTATTTTGAAAACAAAAAAAATATATCAAACGGTAATTCTAATAACATTAATAATAAAAATAAATACATTCAAGATTTTTTCAAGATTAGTAATATTACTATGAATGATACAAACAATAGCAATAATATAGTTCATAAATACTTGACGAATATAGATGATACATTTTTAGATGTTAATGAATTTGTTGCACAAAATAATATTTGTCAATATTGTTTTAAGGGTGAACTTATTCCAATTGAAGATGAAGGACTATTAGTATGTAATTTATGTGCTAGAAACATTCCTTATTTGATTGAAAATGAAAAACCATCTTATAAAGAGCCACCAAAAGAAGTTTGTTTTTATGCTTATAAAAGAATTAATCATTTCAAAGAAATATTGGCTCAATTTCAAGGGAAAGAAACAACGCAGATCCCAGTAGAAGTCATTGAAAATATTAAATTACAAATTAAAAAAGAGAGAATAGATATCTCTCTAATTACCAATAATAAAACTAAAGAAGTTTTAAAAAAATTAGGATATAATAAATATTATGAACATATTCCATTTATTAAAGATAAGTTGGGAATAAAACCACCGATAATGTCTCAGGAGTTAGAAGAAACGTTGTGTAATTTATTTATTGAATTACAGGCACCTTATTCGAAATTTTGTCCGGATGATAGAGTGAATTTTTTGAATTATTATTATACAGCATACAAGTTATGTGAGCTTCTTGGCGAAAAACAATACTTGGAAAACTTTCCTATGCTTAAAGATAGAGAGAAAAGAATTGAACAAGACGCTATTTGGAAAAAAATATGTTTTGAGTTGAACTGGGAATTTATTCAAACAATTTGATTTTTTAATAAAATTTTATAAACAATAATTATTGTTTATAAAAATAAAAAGTTTAAAAATTATGTTATTATATCACGTCTTAAAATCCCCCTGGAAATTTCACGAGATTTGCACCTATACCAAACCCTGCTCCAGAGCGTGCTGTAGCACCCATACTTGGTATATAAGTGTCTAAAATACTGAAGGTAGCTGCAGCGGTTAATGCAATAAGACAAATTTCCTCCAAATTCAAAGAGCGCTTAGGAATAGCATATGCAGCAATGGCAACCATAAGACCTTCGACAAGATACTTAATAATTCTCTTGATTAGTTCACCAATATTGATTATTCCAGCCATTATACTAAATATTAAGAAAAAAATATATATTTTCCTAAAAAAACTTAAAACAATAATAGAATATTGATTAAATGAGTTATTCCAAAGAAACAACAAGTACAAATTTTGAAAGAAAAATGGATCCTAAAGGAAATCCTAATCCAAAATATGTGGATTTATTGGAGGAAGATAAAGCAATAGCCGGACAAAAATATGTATGTATATCTTTTGTATCTCCTGAAAAAATTTTAAAACAAAAAGATATTTTCTTTTTCGAGGAGTTCCTAAAGAAATGGGATTTGAACAAGTCAATGGAAAAATTTGTTCAATTTCTTAACTTTCTTTCTTATAAATATAAATTTAATTTTGATGATTTAATTTGTGACTTTAAAGAGTTTTGTAAAGAAGAAGGTGATGCTATATCTAAATCTTCTATGAGTGATGATTATAAAACTTTTATTGATAAAAATGAGGAGGAATTAGAAAAGAATTTTGGTATTATACATAATTTTCAGACATGTTCTAGAGGTATAAAAGTAAGAGGTTCATATCCAACATTAGAAGAGGCTGAGTTAAGATGTAAGATGTTAAGGGAGGTTGATCCTAATCATGATGTTTTTGTAGGACCAGTTGGATTATGGATGCCATGGGATCCTGAAGCATATAAAACTGGAAAAGTAGAATATATGGAAGAAGAATTAAATCAACTGATGCATGAGAAGGATAAAAATGAAAAGAATGCTAAAAATGCATTTGATCAACGTGTTAAAGAAACAAAACAACAAGCAATTGAAGAAAATATTAAAAAGGCTGAATTGTCTGGTAATAGATTAACTCAGAATATTGATGAAAATGGCAATTTAGTGGGAATTAATAATTTTAATACACAAGAAGATTTCTTGAAACAAAACGAGGCAATTTCGGTTTCTGATATTCGTAATGAATTATTTGAAGGTGAAAATATAGTTTCTGGTAAGTCTGATTATGGACAAAGTGAACTAATTAGTGGTCCTTTTGCAACTAAAAAGAAAAGTGACTAAAATATAATTGTCGTTAAAATAAATCATCATTGTATTTAAAAATACAATCATTTAATAATGTGTTATTTTTTAATATATTATTTTCTATATCTTCATAAATTTTATCGTAATTAATATTCTTTTCTAGTATTTCAATATTTTCTACACAAATCATAGATGTGCTGTTAATAGATCTACTTCTTAAAGAGGAAGTTAATATTTGACATCCCCAACTTAAACTATTAGAAATACTTCCTGAATGTTTTATTTGTTCGTTACCAATGATTGAATAATGACATTTTTTGTAAATATTCATCAAGTCAATAGTACATGAATTATTGATATCAACTAAATTTATTTTATTATTTTGAGATAATTTACTAATCAAATTGTTATTAGCACTTGAAGGACGATAATAAATATTTATTTTATAAATTTTACTAGTATTTAATAAAATATTATTTATTTTTTCATGAAAGTCATTTATATGAAAGAATGCTTTTTTGTGAGTATTATTGAAAATAATAATATTTATATTATCTTCTCTATTTAATACTTCTTGTTTTCCTTTTTTATCAATATACCTTGCTACAGGAATTATTACAGGTATTTTATCATAATTAAATTTATTTACGGATAATATTCTTTTTTTATTTATATTTTTACATCTATTGAAATATTCATGTTCTATAATAACTAGTTTATCAGATGGAATATTAAAATTAAAAATATCATCATCTGTGTGATCGAGAATTACATCATAGTTGGTATGATTAAAATCATTAATTGGCAAAAAAGTTACATCTTTAAAAATTGTTTTATAGAAATCAATGTATTGAAAGTTGTCTTTTTTCAAATTAGCGTAAAAATCTAATTTTTTATTATAATTAATTAAAAATCCAAACATTTCATAATGATATGGAAAGGAACAAATTACTGCAATATTATTTGGTCTCTTTAATTTTAATTTATAATATTCATTTTTATATATAGGTTTTGTAACATAGGATGGCATAATATTATTTTTTTCATTCTGATAAACTTGACTTTTAATGATTATATTTTTTTTAAATGCAACATATTCAGGACACTGATTATGCCATAACAAATTAATTTTTTGGTCTTCTAAATAATTTATATTTGGAATTATAAAATTTATAATAGTGTATATAGGTAAGAAATATTCATAATTTAAGATTGATATTTTAATTTTACTTGAATTTGGAATAACCGTAGTTGAATAATTGACGGAACTATTTATATTATTAATTTTAACTGTTTTGGATTTAACATAATCAAAAAAATCATAAGTAATTATTTTTGAATTTATCAAGTCCTCATTTTTTATATTTGTTTCAATAAAGAGTGATGAATAATATATACAAATCTTCATATCTAATCCCCAACCTAAATCTTCATCTTTTCTAATAATTTCTAATTTTAAAATATTTTTTGATATTTCCACAACCTTATACGTAAAATAATCTTTATATTTGGGAGAATTAGTTTCACCAGTTTCAATTATAAAATCAAAATCTACATTTAAAAAGTCAATATTATTTACAAGTTTTTCATATTCATCATGAAATATTTCAATTACTTTATTATTATCATCACTGTTACCGATATGATAATTATATTCACCAAAATAAAATGTTTCTGTCATTGTTTTACTTGAACTATTATGACAAGCGATTTCTAAATCATGTTTCCATCCTTTTTCATTATCATCATTTATTTTTTTAATAATATGGTACTTTTCGTTTTGTTTACTATTAATAGTAAAATTATATTTCCATCCGTTATTATTATTATTAGTAAAATTATAATAAAATTGTAATTTATCATCGTTTAATTGTTTTTTTAAATAATAAATATCTAGATATTGACTTCCTATATTTATTTTTGTAAAACGTGGTATTTTTCTATTTATTTCACATTCATAATATAGTGTATTATATGGATTATTTAATAATTCAGTTAAAGCTTCACCTAATGCCCCTGGTCCTGATGCTGAAAATGCATCTCCATTATTGTTATGTCTTCCAATATAATTTTTATTTTTCACATTGTAAATGATCTTATTAATCATATGATACAATATATTATTTCTTGGTGTAGAAGCCATAAATGCATTAAATAATGCATATCTAGATCTATCAGTATCAACTGGTACTACAAAGTCATACTCCTTTATAGCATCATAAATACTATTTTCACATTCACAGTCAATATCTACATAAACACCTCCATATAGGTATAAAGCACAACATCTCCACAAATCCGCTTTTGGTGCTCCATCGCTTAATGTCATATATGTTTCATAGACTTCAGAGTTAAAATTATCTTTTATTAAAGATAAACATTTTTCATCATTAAAAAAATAATAATTATAATCTGGATGTTTTTCAGTCCACGATTTTTTTACATTTTCTTTATAGTCAAATTTAAATGTCCTAAAAATATTTTTTGGTATTTTTTGATCTTTAGTTTTATTTATTGAATTTAAATAAAAATTTCCATCTCTATTTTCTAAATATCCTCCTTTATATTCAATAACTTGTTTATTATTATAATTATTTTTTGATATTTCAAGATCAGCTGTAATTATCAAAATATTTTCTTTGGTTATATTTTTTTTTTTTTTAAAATTAATATTAGTTGCTGTTTCTTGAAAACTTCCATTAATAATCATTTATATAAATGATATATAAATAATTATTAATAATTCTACCATTTCGCTGTTTTTTTTACACTAATTTTTTGTCCGGATCCTCTTTTTTTATTATTATTAGGATCATATTTTTCATCTTCATCATCAGAATTCATTCCTTTGGATAATTCCCAAAATTCTTTCGATCCTAATTTAAAATCATTATGATTGTCAGCCTTATACCAAAATACTTGATCTTGTAACTTGTTGGATTTGACATTATTATTTATAACTAAACATTCATAGTTTTCTGTACATTGATCCATAACTTGACAAAAAGCTTCAAATGTAGGAAACATACCAGCATAATTTTCATAAATACGTTTTCTATTAGCAATATATGGTTCTCTCAGTATAAAAACATAATCAATATTTGTACGTAAAGTTGGGGGAACTCCAAGTGGGTATTGCATTGTTATAATTAACATAATTTTCCAATGTCTTCCATTAAGAAAAAGAAGTCGCATCATCTTATCACGTGTCCATGTATTATCATATAAACAATCATCTAAAATAACAAATGTACGCGGATCAATAGTGGAACGTTTATACGTTTCAATTTCCTTTTTTATTTGTTTTAAAACAGAACGTTGTCTCTTGAGAATATTTTCAATAATCGCAGTATTATATTCATTATGGATAAAAAGTTTAGGAACCATTTTTCCATAAAAACCATTTCCTTCTTCTGTACCTGAAATTACAGTACCAATTGGTATATCTTGATGGTAAAAGAGTAAATCTCTAACAAGAAAACTTTTTCCTGTATCTCTTCGCCCAATTAATACTACAACAGGACCTTTTGTTTCATTTGGTTTAAAACTAATATTTTTCATATCAAATTTTTTTAATTCAAGAGACATTTATTATGAATATTTAAGAATATATAATTAATTAGAATACGCAAAAATAAGATTGTTTAGAAATATTAAGTTAAAAAAACATATTATTAATATATTAAATACCTAATAATGATTAACTATCAAAAAAGAAAAAATTCTAGTCTTTTTCAAACATTAGAAAAACCAAACACATTATTTCTCTCTAAAATGCAAAATTATATTCCCATTTATAATCGTTTTTTTGGATTAAATGAAACTAATTTTAACAATATCAACTTCAATAATAAATGGTTTTTATTAAATGTGTCTGAAAAAGAACAATCTTGTGGTTCTTTTTTTATAGGAACAATTAAAAATATACAATCCGATAAAACAAAAAAAAAAGACATCTTTTTTAAGGAGGCTCCTTTACTAGACCCATTTAAATATCTAATTGGTAAATATGATATTACAAATAAAAATTTATTTAATCTACCCCAATTATTTTCACTGGAAAACGAAGTTTATCCCAAACTACTCGATATGAATAACTCTGCCTATGTGGATGGTTTTTTTTTATATTTAGCTAATCAACTTGCAGAAAAATATTATTTTATTCATAATGTGGAATATTATGGATCGTTTTTAGCTATTAAAAATGATTATCAATTAAATGTTTATGATGATATTGAATATTTAACAACCTCGGATTTTTTTAATAAACATAAAAATAGTTTATTTAGTATTGAAGATTATGCACATTTATTTCCTGAGACAAATAATAAAAAACCATTAATAAATATACAACATAATGCTAGTATAGATAGTATACATTCTATTAATAGTTTAAAAGATGAATTGTTTGAAAATATATTTGAAAACAGCACTTCAGAACCAGTAGAAAAAACTGATCTCATGGAAATAACGAATATATATCTTAATAATCCAGATGAAAAATCTACTACCTTAAAATCAGAATCTTCATGTTCTTCCCGAACATCTTATACATCTGGTAGTAATGATTTAGAGGAGGATAATTTAACTAATAAATCAAATGATGATAGTTCATGTTGTTCAGATAAATCTGAATGGGAAGATGAAAGTAATGAAGAGGAAAGTTTGGATGAAGATGAAAAATTAATGGTTAAAATTCCTCAATTTCCAATTCAATTGATTTGTATGGAGAATTGTGAAATGACGTTGGATGATTTAATGGTAAAAAATGAAATAAATGAAGGTGAGTGGTTTTCTATGTTTATGCAAGTAATAATGATTTTAATTACTTATCAGAAATCTTTTTCATTTACTCATAATGATTTACATACCAATAATATAATGTTTAATTCTACTAATAAAAAATATATATATTATTGTTATGAAAACATTTATTATCAAATTCCTACTTTTGGTAGAATATATAAAATAATTGATTTCGGTAGAAGTATTTTTAAATTTGACGGGAAAATATTTTGTAGTGATAGTTTTCAACAAGGAGGTGATGCTTCTACGCAATATAATACTGAACCATTTTATAATGATAAAAAACCTAGACTAGAACCAAATTTTAGTTTTGATTTATGTAGATTGGCTTGTTCTATATTTGATTATTTAATTGAAGATATGGATGAAGTTGCTACTTGTACGGATCCAGTAACAAAATTAATAATAGAATGGTGTTTGGATGATAAAGGAATAAATTTACTTTACAAAAATAATGGACAAGAACGATATCCTGAATTTAAATTATACAAGATGATTGCAAGATGTGTCCATAAACATACTCCACAAAATCAATTAGAGAGAAATGAATTTAAATCATTTAGAATTTTGAAAAATCTTATTCCTTCCGGAGAAAAAATAATAAATATTGATGATATACCTATTTTTGTTTAGATAAGTTTATTTTTTATAAAAGTTTTTTGTATAATTTTTGTTTTTATAAAAGTTTTTATTTAGTTAATTTCTATGGCATCATCATCTTCTAATTCATATTCTTCGTCTTCTCCCTCCTCGTCTATTCCTCTCATACTATTCATAAACGAAATATAATTAGCTAATTTTTCTTTTTTTAAATTAACTAGATCTTGTTTTTTTTGCAGTAAATATTCTATTTCTTGTTTAACCTCTTTCAAGTCATTATTTATGCTATGAAGTTCTAAACATAAATCATTTTGTTCTTTAACAAAATTTCTATATTCTTTATATCCTCTCAGTTCTTTAGGTTTTTCAAAAAATGTTTTCAATATTTTATAGATTATATGTGGATATAGTTTAGTTAAAATTGCCATATCCAATATAGTTAATTCTTCGTTACTCACATACATTTCATAAATATCATCATTAGTAAATATTTCTGGAATAAAATCAGCCATTATCTTTTATATCATTAATATTATATTTATATTTATAAATCAATTTTTTATTATAAATATAATATATGGCACCTTTACTAGATATAAAACCAAATTTTTTATCCTATGGATTTATTATAACTAGACATGTTAAATGTGAAAAAACCAATAAATATTGGAACCATTGTGTTAAGTGCATTCGTACTTTTTATCCACATAGAAAAATAGTTATAATAGATGATAATAGTAAAGAGGAATTTGTAAAAGCTCATCATGAATATAAAAATATAGAAATTATTAAATCAGAATTTCCAGGCAGAGGAGAACTTCTCCCATACTATTATTATTATAAAAATAAATTTTTTGATAATGCAGTAATTATTCATGATAGTGTATTTTTTCATAAAAAGATTAATTTTGATAAATATTTATCATTTAATGTAATTAGATTATGGCATTTTAATGCGGATAAAGAAAACATGGAAAATACATTACGTATATCAAGTAAACTAAATTATTTTGTTCAATTACAAGAAAGTATTTTATTATCACAAGTAAATGTATTAGGTTTAAATAGAGATGTATGGTTTGGATGTTTTGGTCTACAATGTTTTATCAAACATGATTTTTTAGTTTTTTTACAAAACAAGTATAATATAAATAATATGTTAATGTGTGTATCTAGAAGAGTAGATAGATGTTGCCTTGAAAGAATAATGGGAATTATTTTTTCAAAAGAATATAAAAAAAATAATCAATTCAAGTCAATCTTTGGAGATATAATGAAATATGAAAAATGGGGGTATAGCTTTGGCGAATATGAAAATGATTTATATATTAAAAAGCGAATACCAAAACATATTATTAAAGTATGGTCTGGAAGATAATTGATAATTAATTATATGTGAAAGGAATATTAGGTCTTCTTGTAAATAAAAAATTATTAAAAGAAAAGTTTGGTGTTGTTAATTTATGTTGAAACATTTTTGTATTACTTACTACATCATAATTCCCTTGTATATTTGATCCAACTCTTGGATATCGATCACTTATTCCTCTTCTATAAAAATGAACAGAGGTGGTTCGAATTTGTCCCATTATATAATAGAAAAATATTATATAATAAACATATAATTTATATCAAAGTTAAATTTCTGCAAAAAATAAAGTATTAAAATATTATATGAAAAAAATAGCTTTTTTATTTTCAGGTCAGGCTAGATGTAATCCTTTATCCCATAACTCCCATAAAAAAAATGAAATTTTAGAATCTTATAATAAATTTATATTTACTGAAGAATTTAAAAAAAAATTTCAATATGATATATTTATATCTACTGACGACTTACATTTGGAAAATACGTTTAAATACTTTGGTTATGAAAATATTAAAAATATCCATTTATTAAATACAGATTTTTATTATGAACCAATTGGATATCCTCTTCCATCAGTTAATTATTATATAGACAAATATAGAAGTCAACCTAAAAAACCGAATTGTTTCATCTATGAAGGTAGTATTTATCAACATTATAAAATTCTTGACTGTTATAATTTATTAGAAAATTATACTTCAAATACACATTATGATTATGTAATACGTTTAAGACTAGATACTGTGTTTAAATATAATATTTTGGAAAACATCAAGATGCTTGATCTAAATGTAAATATTCATCTTTTGGCTGACTGGGACTTTTTTGCAATTGGTAAACCAGATATTATGAAATGTTATTGTAGCTCCTTGAATAATAAATATGGGACATATACATTTAATGCAAACATTGATGAATTTGAAAGTATAAATATTTGTACAAATTATAAAAATTTAAAATACCATGAATACGAAAGATGGACTTATGCACCTGAAATTCAATTATTTGAAACATTATTTGAATATTGTATTATTAATAATTTAAATATAAATGAAACTATTAAAAAATTAATTGATTTTAATGGAAATCCAATAGAATTTTGTTATATAGAAAGATAAAAATTAAACATTAGTCTAAAAAGATGGATTATCAGTAAATACAGCTGGATTTGCAGAACTTACTACTCCACCATTTTGGATTATTGGTTTTAATTGACTATTTAAAAAAAATCCAAATATTGCACTAATATAAACAATTAAAGTATCTCTAAAAAGTATTTTTAAAGGCTTGGCTTCTTTTTCAACGAAACGCATTTCAATAAATTTAATTACAAAAAAAACTACTGCAATTATTCCGGAAAGAAGAAATATATTTTCCATTTACATTAATAAATCAGTTTCTTATTTTATTTTGAACGCAAAAACGCAAATTTTCTATTCTAATCTAAAACCTCAATGTCATCAATTAATAAATCGGGAAGTAAATTTAATTCAGGAGGTTCAATAACATGTATATCTAAATTATTCAAGTCAGCAGACTGATCAGTTATTTTTAATTTAATATTTTCATTTTCATCTTCTTCCGTTTCTAATTTACGTTGTTGATTTCGAGTTTCACTTATTTCTTCGAGACGTTCAATATTTTTTGGTGCATCAATAATATGTTGTTGGTTATCAGTATCTAGTGCCATATCAACATCATTAAAAGATAATCTATTATTTGATGTTAAATCGTTATTTTTTTCTAAAGCTGATTTATCAACTGATATATTTTCCAGGGGTATATTTTCATTAGGAATAATCTCCTCTTTCACCTCTTCAACTATGTCTTCTTCTATTGTTTCATCCATATATGCTTTTAAAATACTTTCTACTGGAATATTATCTCTTAATGTATTTAATATACATTCTTGAACTATAATTTCTAATTCACGATTATTTTTTTGAACTTGTAATGGTGGAATATTTATTTCAAATAAATATATATTTTTATATATCTTTCTTGCACCATTAATATAAATTTTATGAATAAAGTCATCCAATTTTGGGACATTAATATCGATTTTTTTTTGTTTTTGGCCTACTCTCATTGCAGTTAATATTTTTAATTGTATAATATGAGTACAAACAACTAAATCTTCTAAATATCCACAACCGCTTTTTTCACAAATACGTTTTCTCTCTTGTTCTATAATAGAAGGGTTCCACTTTGGAATTCTACTGATAAAATTTTGAAAGGTCATTAAATATTTTTCATGTTCATTATTTTCTTTACATAATTTCCATGCTTCATCGAAAATGGCTTTGTAACCCTCAATAATCAATGGTGTAAGAATAGTTAATAATCTTGCACTCCATTCATTTTTTGATTCATACAAGGTTGACGTACTAAAATCATCCATTTTACATAAAAGATATATTTTCTAAAGCAATATCTGAACTTATATATATAAAATTCAATAAGAAAAGTATTAATAATTTTTCATTTCTAAATTCTTTACGTAACTTATGGAAAGCACATAATAACTCGAATTTTTTTTCATTAGAAGAAAATTTAAAAAATTTATTATTTTCAATTAAATTAACAATATCCAATGCACTATATCCTTTTTCATATAAATTTAATCCAATATTCATTATATCAATTATATTCATATTAGGAGTTATTAATTTAGTTAAATTTTTTATTAATTTTTCTAATCTAGATGATTTTATATCCTCTAATTTAAATGTTTTATTTAAATGGAACTTGTATAAATTAATATAATTTTCATTATAAATTGTTTCTGGAATATAGATTTCACAAAACCGAGATAAAATAGGTTTTAATAATTTAAATTTATCTTCAATAATTATAAAAAATCTTGTATTATGACTAAATAATTCAATACACCTACGTAATGCAGACTGAGCATCAATTGTTAGCTTATCTGCATTAATTAATATAATACTTTTAAATATATCACCACCATTAGAATTAATATTGGTTTTTGCAAAAAACTTTAGCTCTTCCCTTATAAATTTAATTCCTTTACCGTGAGCACAATTAACATACATTACAAATGATTTTATTTTTTCTTTATCATTATTATAAATTTCATTAATAAAATTATTAACAATTGTTCTTTTACCTGACCCAGATTGTCCGTGAAATATGATATTAGGAATTTTATGAATACTTTTAAAATAAGATAATCTTTCTATAATAGGAGTATGAATATTCAACATTCTAATAAATATATTATACTTATTGTATTGGAATAATTTTTATATGAAAATTAAACATATTATAAATAATATATAATATATTTTATGCCGATGATGTAAGACTTTGAGTATATGGATTTTGACGAAATGCCTGTAATATATCGGGGTTAATACGATCACACCCTATACATTCATTATTATATTGAGGAACTTGTACTTTTCCATATGTATATTTGGATGGAGGACGTTTAATAACAGCATTTGGCATTGCTAATGGGTTTGGATTACATTGATTTTTATTATTCACGTTCTTCATTTCAACATTCATTGTTGGATTAAAAATCTGAGTTCCACCTCCTGGCATCCAATCATATACTACTCCTGAAGATTTAAGTTCATTATTAGTTTGGATATAAGATGATGAATAAAGACGATTTCCTCCTTGATTTGCAATTCCTCCCACATTTCCAATAATATTAGAATTTTCACCAGTGGTATCTCTTTGAGTAGGTTGATAAGGTGAATGAGTATTCACGTAATGACTAGAATCTCTTTGATTGTTTATATTAAATTGTGGAGCATACATAGTAGTTTCTTTAACTGTTGTTAAAGTTACATCTTTGGGATTGAATACATATCCACTAGCTACATGTGGTTGTACGTCACCATAAACTCTTACATTACAAGTGACTTCTTCTTTCCTACATGGTCTTATTATATCTAATATTGGAGCAATTACTGCACCAATAGCATTTGTAAATCCACTTCCAAAAACTTCTGGCTGAGGAACAGAACTTCGATTATTTTTGGGTATAAAATGAGTTTTAACATTACTGCCGCCAAGTTCTTGTGGACCTCGTCCAACAGCGGATGAAACTGGTACATCCGTTTCTCCCAATACATTTCTTTTGGATGGTTCGAAATTTTCAGGTGCATAACCAGATGTCATATCATTTTTGCCTGCTGGTCCTATATAACCATTTTCAGGACAAGGTCTTCTAATTACTCCCATTTCTTGAACTGGTCTAAGAGCTGGTCCAGTCTCCATACCTTTGGTAGTTAACCATCGATCTTGTGTATTAATAAAGAACTTATCTGGAAGTTGTTTTTCAATTCTACCTATTTTTCCTACATTTTTTACTAAAGATAGAGCAGGACCCTCTAAATTAACCTGTGTATATTCTAATTTGGGATTAGTAACAACACGTAACTCATCTACTGTTTTAGGTAACCAACAGTCTCTTGCCTCCATTCCAGAATTATAACCTCCACTACCATTAGTTGTATATCCTAAATTTAATCCAGGACCAACATATTCTGTATCAAAATTTTTAACATTATTATTTCGCATTCCAGGATTAACTCTTGATTGAAAAAAATCACTATTATTTGGTGTACCATATGCCCATTGCATATTATCCTCAGGTTTAAATAATGGTGCTTGTTCTATTTTTTTTATAATTTGTGATCCAGTTCCCATTTTATTATCTAAAATTGATTCCGATATATTTACATCATAAGTGTAACCTTTGATTTTACCACCTACAAATGGAACCATATTGTTATGTTTAAATTGTTCTGAATTTAGGTAATTACCTGTTAAAGAATATATATCTTGAGGATTTTGTCCAACCTTTTTTCCACTGTCTACTTGATTTTCATAATAAGTTTGATCAAAATATTTATCTGTTGCTTGATTTGGGTTAGGATATTCTTGTACGGAATCAACTAATTCATTAATATTTGTTACTGGATAATTTTGTGGAGGAATATTAACGTTAGGAAGATAATTTGTCTTTTTACCCATAGTGCTAAAATTTTCTTTATTTGTGGAAGAATGAGTTTTTTTATCATCATTTGATTTGTTTGATATAATATACATTCCACCCAATGCAATTAAAGGTATGGCTAGTTCCATTATATATACATTAGTATATTTTTTTATTTAGAGCAACGTGGATTTATAAATATTTATAACGGATAAATTCCACCACTATTTGGAAAACGAGGTGGTAAAGGAATAGCATCATTATTATTTAATAAACACTGATTTTTAGCTTTAAAATAATCCTTTTCTAAAATACGTGTACTTAAATTATTTTCGAATGGGTAGCATGTGTTTTCCTGTGGATTAAGTTGTGGATAATACCAATCGACTTGTTCCAAGTCTCTAGCAGTCCATGCTGGCATTATTGCCCTTGATTGTTCTGTATATAGTTGTTTACAAACTGGATATGAAATGGGTTCGTTAGGTACATTATATGCTTTATAATTGTCTTTTCCTAAACAATCTCTTCCTACTTGTCTATTTACTCCTAATAAGTCACTTTCTAAATTAATAGTATTACTTCTTAGATTAGCTCCCCATTTTTGTATAATTATTTGTGGATCATCTATATAACAAGGATTACTTCCATTACCAGGTACATCTAACATCCATCTTCCGGGACCAGTAGATTGTTGATTACCTTTAATTGTCCTGCATGCATCATAATGAAATCTAGTATTTGCCATAAATATATATTATAATAAGTTAAATAATTATTTAAATAATAATTAATTATTTTAATATTACATGGAAAATAAAAAATCAAATTATCCAACTATATGTTTAAATATGATTGTTAAAAATGAATCCCATATAATTTTGAAAACATTAGAAAATATATTAACTTATATACCAATTGATTATTGGGTAATTGCTGATACCGGTTCACAAGATGAAACTAAAAATATAATTAAAGAATATTTTAAACAAAAAAATATACCTGGAGAATTAGTAGAACATGAATGGGAAGACTTTGGTTCCAATAGAACAAAAGCATTAGAATGTGCGTTTGATAAAACTGATTATTTATTTATTTTTGATGCGGATGATATAATTGTTGGAAATTTTAAATTACCTAATATTTTAGAACATGATAGATATGATTTAAAATTTGGAAAAGGTTTTACGTATAGTCGTCCACTATTAGTTAATAATCGTAAAAAATGGAAGTTTATTGGAGTTTTACATGAATATCTTACTGGAATTAATAGTAATTCCTCATGTTTAATTATTGGTGATTATTATATTGTTTCAGGTAAAAATGGTCATAGAAATAATGATGAAAAAAAATATATTAAAGATGCTATTATACTAAAGAACGCTTTTGAACGTATATTTAGTATAGATTATGAATTAGCTGGAAGATATGCTTTTTATTGCGCCCAAAGTTATAGAGATGCAGGAGCAGCCTATTTAGAAGACGCATTAGAATGGTATTTAAAATGTTTGGAAATGAATAATTGGTCTCAAGAAAAATTTTTTAGTTGTTTAATGATTGGTAATTTTTATTATCAAAAAAAAGATGTAAATAATGCTTATAAATATTGGTTAAAATCTATTGAATACGACAACGAAAGAGTAGATGGAGTTATTCTAGCTGTAAATAAATTATTGACAAGTGACAATTTTTTTTTAGTGAATTTGTTATATCATAAATTCAAATATTATAATAAGTCTCCACAAGGTAAATTATTTTTGTTTTCACATTTATATGAAGGTCAGTTTGAATTTTATAATGCATTGGCAGCGTCACATGTAGGTGATTTAGAAAGTGGATATGCGTGTTGTAAATCAATTATTCAAGAAGGGAAATTAGATTTTTCTTTACTCAATAAAACGGTGTATTGTTTATATAAATATAAAAATTTTATTGAGAAGGATGAAAAGTCTTTACCTTTATTTTATAATTTTAATAAAATATTGAATGATATGCAAAAAAAAAATATTTTTATTGAACCAAAAATAATTGAAATATGGAATTTATTATGGCAAAAAAATATTAAAAATCTTTGTAAATGGAATAATTATAAATTTAAAAATAATGATAAACCCAAAATATTTATATCTTTTATAAGTGGTGCACAATTTAATTTATTTATTCAAACCATTAATTCAATTTTAAATCATTGGACTGATGTTTCCCAAATAGAATATTGGTTTTGTGTAGATGAAAACTCTAATGAATTAGAGAGAAATAGTATGAAAAAATTATTTGGATGGATAGATTATTATTTTAAAACTCCAGAAGAAAAAAGTCATTTAAAAAGTATGAATATAATATGGAATAAATTAAATGAATTAAAACCTGCCTATTGGATACATATAGACAATAGTGTTATATTTATAGATAAAATGAATTATATTGAAAAAGCCATTCAGGGTTTGAATATTCAAAATGTAAAACAAATATTATTTAATATAAATAATGGGGAAATAATGGAGGATTATAATAATAGAGATTTTATAAATTTAGATAAAGGTTTTGGAATTATAAACCAAAATAAATTAAGCTTAAATCATTCGTATTTTTGTTTAAAACCATCATTAATAGATGTTAAAACAATATTAGAATTAGGTGATTTTTATACAGAGGAAGAATTTTTTGAAAGAGAATATGCTAATAGTTGGTTTATCCAAGGAAACAAGTCCGTATTTTTTGATAAAATAACTCACATTCATATTGGTAATTTAACTAAGAAAGATGTTTAAGAAATAAGTTGATATAAATTAAAATACAACTATTTTTAATTTATATAATATTTAGAATCCGATTACTATTCTTTTTCTTTTATTTTTAATGTATTTGAAACACAAAGATAGTTATTTTTTATCTTGAAAATTAATTTTGGAGTAAATAAAAAATCTTTGTAAGGAATAGGTTTTTTTTCACAAATGATTTCATTATAATTTGTTGTAATTAATAATTGCCCAAGTGAATATTTTTCGTAAAATTCCTCATTTTTACTATATTTATCTGGTTTATAAATACTTATTTGTTTTTTTTTGGGCAAAATTTCAACTAAAAAATTTGGTTTTGATTTATTTCCAAGAAAAATAGAATTCATTTATATAATATAATAAAAAATTGTTGTTTTATAAAATACTATAGTTATGGAATTGGTAGTGGACGTTGATTTTTAACTACAACTAACGGTTCGGGAATATAAGTGGGAGTAGATTTATATATATTCGCCTGACATAATTTAGATATTTCTGGAACCAATATTGGTGCAGGATTAACTAAATTAGTGGAATTAACGCCATAAAGAAAAGATTCAATATCGACAGAATTACTTGATAATTTATTGGCAGGTACTTGGCCTGGTAATAAACCTAAACCTGGAATTTGTGTTGTATATGCAGCTCCATATTGTGAATTAGGATATAAGGAATAATGTTCTGAATGAGCATAATATCTTTGCTGTAAACAAAAGTTTCCTGGAGTGTTTTTATTACGTGTGGATGCCATATATATATATTTATTATTAAAATAATTCTGATTTTAAAACACTTAAATTTTCATCTCTTATTTCTTTATGTAATAAGTAGTCAATGATACATGGATGGAATAAATACATATTCTCATAAGTAAATAAAAAAATAATACCAAATTTGGGGTCTTGGGAAAATCCATAATAAATTTCCATTAGTTTTATTATATATTGTATTAGAATATCAGAACTAGAAATTTTATCATATAAATCATCCAATGCTCTTCCTAATAATTCATCATTATATTTTTCTAATTGAAAAATATTTAATAAATCATTTCGATATAAATCTTCCCTTATCTTATCTTTCTGTTCTAAAGTTAAATTATCACTATCTAAAAAGATATCTTCTTTATGATATATACAATAAACATTAGTATCATACATATCATAATTATTCTATATTATTTAAGTCCGTTTTCATTTAAACATATTGAGTATCAGTATGAGTATCAAAGAAATCTTTATCTCTAGTTAGATCTCTAGATGGTATACCACCTCGTACCCACCCATTTGATGCAACTCCTTCTACACTATATGCAGGATTAGTCATTCTTTCTTTTACACAAGGAAGTAATGGAGTATTTGAATATTTAATATAACTTTTCTCGCTTAAACTAGAAACACTCTTTTTATTTATACCTAACTCTCCCTGTAAAATTTGTGATTCAACAATTGGATTAACTGAACCTCTTCCTAAATATGGAACTGTCGCAAATGGACGTTGAAATAAATCCAAGTGACATTTTGGATGTGTTTGGACCGTTCCAATTTGTAACTGAGAACTGGTGTCAATATTGCAACCTCCTGCTCCAACATTATAACCTCCATTATAGTAAACGCCTGGTTGACTAACTGCTAATTCTATTGGTTTTTTCATGGAACAATCTTGAGAAAAATAATTTTGCAGTAAATAATTTGAATATCCAGTATTTTGAATAGTTCTTTGATCTATACAACAACTATCATTACCAATTCTTGAAGTATTATCAAATGTATAATTGTATACTGAGGCCATTTGTATAGTATATATATATATTAAACATAATTTTTACTAAATAATAAATTTTGTATAAAAGAAATAATTTAATATAGTTGATAACGATAATTATCCGCAATTCTTTGCAAGTTACCTTCTGGAGTAGATTCTTTGGCACTCGGCATATTTCCATATAGAAATTCACCAAATGCTTTTTGATCGTTTGGTATTTTAGTGTTGGGTGTAGAAAAAAAAGCTCTGTTGGATTGATCTAAATAAAATTTATCCGTTAGACTACTAAATAACTGTTTATTGGTATTTTTTATATCAGGATTTAGGAATTGTACTGTTTTTTTTACATTTTTTGTTATATCTTCATCTACGTCTGTGTTAAAAGATGGTGGTGCGGGTTTTCGAGTTGGGTCATCCTTATAATCAGTAATTAACACATTACTAAATGGATTTTTCTTTGTTCCTTCTTTATAGTTTTCTTTAAGAACTGTTTCTAAAGTAACTGGATTAGTTATTGTTTTTTTTTGGTACAAATTTTCTATTTTATCCCCATTAACAACAAAACCTTCTTCTAATATTTTTTTTGAAACTTTGGGTTTTTTCATTTTTAAAACTACCCACATTACTGCTAATGTCGCAACACCAATCAGAAGGATATTGTATTTCATAGTAAATATAAATCCTAAAATACTAATAAATATAATAAATCGTGTTATAGCATTAACTTTTTGTTCGTAGTACATATTTTGTGTTGGCCATAAATCAACAATATAATTTTTATGTAATAAAATAGTTGGATCATTTATCCATAATGTAGTATTCATAATATATAATAAGACAACTTAATTTTTTAGGAAATTTAATGTTAAAATGTACAATTTAATGTTTATATACTTTGTTTACATTTCCAAAGGATTGAATATATCAAAGTAATCAATTGTGGTTTTTTCTTTTTTCAAATTTTCACTTTTAAAATTTCTATCAATAATTTTACATTCACTTTCAATTGAAGCATTTAATTGGTTAATAAGAAAATTATATATTTCAATGTATTCAGAATTATCGTTATAATAACGACATGTATATATATCGAATGAAATATGTTTTTTTTCAGGAAAGGTATGGATAGAAATATGAGACTCTGAAAGTAAAAAAATAATAGTGCATCCAATAGGTTCAAAGGAATAATCAGCTTCTTTTAATATTTCAAAACCATATTTAGAACAAATATTTTTCAGTAAAGTAGAGAGAAGATATTTATTATTTAATAAATTTGTATTTTTAATATCATAAATATCACATATCATATGCTTTCCAGAAGTTAATTTATTCGAAAACATTATATATAAATGATAAAATTATAATTATAATTTGATTTATAACTTAAATAATAACTTGAATAATAAATATTTTTGTTTTATATTTATTATATATCTAGATTAAATGTCTATTGTAACAAAAAATTATCAGCATTATGTTGATATAAATACTGAAGTTGATATTAATAGAATGGAACATTATAATTTAAATATTGTTTATTACATTAATTGTTACTTTAATCAAAATAACAATATGTATTATGATTGGATTATAAATCAAACAAATTTAATTAAAGAATGGGAAGCAACTATATATATTATAGCTGTATTACCACCATCTGAAGAACATCAATTTAGAAAAACTATTGAAACACATTTCAAACTTTATTCTAAATTAACACTTGTAATTGAATGTCATTATAACAATAATTTTGAATATGAAGGCATATTAAAGATTTGGGAATTAGGACAAATTCATAATAACTCCAATGATTTATTATTATACTTTCATGCCAAAGGTATTACTCATTCCAATAGTTATGAAAATAATAAAAATGATGCTTACAACATTATTTTGAAAGACCTGAATAAAATAAAGGAAATATTTGATATTTTTCCTAAAATAGATAAAATTGGGTATGCATCAAGTCATTTAGGATGGGTATGGTATAATTTTTGGTATGCTAGAGGGTCATATATATTTAGTCTTGAAAAACCAATTAAAACCGAAAGACGTCATTATTATGAAGATTGGTTGGCTAGAAAAGTAAACATCCATGATAGACAATGTTCTGATGAAAGAAACATTACTTATTATCCAAATACATTACACACGTGTTATCAATTTTACACTGACTTTAATAATATTAAAAATATAGGCAGTTTTTATGATCCAAATAATAATTGTTTTAAAAATCCTTAATAAATTATTAACAAATCCTTAATAAATTATTAACAAATTATTAATAAATCCATAATAAATCCTTAATAAATAATTGGCTTGTTTAATTCAATTATTTTTTTCCTTTACCCTTTTTATTTTTTTTAGCATCTGATTTTACTTCATTTACTACTTTTTCAGGTTTATTAAACATAGAAATTAACTGCTCTTCTGTTAAAGCATCTGGATTAGGAAATATAGGTGTTTCCATTTTAGTTTCCGTTTTTTTCATTTCCGCCTTCTTTTTAATCCTTTCTTTCATTTCAGCTTTTTTCATGTTACGATTTAACTGAGCTTCCATTGCATTCATATCTACTTTTGCACCTTTTCCTCCTAATCCCATTTTTCCCAACATTTCTTGGATATTATCCATTCCAGGCATATTCTTCATTTTATTTAAAATATCACTTGCCTCGGATATAAGTTCACTTTCTTTAATTTCACCTGACTTGATTTTATTATCTAATTTTGATCCTACATTTTTTACTAATCCCATTAATTTCGTCGGATTTTTCAATAGTTTTCCAAAAACATCTTTCATATCAGTTACATTTTCCATATCTAGTTCTAATTCACTTGCTGTTTCCTCTGCGATTTCTTTTGCTAATTGACCTAATTTACCATCCAACATACCAGTAATATGTTCATGTAGATTATCTGCATTTGGTAAGTTATTAATATTAATTTTAGGTTCTTCCGATGAGGTTTCATCATTGTCATTGTACTCAGTATTACTTTCATTATCAAATAATCCATGCATTTTTTCTAATGTTTCCTCTAACTTGCTCTTAAAGTCTTCCTCATTAATTGTTTCAAATAATTTTGCCGATTCCCCAAAAGCTTCTTTGTTTTCTACACAACCAGTAATACAGAATAAGATTAATTGAAGATATTTCCAAATGGTTTCTTTGGTTTTATCACTAATTTCTAATTGCCATATATTCTTGAAATGAATTTGGGGAAGTAACTCTGTATCCACTTGACTTTCATCAAGAAATATAGTGTCATTTTGATATAAAATATCGAAAAAACGTGGAGGGAATTTTCTTATGCAAAAATTAAAGATAAAGATAATCGATTTTTGTTGGCTGTCTTCCCAAGCTTTTTCTCTCTCTTCTTCTTTTTCTATATAATCAAAAATAGATTTTTCTTTCCACCATTTATTTATAAATGGTAAATATTCGGGAAAAGTAGTTTTAATATCCGTAATAAAGTCCTTTATTATTTTGGGAAACTCTTCTGGTATTTTTAATCCTTCTGGGATTTGGGTTGGTTCGTTCATTATATGTTTGATATAAATTTATTTGTTTAAATCAAACTAGATAAATATTATTTTTAATACTTATTAATTAATTAATTAATGGCTAAAGTAGATAATTTGCTTAAATTCTGAATATACTTCATTGTTTTTTCCTGACTTTCCTTACTCATATTTTTAATTGGTTCTCTTAAACGGTTAATTGCTTCCATTATTTTATCTGAATGTTCAATTCCATTTACATCTTGTGAATAATCTTTTTCAATAAAAAATCCTATATCACCATTTTCAATTTCTTTTTTATATTTACTAACAATATAAGTGTTCCAAATTTTTACAATTAACTTTGGGTTAGCCTTTCTTATTGTTATGAAAGAATTTTTTGCTACTAATAAATCATGATCTTCTGGGAAAACACTCTGAATATCATTTACAAAATCAATAAAATGATCGTTAAAAGCTTGAAGAAAATTAGTAGACATATTACATATTTATAATGAATGTTTTTAAGATGTTTTATAAATAATTTGTTTAATTATATTGGTCGTTGCATACTTCCATTTACCTTTTGAAGATCACTATCTCTCTGTTGTTGTAGCTTTTCAATAGTTACTTCTTGAGAAATTTTATTCGAACCTTTATAATCTGTATCGTCAGATGGAGTTGCTATTTTATCATTATAATTTAAGTCTACATAATTATGCATTTGACGAATTCCACCATTTCCTTTGGCTTCTAATGCCTCAGGTTCCATATCTAAAAAACTGAATTGATCAGAAACTATTCCGTATCCACCTCCTCCTAAAGAAAAAGCCATTGGTTCCATATTATTTAAAGTAGCTTGTTTTACCATTTCTTGTTGTTTTGGTTTAAAATAATTAAGAATGGATTCACCATACAATACATCATAACCTTGATTTAATAACAAGAGTGCAGGAACTCGATTGACATTTTCAGGCATAATTATTTTTTGCCCGTTTTCCAAAATAATATGAATTTTATTATTCTCATCTTTTATTCTTTTATCAACACAAATAAAATGAATATCTTTGGTTAAATTAGTTTTAGAAAGATTTTGTAATAATTTTTTGGAATGTTCACAATAATTACTATAATATAGTATAGAACTCATTTTATTTATAATAAGTTAATTTGAATTATTATTTTAACTTATTATTTGTATAATATTTATTTTTAATAATATAGAATATTTATTTTATAGAATATTTATTTTATAAAAAATTGATTAATATTATATATTAAATATAGATTATTATATCAATATATTATGAACCCTCATATTACTAAGCCCGTTGAATTAGATGGAAAATTATCTTTTACCATAAGTGGATTAAATGTAAGTCTAGTAAATGCTATACGTAGAACAATATTGTCAGATATTCCTATAGTTGTATTTAAAACTACTCCTTATGAGGAAAATAAGGCTAATATTATTATAAATACGTCTCGCCTAAATAATGAAATTATTAAACAGCGTTTAAGTTGTATACCTATTCATATTACTGACTTGGAAATGCCACTAAAAAATTATATCTTGGAGGTAGATGTAGAAAATACTACAGATACTATTATTTATGTCACAACAGAAAATTTTAAAATTAAAAATATAGTTACTAATCATTATTTATCCGAAAAAGATACCAAGGCTATTTTCCCTCCTAATGATTATACTGGTTATTATATTGATTTTGTAAGATTACGGCCAAAAATATCAGATGAAATACCAGGAGAAAAAATTCAATTAACATGTGAATTCGTTATTGGAACTGCTAAAGAAGACGGTTCTTTTAATACTGTTTCTACTTGTTCCTATGGAAACACCCCAGATGCAAATAAAATAGACCAAGAATTAGGTAAAAAAGTTCAGCAATGGAAAGATGATGGACTTTCAGAAGATGCAATCAAATATGAAGGTAAAAACTGGAAATTATTAGATGCTTTAAGAATTTGTGTACCTGATAGTTTTGATTTTATTATTCAATCTGTTGGTGTATTTACTAATTATGAACTATTCAATAAAGCATGTGAAATTATTATTAAAAGATTAATGGAACTCGATACATTATTAGAAACAGATGAATTAAAAATAAATCGTTCCTTAAATACAATGGAAAATAGTTATGATGTTATTTTAGAAAATGAAGATTATACTATTGGAAAAGTAATTGAATTTATTTTATTTCATAAATATTTTGAAAATATGAAATCGCTTTCCTTTTGTGGTTTTAAAAAAATGCATCCACATGATACAGAAAGTATTATTAGAGTTGCTTATAATGAACCTACGGATAAATCTGTTGTAAAACAAAATTTAAAAGAATGCGTTGTTGAGGCAATCAATGTTTATAAAAAAATCCATAAAGAATTCTTGAAAATAGTGAAAAAATAATAGACTATAGATAAATGACGTTGATAAAAAATAAAAAAATTTATTCTTTTTTTTGGCATTGAACTGATGAATTATTTATTATTTTAAAAATAAAATATTTTAATACTAAATATAAGAAAAATGGTAAAAATATAATTAAAAAAAGTAATATTGGTTTTTTAGTGTTTAATTTTAAACTCATTATTTATATAATGGGTTTAAAATAATTATTCAAAAAATAATGTGTTTATATCATTAATCATTTTTTCCTCTTCTTTATATTCTATATCTATATAGTTTGGATTAATCGTTTTTAAAAATATATTCATTAGTTTATTCATTAATAAAATTACAATATACTTTAATGCGTCCATTTATGAATATATATAAATATAATTTTTATTCTTTAAATTATCATTATAATTAAAAATTTTTAGAATGATAATATATGAAACAAATTTTGCAATATATACCTGTTTTATTATTGACTATATTTATTATTATTTATAATAGTTATACAAAATAAATGTTTTACTAACAACTATCATTATTTTCATTATTTATGATATTAACAATTGGTTCCTTAGTTTTAAAATCAATATATCTTTTTCTCAATGAATAATTTAATGAAAACATTTGTTGTGACGGATGGAGATTATTAACATAATTAATTACAACACTTAAATTAATCAATACCTTTTTGCTATATTCATTCATATATAACTGATGTAAATGAAACATATGAGTTCGATATTGTTCTGGATATTCTAATAATGGTTTTTCCTTTTTAATATAACAGGAAATGTAATTAGATGATAATGTTTTAGTAAATAAATGAAGCTGGTCTCTAAATTGTGAAAATAATTGTTTTACTTCAGGATAATAAGTTAAATATTCTTGAACTCTATTTTCCTGTCTTAAAACAAGATACTGATATTGTAATTTAGGTTGATTTCCCTTTAATTGACGTACTTGTTCGTAAACAGGATTTCGAATTTTACATCTCTCACCTGTTTTTAAATTATGCAGTACAAGTCCCATGATATTATACGGAGTATTCATGGAAGCATATTTTTCAATTAAGGAACTATAGCTAGTTAGACTATATATCTCTGGAAAATTAATAGAAGTATTTTTGAAAACAATACTATCTTTTAGTTTACTCATGATACAAGGATGAACTATAAGTAAATCAGATGTTTTACCTTGAATAAAACAATAGGCTGCAACTAAGTATAATTGCGGTTTATAAAAAGGAACTACTATTCTATTTTCTGGATGTTGCAAAACAAAACTATAACACAACTCTTTAGTTAAATCATCTAATTTTAAATTACTTACTTCAAGTGCTTCTAAAAACATAGTTCTAAATGTTTTGCCATAACCATCTTGGTAAAACTTTGTTTCAGCTCCAACTGTATTTCTGGTGGAAATTTCCCAATTGTGTTCATCTGGATCCCAAAATACATTTATCATTGTTCCTTCAATAAATTCTTCTGCAATTATATTTTGATCTGTAGCTTTATAGTTAGTAATAAAGTCTTCACTAGGTATTGATTTTGGAGGCGAAAAGGAAACTATTCGATTATTTTTATTCAAAATAATGGAACGACATAATCCATATGTAGGAATAAGACTTTGATTTAAAACGTCTTTGTTATAACGGATAACTTGATAAGATTGTTTATTTATAGACGAGTATGATGAATGTTTATTTAGAATGTTTAAATCAGTAGTTATATTGTCTTTATATATTAAATCTTTTAATTCAGTTATATTGGATAAGTCGTAAAATAAATCACTAATAACCATTTTATATATTCTATTTATTTATTTCACAATATCTCTTTAACTATATTTTCTAGATGAATTAAAATGTATTTAAATAAACTTATTAAATACTTAAGTATAAAAATTTCTATTATAAATATAGGAACTATTGATGATAAATGAAATTACCAAAGAAACTTTTATTAGTATACAACTAGGGGATGTAATTAAAATTTTGGATCCGGCAAACGATGCTTTAAATGATAAGATATTTTTAATTGATTATATAGATTTACATGTTATAAAATTGTTGAATGTGGATGATTTAACCAATATTGAATTATCTATTAATCCAGATAAAACTATTGGTAATGGTTCTATTAAATCCATTTCTATTTTAAGTCGTAGTGATAAATTAGGATATGCTAGACAAAATGGATTATTACCAGGTGTATGGATTAATATATATTTTGATGGTGAAGTTCCACTAGTTATCACAGGTGAAATTACTAATTTAGAAGAAGATATGATTGAAATTAAAACATTTCCAGAATTTTCAAGTATTTATATTAATTTTGATTATAAAGGTATTCCTCTTGATTTACCTATTGAAAATATAGAAATCAGGCCTAAGCCTGAAAATAGTTTAAAAGAAAGAAAAGAAAAAATTCAAGAAAAGGTTGTTCAAGAAGAAAAAGAAGAGAGAGAAGAAAAGATTGTTCAAGAAGATGAAGAAAGTGGAGAAAAAGATGTGAGAGAAAAAAAGATTGTTCAAGAAGAAGAAAAAGAAATAGAAGAATATGATAAACCCCCTTTACAAATTAAAGATCAGATACGTGAATTTATTTTAAAAGCAAATCAAATACAATTTGGTTCAGAGGAATTTGGACCAATCGTTCAAATGGTAGATGTAGGAATACAAAAACAAAGATATAGTATCGAAGTTCAAGTAAATGATTTATTAGATGACTTATTATCTACTGTACCAAATGCCCAAAGAACATCTAAAGTTTTAAATAATATTCATATCATGATTGAGAGATTTAAACAATTAAGAATGAAATATTCATTATTCAATGAATATGGAAATATTGATGGTCCTAATATTCACGATTATAATTGGAAACCTCTTAAGGATTATTTTGAAAATTTCAATAAATTATTGTATTGGGTATTACCAGTTGTAAAAAATATTAAAAAAGTATACAACATTACCCAAACAGAAGAAGAAATTTCAGATATACAGAATTTAGATATATTGGAAACTATTACTAATATAAATAATAAAATTGAGACATATAAAACAGACACTTTTTCTAACGACCAAAATAAATACGTTCATTTATATTCTGAAATAAATCCTTATTTTACTCCATTTGATTATATTTCTCCCGAAACTAATTTTGATATTATTTATGAGAAAGAAGTTGGAACCGATATAACTACTATTATAGATAATTTGAGTAATTTTTATTCATCTGTAGCAAATAATTATAATATACAAGCGACACGGTTTGTTATTGGAAAATATAATTTAGGCTTATCTAAATTAGATGCAACTAATTTATCTGGTAGTAAAATGATCGCACAACGCGTTCAGCTGACCAATCCTGATTTGTTGGAAATTAAATCCTTTCTTACTCTTCCTGAGCCAACCATTCGATTTTCCAAAATTAATCTACCTTATACTAATATTCTAGAAAGAGCTAACTTGAATTCTATTTTTCTTAATTACTGGCAAGTATTCAATAAAAAAACCAATGTTCAAACCATTTTGGTTGACGATGTTTCCAAGGAATTAGTATTGGATGAAGCAGAATTTTTAAGAGGAATTAAAAATTATACATTGGCTTTATCCGAAGAAGAGAGAAATGGAATACCTTCTATAGAAATTTATAAAAAATTTATTAATACAATTATTCCTAATATTCGTATTCTTTTTAATTTGGTAAAAAAATATATACATGGAAAATTATCTGTTGTTGAAGTAGTTTCTTATTTAGAACCTTTTTTAGTCTATTCAGATGATTTGACCTTTAAACAATATCAAGATATAGTTTCTTATATATCAGAACAAATTACAAAATATAATAAATCATTTCCTGAAAAACATCGTTTATTTATGAGGTTAACAAAGGTATCCTCTTCCAAGGAATTATCCTTTCAAGCTTATTCCATTATTGACATTTTGAAAAAAGAAGATAATTTTCGTGAAAATATACTAGAAAAATACGATATAATCGATAATAAGAAACGATTTACTAATTCTGAAATTCTACGTAAAATAATATTGAAAGATTATGGTAATTTATACTATGATGCTCTGTCTGTCGAAAATATTCCACTTATGTTTTCATCGGATTTAGACACATTATTTTCCACTGAAAAAGAAAACTTGGATAAAAAATATAAATTAGAAGATGAAAAAAATCCTTGTAAGGAATATATAGTTGGCAAACAATATTCTTCTCTCGATGAATTGAATAGTGACAACAATGTAGATATATATTTCGATAAAAAATTTGATAATACTAAATATAGTATCTTGGATGATTACCAAAAAGAATTAATTTCAATGTCACCAGAAGAGTTTTTCGTATTTTTAGTCAAGAAGTTAGAAAGTAAGTTGAAAATAAAACAAGAAGATGCTGAATATCTAGCGGATACTTTAATTACTGGAGTTAAAAAAATTATAGACGGACAATATGCAATTATTTATAATGTAAATGAAGCAAATGAAACAGAATTGAAATATTTTGTACGTAAAAATAATAAATGGGAATTGGATGAAAAAGTTGTAAAAGATTTATTCACTGCAAATCAAAATATATTATGTAATTTTCAGGAAAAATGTATTAGTGTTCCAACTGCCAAGAATACAGAAGGAAAATGTATTTCACTCGATATGTCTGAAAATAAACTCAAAGAAGAAACACTCAAAGATATTCTCTCTGAATTTGATGAAAAATATACTATTTCTAAAGAAAATTATGAAAAAATGGTTCGCGATCAATTTGCATTTCAAGAAACAATTATGGATAGTTTAACTAATATAGAATTTTTTGAATTATTAAAATATAACTATGAGAACTATAAGTTAGGCGCAGTTACAGAAGATGAAAAGTCAATAGTTGTTTCTCCATATGCTAAACTTCGCGACATTATATTAGGACAACAAGATTTCACTAAAAAACAAAATGATATTATTCGGTTTGTTGCGAATTTTACGAGAGATCCTTATTTGAATATAATTGGTCCATTAGGTGAAGAAGAAAGTATTCATTGGTTTTATTGTAGAAAGACAAATGTAAAATTATTGCCGTCTTTTGTATACAAGTTGGCTAGTGCATTTATTAATAACTATTCCAATTACAATAATATTATGGATCAAATAATCAATGATATAGGAGCTTTAAGTGATGATGGAGATGCATGTGTTGATAAATATAGTGGATATGTTATTAAAAAAAAGGATTTTGATGTAGAAGAAGGTTATGATGAAGGATTTAAAATAAAAACCAGAGATCTTTTAGAACAAGACTTAGGAGACACTATTACTCAAGTGGTATCTTCTAAAAAAATAAACCGTTTTCATACTCCTCAATCCAAAATAATTTATAATGTAACAACAACATTAGCAATTGATTTGGGAATAAATATGGAAATGCAAATGGATTTTATAATAAATAACGTAAATAATATATTATTAGAACAATTACCTAGTGAAGAAAATTATAAAAAGAAGGTCCAGGAAATGGCAAATAAAGGGAAAAATATTCCATCTTATAAGGAGTTATATAATACATTTGTTATTTATTCTACTCTCGGTATGTTTGTAATAGCTTGTCAAATAAGTATTCCATCTATTAAAACTAGAAAAACATTTCCTGGTTGTGTTAAATCATTTGAAGGATATCCGCTTGAAGGAGCAGGTAATTTAAGTAGTGTAAATTATATAGCATGTGTGGCTTATAAAGTTCGTAGTTCTATTGAACCTTGGTCTGCTTTATTACGAAAAAAAGAAACTGATATTGCAACAAAATTAAAAGAATATATGGATCGATTTTTAATTAATATTGCAGAAGTGCAACAAAAAATGAAAGAAAAGGAAGAATATTTATTATCAACCCCAGTAGATATACAGTCACAAGAACAACATATTATTAGTCATTGGACTAATTTTTTACCACCACTAGTTCCAATTAAAATTAAAAATATAAATAATATTTCTTCAGAATTTAAAAGTCAACTATTACAAGATTTACGTAGTGGAACAAGAAACCAAAGAGAGAAATTATTAATTATAGAGTCTAAAATTATCTTTTTCTCTCTTCTTCTGCAAGAAAAAATACAAAATATTCTTCAAAAAGAAAAATTACTTTTATCCAATGCATCTAATGAACCATACTTAGAAAATGCTTGTTGTACGGATACGAGTGAATATTTAACTATTCATTATTTTGAAAAAAGAAGTAATGAAATAGATGCTTTTAATAATATTGTATTTGAATTATCCAATTTGTTAATGGATGTGCGAAAAATTACCGAAGCGATTGTTTTTTCAACTCATATAAATACTAAAAATATATATCCTTCTTTAAGTCAAGAGTTTAGCGAGGAAACAATTTATTTGGCTTTTATTAACTATTGTCATTTTAATAGTTTATTACCAGTTAGTGATAATTTATTACCAATTTGTAGCGAGAAACCAAATTATTTAATGGAAAATGATAGTTTGAGTGAAATGATAAGAAAATTAAAAGATGATGGACGGAATTATAATAATACTTCATTTTTAAGATTATTACAAATTGTTTCGAGAGAAAATATTATTAATATTAACCTAGATCCAGTTATTCCTACTACTGTTCAAAAATTCCGTGATTTAATAGAAAATATTACTGCTATCAAAGATAGTTCATTAGACCCATTATTAATTTCATTATTAGATAATGTATTAGATACATTTGATATAGCTAGTTCAGAAACTAGTAAAGAAACAAAGGATTTAAATAATTATCTGATTAAATCTAATGAAAAAATGAAAAATAATATCATGGATTTTATTAAAAAAAATAGTAATGCTTCCAAAAAAGAATTCAAACAAGTAGAAAATTTTTTAAATACAGAAATGGAATGGGAAGCCGAAAAAAACATTCGTGGACGGGAAAACAAAATATCGGAAGAAACATTATATAATTGCATTAACTTTATTAAATCTTATATTGAAAATTTTATGGAAACATTTCCAAATATAATCTTGAATAAAGTTGATTATGAACGTACTAATATTCCAAAGTATTGGGGAATATCTGATTATCATGAAAAAGATGTCAAAAATATAATAAATAACTATTATACTTCTTTAAAAGAATTTTATAATAAAAATATCATTAATAATATTTTATTTGAGATCCAAATTCGGTGCAAAAATATTTTATTATTAGCCAAAGAAACACCTAGTTTTAGTACCATTAGTTATAAAGAAAATGTTATTAAACCAATTTTTGATGAAAGAACTAGTAAGTTATTATTTGAATATTATTTTTTAAAAATAGTTGATATTTATATTGGTTTATCAGATAATGAAAATATGATTGTGAGAGAAAAAGTAGATAGATCTGTTGAGGATCAATTATTTTCAGTGGATTATTTGGAAGATCAAGTTACCGCATCGAATATTAGTTTTCAAGAAGAAAATGTTTATAATACAAACATAATAAAAGGTAATAAAAAAGAGTTGAGAAAAAATATATCTCAATTACTAGTAGTATATATTTCAATTATGAATAAACATAAAGAACTTATTAATACATCATATGATTTAATTATGGATAGAATTTTTAAATTAAAAGAAAAAGAAAAAAATATGGTGACGGATCGTCTGAAAGAACTAACAGATGAAGCGAGAAATGTAGATACAATTTTAAAAATAAATAAATTAGGCGTATGGAGTAAGGGATTGCAAAAAGGACTAACTACTTATGTAATGGAAAATTATGATGAAGAAAGAAATTTCATGGAAAAAATGAATGAATATGAAAATATGTTGCGTAAAAATAAAAATGTAACTGACCAAAATATAGATCAATATTTAAATGACTATATTGAAAATCAAGATAATGAATTAGAAATAGAAAAAGAAGCATATGATATGAGTAATATGGTTGAAGGTTATGATGACGGAAATTATGAAGGGGATGAAGTAGAAGAAAACGATTATCAAGATGAATATTAAACAGTTAATAACGTGAATTAATCTTATACTTATAGAAAGAAAAAGGAGATAAATATAATTGAAAAACCATTAGATTATAATTGGATTTACACAGAATATAATTATATAAAAAGATAATTATTTATTATATAATGGATAATTTTATACATAAATTACCAATAGATATTGTTTTGCGAATTATTCCATATACTTATAATTTACAAAATAAAAACTTATTAGAAGATATCATTCATTTTAAAGAAACAAAAACCAAATTAATTGAATTATATAATGAATATTGGATTAAATTTTTACAAAGCACAGATCCAGAAGAAGGATTAAATTGGTTAATAAATGATATTGTTGCTTATGCAAATAATTTTAATGCCACTATGTATGGATATAAAGATAATTTTTATAATATTTTCAAAAGAAATGTTTTTTTACAATCCAAAGAAAAAATAGATATATATATTAATAATTTACACAAAAAAAAAATATTTACTCAAATAAACATTTATTTAGGCTTATTATCTGTTAAGGAAAGAAAAAATATTATTATTAATTTTCCTTTATTGAATAGAATAAATTGGTATTAACTAATAATGACATAGATATACAAATCTTATATTATTTACAAAAATAATATAAAACTATAAAATTATTCTATAAAACTATATTGTTATAAGTAATGCTTTTTAACTCATTATTTGTATTTATTCCTTATATTTTATTTATTCCTTATATTTTTACAATAGAAACAAAAACAAATATATGTTCTAATTGTAAATTTTTTATACAAAAGAACCCCTTACTTTATAGTAAATGTTTTCTTTTTCCAAAAATAACCAAAGATAGTGCATATATAAAAAAACAGTTTTTATTAGAATATTTAGTAACTGGATTAAAAATGAATAAAGATAATAATAGTGATATTTATTATTTTTGTAGTACCGCGCGAGAATATGACACTATGTGTGGAATAGAAGGAAGTAAATATATTAATAAAATGGAAAAGTAATATAATATTTGGTAATAAAGATATAATTATAAAAATTTGTTTATAATTATATATATAATGTATAAGGAATTTATTGAAAAAAATAGTATTCTAACAGCTATTATATTATACCTGATTTTATTTGGATTAATTCAATTACTTAAACCGGCTTTTTTATATAATACCGATGGAAGTATTCGTGATTTTGGTATTGGATACCGAAATAAAACTATTTTACCTATATGGTTATTAGCTATTATTTTAGGAATATTATGTTATATTATAGTTTTATTTTATACAACTAATAATTATAAATTTAATTGAATTTATTGACATTCCAATATATAATTAAAATGATTTATTTTTTGTAAAAAATCAAGTAAATCTTTTTCTATATCAATTGCAGGTGTCCAATCTCTTTTATAAATATTATTATGGTTATCAATGATATTAGTATAATACCAACTTAAACAAATAGGTAACTCAAGATTATGTTCTACTTTTAATAAATACCATATTGGAGCTTTGAATGGATATTCATTGGGAAAATGAATTTTGGTCTTGATTGTAATAAAGTCGGCATGATAATATGAGTAAATATAGCGATTAATATCAAGAGGAAGTTGAGAAAAATCATAAAATGGATACTTTTTTTGAAAATTAAAATTAAAATAGATATAATTTTCTTTGATAGTAAAATCAAAATTTAATTTTTCAGACGAATAATTTTTTAAATTCCAGTTTTCCTCCAATGAACAAGAATGTTTAAATTTATCATTAAAATTTTGAATTCTATTATTTCTATAATTATTTATGGTAGACATATTACGATATTTATATAATGATGAAAACTTTAACCTTTTATTAATCATTAATTTTAAGTTGTTATAGTATATTGAGTTTGAGGTACAGCTGCTACTTTAGCTGCAGCGGCCTGTTCTTGAGCTTGGAATGTAGCATAGTTGGCTTGCATGGTTGAAACATTATTAATACAACCTCTTGTTGCTAAATTATATTGAATAATTGAAATTAAAATTACGCCAGTATATATAAACCACATTCCTTCTCCAATATTTTCTCTCGTAAATGCCAAGTTCAATAAATCATTTCTCATTTTTACGCCAGTATCATTATTTTTATACTGTTCTTTCATTAGAGGTTTTAGAATATTCCAGAATTCAATAAAATTACTAGGTACAATTTTATTTATTAACAGTCCCATATTTCCTGTCAACTTTGTAACTAAACTAGCAGTGGCTTGTAGCGCTTCTAATTTTTCGGTACTTCCTTCAGAAGAAGTTTGAATTTCTTTATATACTTGAGCGTTTACTAATAGTTCGTTTAATATATTAGATGCAGAACTGGAAACAAAATAAAATCCAACTACATCTGAAAATGCACTTTTAAATCCAGGAAATGCCATTAAAATTGCCATCATTCCACCAAATATGAGAACCCATGGGATCAAGGTAACTAAACCAGCTACTCCCATATTTTGTGGTACACTTCCTCCACAAGTAAGGGTAATTGAGTATGTATTTAATAAAAATTGAGTTAATAACACTAATAAAAGGTAAACAGCTAAATAAACTAATCTACTTTTAGAATAACTAATAAGTAAACTGTCTGTACTTAATATTTCATAGGTAATTTTGGGCTTTAAAGCCGCAAAATAAAATATAGTAATAATTAAAAACACAATAACATTGATATAACTATTCATTATAATTATTGTGTATAATTTATTTTACTATAATAAAAGTAATTATTATGTATTATGAGGATTTTTCTAAACCATTATTGATTGAGCCAGGTGTTAGATATTTTCTTAGTGAAACATTAAAACAATGTCATAACATTAAAAGTAAATATCATAATTTACTAATTAATATAGGATTATTTCTTTTGTTTTTATTCATTTTAGGATTTATACTGTTGTATAAATATAAAGGAAAATTAACTCCTAGTGAAAAGGCACAACGTAATTACGATCAGCATCAATATATTTTGAATAAAATAAGGAATTTTCAAGAAGCCAAAAAACGCGAGTCCCAGGAATTGATTACTGGACTTCCTGCATGGGAAAATGAATATGAACCATTATTTTAAATAATTTTGAATTAATTGTATTAATTTATTTTCTTCTTTTTGATTTATTTCTTTTTGATTTATTGCGTCTTTTTCTACCACCTTTATTAGTCATAGTATTATTAGATTTAGGATATTTAGCATTTAATATATTTAAAGCGGCTTGACTTTCATTAGGATTAGAACTATAAGATGGATAATTTTTATTAAGTATTCCAGTTGCATTAATTTTTGCCATTGCATTTTTACCTTTTTCTTTCCAATCAATAGTATTTGTTTGAGTTGGACTAGTAGTATTCATATATTAATAAATTAGATAATATTTTTTCTTAAAGATAAACAAAAATGTTCAAGTGTGTAAAATATAATCAGTATAAAATATATAATAAATATGAGTGAAACTTCTAACGAAAGAGACTTTTTAGATGCATTAAATAATTATTACAAGTTTAAATCAAATTATGAAGATAGTTTTCAAAAGGAAAAAACAAATATCATTAATAATACAAATTTAAGTTGGAAAGAAAAACGAGGTGAATTTAAAAACTATAAGCCTAAATGTATTAATTGTAAACGACCAGTTGGAACTATCTTTTCTAGAAACTATGATGAAAAAGAATTTACTCGTGTATTAAAAGCAGTATGTGGTGATATTCAAGACCCATGTTCTTTAAATATTACACTTAATATTGGTTATTATGAAACTATACCTAATATAATTAAAACGGACGAAAAAGATATAGAAAATTTCAAAATTTCAGTAATTAAAGATAAAAATAATTTACTTTTTGATTATATAACTACAGAGACCGCATTAGATAATTTTGAAAAGTTCAAAACGGAAATAGTAGAGATTAATACTTCTTTAGAAACAATCAAAGAATTATGGATGAATATACATGATAATGATGAAAGAAAAAATAATTTGCAAAAATTACAAGAAGAAAGTTATATTTTAATCAACAGTATAAATAGGCTAATAAATGATTTTAGTCATAATAACAATAATGCATTAGTCCATGATGCTGTAACTATCTATGTGAAACAATTACAACCTAAATTAAAACAATTATCCAAAGTTAAATATGAAGTAAATAAAGTAGAATTCCTAGAAGATGAAAATATTTATCGTCTCATTCAATATGAAAATAATATCCAAAGTTTGGAATATAATTATGGAAAACCAGAAATCATTCATTATGATATAGGAATTTCTTATACACCGAATAATAATAAACGATTTGATGAAGATGAAAATATATTATTATTATAAAAATAATTTTAAGTAAAATTACTTATTCTATGTGATTAATAATAGCTTATATTTTTATTATTAATTATTTTATAGATATAAACTATGAAAATATTAGTAATTTTAGTATCACATGAAATGAATTCCAAATATATTGATAATATAATTATTTTAAATAATTATATGAATATTTTAAAAAAAAATAATATTGTAGAATATTGTGGAATTTCTAATACTAATGATTTTGAAAATTATGAAAATATTATAGATTTTAAATATAAAATAATTAATAATAAAAAACAATTTTCCAAGATAAGTAATTTTATAATGTCTTATAAAGAAGATCTTAATTATGATTGGTATATAAAAATTCGACCTGATATAACTTTATTAGAACCGATAATTTTAGAAAATTTTTTAGATACAGCTATTAATGCTAGGGCAAGAGCTTATACTGGTCCAAAAAAAATAATAAATGGAATGTCTGTAAATGGTAAAGGATGGTATAATAATATAGGAGATTGTTTTTATGATATTTTGGAAAAAGAAATTATATTGGATGATCAATTTTATGTTTTTCATCATAATATTATTAATACGGGAGTATTTGAGATTAGTGAAATAGATAAAAATGATTGGGAAAGTGAATGGTTTCATACAAAAAAATGGAATAGTCGAAATATTAACTTGAACATTATTGGCATAAATTTATGTTTAAAGAATAATATTTGGTCTGGTAATTTAAATTTAGATAATTAAATTAAAACTATTAATTTTTTGATTTATTAAATATAATTTATATATAAATGTTTTTCCAATATATATCCTTTCCTATTTTTTTTGTCAGTTTAGCCATTGGCCTTTTTTTTGTATATATTTTAGGACCAAGTAAAAGAACTATTTATGTTTACCCAAGTCCAGAAAACATTGATAAAATACTTTTTAAAGATAAAGCGGATAACTGTTTTTCTTTCGACCAAGTAGAAGTAGAATGTCCTAATGATGTTTCAAAAATAAGTCAAATACCAATACAAAATTAGGTAATTAAACTTATTTATATATAATATATGGTATACTTATCTAAATTCGTCCATAGTAGTACTGGTAAAATTATCATGTCCATATTACTCGGCTTTGGTTTAGCAACTTTTTTTAGAGAAGTTTGTAAAGGAAAAGAATGTTTAGAATTTTATGCTCCCTCTTTAGATCAAATAAAAGATAAAATATATAAAGTAGATAATAAATGTTTTAATTATATTCCCAAACTTGCCAAGTGTAGTGCTAATAAAAAAATAATAGAATTTAGGTAACCTATTTTAAAAATATCAATTCGTAATTATTATATGCAATTCATTCTTTATAATAATTATATGACCGATACCACTAGTTTTAATGATTTACCAGTGGATCCTGCGGGAGGGGGAAATAATATTGCCTTATCCGCTCAGGAACCAGCGAATTCTATTCCAAATAATAATAATAATTCTAACCCTTCTTTTACTTTAGATCAGACTACTATAAGTCAAATTATCAATGGATTAGCTCAAGCTAGCACAACTGGAGTAACTCAATTACCATCTAGGGATATATCTCAACAAACAGCTGCTCATGTACAAGATCCATATATTCAACCAAATTATGTTCCTCAACCAATGCAAAAATCAGATTACATAAATGATTATGAAACTAATGAGGATATTATAAATAATTATAAAAAATCTAATCAAGGTTATAACCGTCTTGATGATATTTATAATGAAATTCAAGTCCCCATTTTAGTTGCAATTATTTATTTTTTATTTCAATTGCCTGTTTTTCGAAAAACATTGTTTCATTATTTACCCTTTCTTTTTTCAACAGATGGTAACTATAATTTAAAAGGATTTTTATTTACAAGTTCTATATTTGGATTGTTATATTATTTGTTAAATAAAAATATATTTCAATAGCATATGCAAAATTTAGGGAACCCAACTATAAGTTCAACAAGAACGACTTATAAGTTCAACAAGAACGACTTATAACGAAAATAATGAGTTTTTGAATATAAATTATATTTATGATTGAAAAATATATTCAAAAACTTATTCGGAATTTACCATCTCATATTAAAAATAAGAGCAAACCAATATCAATTGATTTAATTTTAGATGGTGGTATGTTTAATGGGAGTTATTTAATTGGAGGATTATATTTTTTAAAAGAAATGGAAAGACGTAAATTTATTAAAATAGAGAGAATTTCAGGTTGTAGTATTGGATCCATCATGGGCTTTCTTTATTTAATTGATGCTCTTCATTTAGCTGAAAAACTTTACAGTAAATTCTTTCATAATTTCAAAAAAGAACATCATTTAACTATTATGATGGAGCTAGGAAATTTACTAAAAGAATATATTCCTCGAAATTTATGCAAACAAATTAAAAATAAATTTTTTGTTACCTACTATAATATATCTTCTGGTAAAAAAATTATTAAACACCATTATAAAAATCAAGAAGATATTATTCAAACCTTAATTAAATCCTGTTTTGTACCAATTATTATCAATGGAGAAATATTATATGAAAATAAATATTTAGATGGTATAAATCCATATATATTTCCTATTGGTAAAAGAAAAATATTATATATGGACTTGTATGGATATGATAAATTATTGAATGTTGTTTGTGTTAAAAATGAAAAATCCAATATTCATCGAATTTTATCAGGACTACTTGATATCCACACTTTTTTTTTAAGAGGAAAAAATACATCAATGTGTAGTTATATACAAAATTGGAATTACAAAAATAATATCATTTTTTTTATAAAACAAAAATTGGAGAAACTAAATATAGTTATTATTTCATTCTTGATCTTTGTAAAAAAGCATATTCCGGATGAATTAAAGTCAAATTCTTTTTATATAATGACAAATAATGTGGTTTATGATTTTTATCACAAGTTAATAGGCTATTATTGTGTATAATATATATTAATAATATATTTATTATATAAATGAGTAAATATTTTTCAATAGATTTAACTACTATTTCTGCTGGACTAACACATCACATTTTTAATTTAGAAACAATTATAAAATATTGTTATTTTAATAATTATAAATTATTAATACCAGAGTTTGAATTAGCTGGTAGTCATAATAATGGTAAATTAATTAAAACTAATTTAAATAAATATATTAATTTTGATACATTGAAAGTTGAAAACAAATTATATAAAATATATTTTGAAATAGAAAATAAAGAAGAAAATAATGAAATAATTTTTATAGACAAAAAAAAATATTATGGTGGGTTATTAGCAAACGATCCTTTGTTTTCAGAATTAAAATATATACCAATTAAATTTGATTATGTAGATTATATTTTAAATATAAGTAAGAATATTATTAATGAATTAAAAAATTATTTATGTATACATGTTAGAAGAGGTGATAGAATTACAAATAAACAAATAGACATTGATACATCTCCAAATAACATTATTAAAAAAATTAAAAAATATGATAATAAAAAAATTTATATAATGACTAATGAAAATGTAGATTTTTTCAATGAATTAAATAAATTATATCCAGAATATAACATTTATTTTTATATTAATTTTCCAATATTAATTAAATTAAAAAAAACTGATAATTATTTATTATTTTGTATTGAAAATGAAATATGTAAATATGCTGAAAAAAAGATATCTACTTTTAAAACCCCAAATCACGAATACATTGACTATTTATCAGAACAACCAGGTTGGCAATAAGATAATTATTATATAAAAATTAACAACAAGAAAAAGTAATTTCGGTATTTAAATTATATAAATCCAAAATATTATAATATGTATTATATGAAATATTTTTATTATATGAAATATTTTTATTATTTTCTTTTAAAAATTTAATATGGACTTGAAATTCAAAAGTTTCTTTTTCTAAAAAATTACTTATAAAAAAACTAGAAAAATTGACATAATTTTTAAGTAAGGTTAAATGACTATGATTTATTTCAATATCATTTTTCCATAGTTTATTATCTTTAAATTTATAATTCCATATATATTCATTTTTATTTATTAATTGTAAATCTTTATTAATATTCCATTCTATACCACAACACATATTTTTCCAATTTAGAATAACTAATTTTTTTTTTTTTACATAATCAAGTAAGTTTTTCCCATTATAATATCTAACATTTCTACCATTATCGTTATAAATAGATAAATGATGTAAATCTTTTGAATTAATTTTTTGTTTAAACCACCACATTTCATCTACTTTACATATGTATTCATCATTTAAAATATCTTTATAATTATCAATTTCTTTAAAAATTTCTAATAAATCACTTTTAAATATCATGAGAGGACCAAAGCTTGAATTTCCATTACTATAAATATCTTTTCCCGGATCTTTATCCATAAATTCTATAATATCTCCCATCATCATATCAATATCGGACCATCCCCAATATTCATATTTATAATTAATAAATTGTTTAAATAAATATCCAAATAATGGTTTAAAATCAACTAATTTAGAAGTATTATTTATTTTTATATTAAAATTAGTTTCTATATTTAAATAGGCATTAAATTTCTCCAAAGTCATATTTATTAATTTAACATTAAATGGTAAATTGTCAATAATTTGATCGGTAATAAGTAAAAAATCATACTTCTGTTTTTTAATTGTAAATAGCCAAATATTAAAATAATGTGGTAATGTTCCAAACCATACATTAATTAGTAATAATTTTTTTTTAAAAAAAAGTTCATTAAATAAAATATTGGATTTTACTGAGACATTATTACTATTCTGTATAGATGAACCAGTGTATGAATTATATGAAATTAAAGGAGGTATTATTGTCATTGTATTACAGTATCTATATATAAAATTGTCAGCGGGTGTAAATGTAATATTATTCATTTCAAATATTTTAATTAATTTAATTCTAGCCTCATAAGATATAATATAACCTCCTGTAGACCAAAGGGAATACATTGGATAGCATTTTTTAAAATATTCATTCCAATCAATCATAACTGGATTATCAATAGAAACTAAATTATCACTTATAAAATTATAAAAATAATTATTATTACTACTTATAATAGTAGATAATTGAATACATTCATATTTATGAATATTATTATTTAAAAAATCCTTTACTTTATCATTCATCCAACTTATCATATCTACATCATCTTCTAAAACTAATATATATGTTTGGTTATATTTTAGTGACTGTTTAAAAAGTTTTATATGAGACAATAAACATCCTAATTCTCCAGAGGACATTTTATCTTTTGAATATTCATTTTTTTTACTATTGAAAAAAAGTTTTTTTGGTATATTCTTTCCACAAATTGCTGATATCCTATTTATATTTTTTTTATTATATAGTTGTAATTCTAATAAATCTTTTTTATAAGTGTCACTGTCTAAATTTATATAATATATAGGTAAGTTATCAATATTATATTTTTCTTCCTTTTCTTCCTTTTCTTCTTTTTCTATAATAGCATTTAAAAAAATATTTATATTTGATTGATTTTTCATATTATAAAACTATAAAAAATTGAAATACAATTTTATTATTCTAGTTAATAATATAAACAAATGAATTATCAATCTCAAATGGAAGAATATATCGGTTTAACCAGTTCTCTCTTCTTTATAACAGAACAGTATAAAAAATTAGATGAATTAAATGATTATGAATTAATGAACGAATATTTAAATGACGCAATTGAAATGGGATCCGTAGAAGCTCTCTTTTATAAAGGAAATATATATGATGAAAAACAAGATTATTCAAAAATGATTGAATATTATGAAAAAGGAGCTGAAAAGGAAGATATTAATTCTGTCTTTAATTTAGGTTACTATTATAAGGAGAGGAAAGATTATGAAAATATGAAAAAATGGTTTTTAAAAGGTTGTGAGTTAAAAGATCCCGATTGTATGTGTGAAATGGGAAAATATTATGAAGTATTAGAAAAAGATCATGAAAAATATAATGAAGAATATAATGAAGAATATGCTAACAGAGATTTATATATAAAAAAATATTATTTAATGGCTATAGATTTACATTACTTGAGAGCCTATTATTTATTAGGTCAATGGTATTCCAAAATAGATGAACCAGATGATATGGTATACTTCTTTATAAAAGGTATTGATGATTATAGACATAATAGATATTTGAAACATATACAAAATAAAAATATTGTTTTGGGTGAAAATTATAATGAAAATTTAGTTGTTAAAATGATGGAAAAAACCGCCATTTATTTTGACGATGAAATGCATGACTATAAAAATTCCATTAAATATTATGAAATGGCAGTTGAAAAAAATAGTGTGAATGCAATGTATAATCTTGGACGTATATATTATGAACAAGGTATTTATGATAAAATGATGAGGTATTTATTAATGGGAGTAAACTGTGAAGATATAGATTGTATATATGAATTATCTATATATTATCAAGATATAAATGATTTTGAAAATATGAAAAAATATTACTTAATGGCACTAGAAGTAAAATCTCCTATTAAGTCTTCCAAGACTATTAGTATTAATGATGGTGAAAAAGACTTTAATTTATTTAAAGTAAAGGATATACTTGAAACAATAGAAGAACCATCTATTAATATATTGAATAAACTGAATAAAATAAAATCCAAAAAAGAAATTATGATTTATGAAAATAAAAAAAATTTGTTTTCTCAACTAAATAATGTGATTGAATGTGGTATTTGTTATGATATTAGATTAAATATTAATTTAAATTGTGGACATTGTGTATGTACTGGGTGTTATCCGCGACTATATAATAAAGCATGTCCTTTCTGTAGATTTTAAAATAAAACTTTAAAAAAATATAATAACTTTAAAACACTATAAAAATTTTATATTCCATTATTGTTTGATCAGATTAATTAAATTATTTTTTTCTTCTGGGAAAAAAGTTTCCATTATTTCTTTTGGATTATGAAAAGAAAAACAATATGGACGGTGTAATCCTAAATTAGTATTATTGAGTGTTTCCACTTTATTTTCATTTACTAATAAATTTGTATAATTAAAACATAATGGACCTGTAATTAAACGCTCCATTACATATTCAGGATAAATCTCTTTATTAAAATTAGATGGAGGTTTTCCATGTGTCATCTTACTTGATAAAAAGTGAATTAGTTCAGGAGTAAAATTACTTTCTAATATAGAATAATTAATCCAAAACATAGATCCAGCTATAAAATCTAGGTAATTTTCATTTATATGCGGAAATTGTTTTGTTAAATTATATATTCCTTTTAAATTACTTTTTAAAGGTATATCAAATGTTCTTGGGAAATTACATATTTGAGCTGCAATATATCCAATTGCTTTTTTAGAAATAATATGATGAATATATTTTAATGATGATGGATCCGTAATTGGTAAAATAAGTTGTTTTCTCCAATTCTGTAAATGGTGACGAGTAGATATTTTGGTATGAATTTTTAAAATATAATCCAACTTAATTTCTCTTTCTCTAATATATTCAATTTGTTTTAAGAGTGAATAAAAATCAACTCCTTTATTTTCAATATATAAAACTTGGCTATATGGATATATGAATTTAAGATTAGTTTCTCCTACTTTTCTATGTTGATCATTATCTTGCATAGTAAAAAGAATGAATATATTATCTCCAAATTCGGATTGAACTTTGTGAATATATGTTTTAAATTCATCTAATAATTCAAGATTAAATAAATGAATAAAAATTCCGATTTTCATTTATTTATAAAAACATTATTTATTATTTATTTTTTATAAAATAGATTTAATTAAATATGTTAATAATAAAAAACCGAATTCTTCTTAATAAATTTCATATTTTTTAAATGTTTTATTTTTCCATGTTTTAAATTTAAATGTTTTATTTTTTGACTTGTTAGATTTATTATTTAACTTGTTAGATTTATTATTTGTCTTGGATTTAGTTTTGAAATCATTCTTTTTGGTTTCATTGGATAGTACAACATTTTTTTGACCAGGCTTATAATTTAAAAACCATTCTTCAAATTCTTTGGTTCCACGTTTATCTTTTAACTCTTTAAATTTTTTAGTTTTTTCTGCACGCATTTCTTCTACACTTTCTTGATGACCATAACAAATAATACTAAATCTTCTTAGTAATCCTTTTTGTTCTAATCTATTTTTCTGTTGAACATCGAATAAAAATTTAGCCATACATAATATTCTTTCGTGATCATAATAGGATCGATCAGCATATAAGAAGGCAAAATAAAAACTTAACATTGTATCAATCGTAGCAATTTTCACTTTTTTCTTATGCATCATAATGACATTATAACTATAACATGCAATCGGTTTATATAGAAAAGCGATTGTGTCTCTTCCGACTAAAATTTCATAATGCAATGGAATTACTTCACCAACTGGTTCTCTTTTAATAATTTTCACATCTTTTATTCCAACGTCGGTTAACCTTTCCTTAACTATTTCAGCAGTAATTTCTGGCTCACGAGACAATACATCAAAATCAGCATACTTTTCTACTTTTTTACGAAGATTACCTGGCATATATTGACTATATTCACTTATAGCATATCCTCCAAAAAATACACAATCTTCATGAATAAAGGTATCTTTTACTATTTCAAATATTTTATCCGCATTTTTATTATCAACCATTTTTCTTTGAAAATCCATTTCCCCGCATTTTTCCGCATTCAATGGATATGCTTTATTTATAAGAGTAAGGCGTTTTAATACTTTTTCCCACCTACTTGTATCACCACTTGGTCTACTTAATTCCAAGTACATAGACATTCGTAGAAAATTCGGATCTGTATATAATATACCATTTACTCTTACTGCCTTCTTTTTTATAGCATTAAATAATTCCTTGTTTATACCAGTTATATCTGCCATTCCAATATAATTAACAAACACTTTACTTGTTCCAAAATGTTGACCTGCTCTAGCTTCTACTTCGGTATATCCATTTTTGAAATAAATATCAGCTAGTTCTTTGGCATCTTCTATTGGATTTGCACTAAACATATCATAATCAGGAAGATCAATATCATCTTTATAAATTTTATCTTCATTTGGTAATAAAGCATTAATACTTATTCCACCATAACAAACTAAATTTTTCTTTTTTATAAATTGTTCTACAATATGAAACATTTCTTTTATTTCAGGGGAATTTACAACTCTACGCGACATTTTTTCTTGCGCTTGATCAACTTGCATTCTTAGAATAGCTAACTCACATTCACTGTAATTCATTTTATTGTTACATACTTTTTTATCTAGTTTTTTTTCTAGTTTTTTATCTAGTTTTTTATCTAGTTTTTTATCTAGTTTTTTATCTAGTTTTTTTGTATCTTTCATATAATATTATGATATAATATTATGATATAATATTATATAAAAGATTATATTTTCTTAAAATTATAATTATTTATAAAAAATAATAAAAATAATTATGGTGTATTTGAAGGAGGATTATCATATCCATAGTACCCTCTAGCGTCATTTTCTTGTTTCCATAACTCATTAAATCTAGTATCCATTTTTTTACAAATTGCACTACTATTTTTATAACCAAACATGTTTTTGGGACAACACTTTTGGTACCTAGAATGTAGTTCTTTCATATCATTTATTACATCTACATTCATGTTACTACAGTCTACTTTATTAGTAAAATCGTATTTGGATGGTGCTAAAAAATAATTAGTTACTCCACCTCTGCGTGCTCTTCTACGTGATTTAGTTTTATGTCTTCTAGTTCTACTTCTACTTTTGTTTTTGTTTTTACTTCTTTTAAGAGTTTTCCTCATATATATAACTAATAATTTTTTATTTGATACCCATGATTTGGCATATTGGCTGCTGCTCTAATGGATGAATAAGTTAATGAACAAGGAGCATAATTATAATTACTATTTGCACCTAATTTATAATATTCAGGGTTCCATTTACCACCTCTTATAGATCTTCTGGTTACCCTACTTCGTTTTCCCTTTCTACGAAGTGACTTTCGTTTATATCTTCTAGTGGCCATATTTATATAATAAATATATATTTTAAACCTTTGAAGATTTATTATAAAAAGAAACTTAAAGAAAATATATAAAATATTCTAAATATCAAAATTATAGTAATCAGTAGAATAATTTCTAGTTGCATATGAATAATCGGTTTGTTGAGGAGTTGGATTTGGATTTGTAACTGGTATATAACGTAATGCTTCGGGTTTCAATACAAATGCATAACCGCTTCGATCGAAAAATAATGTATTTTCTTCTAAATTACTATCTACAAATTCATACCTCATAGCTATCATTTGGCATCCCGATTCTCTCACAATCATTCCATTAGGATTACTAGGATTTGCTCCTTTATCAGGAAGTGCAATTGTCATTGCTGTTTTATTATAATCTATTAATTCTGTCAAATCTGGTGTATTTTTAATATCATAATAATTTAATGCTCTCATAAAGATAGAGTCACTTGTCAAATTTACATATTCAACAAATGGTTGATTTTCTAAAAAGTCAGTATTAATTCGGTCTACGATAAGAACTATTTTACCACATAGTGTTAATAAATCCGTTAAACCTAAATTTTGTCCTAGAGTTTCAAAACTATATTCACTGCCTAAAAAATAACTATCATATGATTCAAATATCTCTGCCATAACAGAATAAATTTTTTGATTAGAACTTTTAATTCTCAAATGAATAATAATTGGGTCAGTTGGATTTGGTGCGGTACTACCTGAAAATGCGTAATTAACAATAGTTGCCATTGCTTCTCCAAAATCAACATAATTATATGTTTCTTTTATATAATAACTACTTTGAGTAGATGTTGATACAACTGGTTTATTATCTACAGAATATATTTCAAAATCTAGACCTCTAACACCTTGTTTTAAAATATTTTTCAATGCACATAATGAAACAAAATCGTTTTTATAACTTCCTCCACTACAGCAATTATATGCTGTTTTTATATAATAGTCTAAAAGTTTATATTGACATGCAGTATCACTTGCATTGAGAGGACGAATATATCCATCTAATTTACCATAAATATTATTTAAAAAATTACACTCTTTAGTTTCCAAATGTTTAATTCGATAAACATATATTAAAATAAATATAACAATAACAAATATAATTATATATATAATAGTAACTATAAAGTCTTCATTTAAATTTTTAATTATAAAATGAATATTATTTACCATATCACTTGATTTATCGGACATACTTATTATAACATAATAGTTTTTTTTGAAAATTTTTGTTTTAATTAATTTTTGTTTTAATTAAAAAAATAGTTTTTATATAAATTAGTTAAATAATAAATACTTTATATATTAAATATGGCTGGAGGCCTTTTAAATTTATCTTCTCAAGGTCAACAAACTATTATTCTAAATGGCAATCCTTCCAAAACTTTTTTTAAAACAACTTTCGCCAAATATACCAATTTTGGTTTACAGAAATTTAGGGTTGATTTTGAAGGATCAAAAACACTTCGTTTAACGGAGCAATCTACTTTTACTTTTAAAATTCCTCGTTATGCTGACTTATTAATGGATACTTATTTATCTGTAACATTACCTAATATTTGGTCTCCTATATTTCCTCCTTCTATTGACCAAGATCCAACAACAAATACAGATAAAGTTATTCCAACTTGGGTTCCATATGAATTTAAATGGATAGAAAATATTGGTGCAAAAATGATTAGTAGAGTAATTATTACTTGTGGTAGTCAGAAGTTACAAGAATATTCAGGAGATTTTTTACTAGCTTCCGTCCAAAGAGATTATAGTGCAGAAAAATTAGCCTTATTCAATGAAATGATTGGTAATGTCCCTGAATTAACTGACCCTGGTAATTCAGGATCACGCGTAAATTCCTATCCAAATTCATTTTATACCCCAGAACAAGTAGGAGTAGAACCAGCCATTCGTGAAAGAATTTTATATATTCCATTAAATACCTTTTTTAATTTAAAGTCTCAAATGGCTTTTCCATTAGTTGCATTGCAATATAATGAATTACAAATAACTATTATTTTAAGACCAATTTGTGAATTATTTCAAATTCGTGATGTATTTGATGTAGATAATAATTATCCTTATGTAGCACCAAACTTTAATTTATATTATCAACAATTTTATCGTTTTCTACAACCTCCTCCTGATATTTACCTTGGATTTAATTCTTATATTGATACAAGAACACTATGGAATGCGGATATAAACTTAAATTGTACCTATTGTTTTTTATCAAATGATGAGGCAAAATTATTTGCGATGCATGAACAAAAATATTTATTTAAACAAGTTTATGAAACCATTTTTTATAATGTAACAGGATCAAATAGAGTTGAATTAACTTCTTTAGGTCTAGTTTCTAGTTGGTTATTTTATTTTCAAAGAAGTGATGCAAATTTACGTAATGAATGGTCAAATTATACTAACTGGCCTTATAATTATTTACCTAATGATTTAATTCAAGCTCCAACTTACGGTCAATTAGAAGTTACAGGTAAAGATATTAAAGGAGTAATAGTTTCTACAACTATTGGGCCTGGTGTAAATCCAAATGGTTTATTAACTGGTTTAATGTTAAGTCCATTATTTAATATTCAAAATCAAAAAGAAATTTTGATTTCATTGGGAATTTTAATGGATGGATTATATAGAGAAAATTTACAACCTGCTGGTGTGTTTAACTATATAGAAAAATATATTAGAACCAAAGGAAATGCGCCAAATGGATTATATAGTTACAATTTTTGTTTAAATACTAATTTATTTGATTTACAACCATCTGGTGCAATTAATATGAGCCGTTTTAATACAATAGAACTTGAAACAGTCACCATAAATCCACCTCTAGATCCACAAGCACAGGTATTAACAATATGTGATCCAAACACTGGAAATATAATTGGTATTAATAAACCAACATGGCGTATTTATGATTATAATTATAACTTGTATTTATTTGAAGAGAGAATTAACGTTTTAACATTTATTGGTGGAAATGCTTCTATAATGTATGCAACATGAGCAAATTTGGTTTTATATTTATTTTGGAAAGATTACATCTGTAAGATCTTTTTTTTCTTGGGATTTATATTCTTGTATTTGATCTGGTTTATGAAAAAAAGACGGTATTGATGGAATAATATGATCCAAACTATCTAATATATTATTTTCTTTTGACCGAGGTATATCAAAGGATGGGCTACGACTAATACAATTGCGATAATTATCTCTAAAATAGTCATTTAATTCCACATCATAATTTTGATGTTTTTTTTCAATTTTATCATCTTTTTGAAATTGAAATAAATTTTTTCCTTCAATATATCCAATATTCAATATAATATCGGATATAGACAATGCAGAACCAATATCTAATGAAGGGTGAAAATCCTTTGGATAAAAAACTCTTTTTTTTTCGTAATACCCTTCTCTCACTTTTTGTTTTATAAAATCAGGAATTTCATTATCTATTTTTAATAAATCTAAATATTTGCTTTTATTTATATTTATTAAATCAAGAGCATCTTTTCTTAAATTAACAGGTAATTGTAATTCAGTTGCAATTTTGGTTATAAAAACAATCCATTCTTGTTTAACAGATATAAATTTTTCTAACCGTTCTTGAACCTGATAAACTTTTATACAGCCGGTAGAAATTGCAACTGCAAAAGAAAAAATAGTAAAGAAAAAATTCAATATAAAATTTACATTTGTATTTGTTATACTGCCAAATTGAGTTACACTTAAAGTACCTGAAGTTGTTGATAATACTAATCCTAAAATAATATTTTGTCTCATCCAATTTCTATATCGGACAATAGCTAATTCCAAACAATTTATATTAAACGTGGAAATTGCTATCCAACTTAATAGTGTCATAATATTATTATCATCCCAGTGATTTTTTTTGTGAATAGTAGTAACATGACTATTTACGAATTCATCGTGTTTTACAGACCTTACTTCTGATCTTATATCACTTTTTTCTTCTTCGATAGATTTAATCTCTATAGGTTTATTTTCTTCTTCTGAACCTGTCATTATAATATAATATATTTATAAAAAAGATATAAAAACTTGTCATGTGATACACCTATAAATGACCCGTTGTATTGGTATTGACTTAGGTACGACTTATTCTTGTGTTGGTGTTTGGCAAAATGATCATGTAGAAATTATTGCAAACGACCAAGGTAATAGAACTACCCCATCTTATGTTTCTTTTACTGCAGATGAGAGATTAATTGGAGAAGCATCTAAATCATCGATTGCAAGTAATCCTAAAAATACGGTTTTTGATGCAAAAAGATTAATCGGACAAAAATTTAATGATCCTACTACACAATCTGATATGAAACATTTTACTTATGATGTTATTGATAAAGATAATAAGCCATATATTCAAGTCGATTTTCGTGGTGAAACTAAATTGTTTTCTCCTGAAGAAATTAGTGCCATGATTTTGATGAAAATGAAGGAAATTGCCGAGGCATATTTGAATGAAAAAGTGACAGATGCAGTTATTACCGTTCCTGCTTATTTTAACGATTCTCAACGCCAGGCAACTAAAGATGCTGGTACCATATCTGGTCTAAATGTTTTACGTGTCATTAATGAACCAACCGCTGCAGCAATTGCTTATGGCCTAGACAAAAAATTAGATGGAGAGAAAAATGTATTGATTTTTGATTGTGGAGGTAAACGTCTGCTTCCTGTGGTGTAAACCCACTATTATTTTAATTATAAAATAATAAACCTGGTGAATTGCTAGAAACTCCTTAAGATTTTCCTACCACAACATGATGTGAAAACATGAGTGTGAAGGTTTGAAAAAGGAAAATATTGGACAACCAGCAGCCAAGTGTCTTCTTTCAATGAAAATGACAAAGGTTCAACGACTAGGATTTTTAATCCCACGAGTGCCAGGGTCTAGAATAAGTACAATAGTTATTAAATAAAAAGATTTAAAATTAATTTATTAATAATGATTATCTTAAGGTTCTAATGAATATTAAAGAAAATATTATGAATTCGATTATTAAAATACAAAATAAGAGTACAAAAGAGGGTATTCCAATATATTCAAAAGAATTAATTTTTGAAAGAAGTAAATATTCTTCTACTACAGAAAATATTTGGCATCTTATTATTAATGGTAATAAAATAAAGAAATCTTCAGAGATTTTATTTACCTATACTTGTAATATTTGTCAAGCAGAAAATGTAATTGGAACCACTCATATGTTGCGAAAAATTCGAAATGGTAATTCAAGATGTGTAGATTGTAGTAGAAAAGAACATAATGAAACTCCTGGGCATAATTGTATCAATCCTGTAAATCACATTGTAAAAGAAATACTTACCAAAACACAATTCCACGAAAAAAGTGTAGAAGAATTTGAAAGCCTGGATGAAAATTTTAAAAACTCTTATTTTTTATCTCATCTAACTGAAGAGGATTATAATCGTATTCGAAAAAAAATAATCAGTTTTGGAAATGATAAATATACTGATTTAGATAATTACGAATTTTGGAGTATTTATAAAGTAAATAATCAAATGCGTTTCTCTTCCGTTTTGTATGATACCGTACATAAATGTATATTTAAAGCGGATCAGCCAATTATAGAATGCGATAATTGTGAAAAACAATGGCGTTGTAAATCTATAGAAAGATTTAAAAATGATTATAAGCTTTTATGTCCGGATTGTAAATTATGTAATCGTACATTTAAAATTCGTCCTACTAAAAATATTAATAATGAAACAATTATTTATCAATCAAAATTAGAGCTAAAATTTATTGATTGGTGTAATAATAATAACTTAGTAGTTAAGAATGGACCAAATATTGATTATTTCTTTAAAGAAAAACAAAGAAAATATAAAGTTGATTTTCAAATTGAAAATATATTAATTGAAACAAAAGATTTTCATATATGGCATCGTAGACAAGTTTCTAATGGAATGTGGCAAAAAAAAATCGATGCTGTAGATAATTATATAGTTGAAAATAATCTTTGGAAATATTTTTTTATTACTCCGCAAAATTGGAACCAAATGTTGAAAGAATTAATAAATTGTTATGAAAAAAATATAAATAAATTTAAATGAAAATAACTGTTGTACGGAAATTTTAGATAAGATATAGTCTGACCTTATACGAAAGTATAAGAAATAATGGTTTAAATACTATTATACTAACAAAATGTGGGAACATTTGATGTATCGGTATTAAGTATCGAAGATAGTATATTTGAAGTTAAAGCTACAGCTGGGAATACTCACCTTGGTGGAGAGGATTTTGATACCCTTTTAGTAGAACATTTTGTAGAAGAATTTAAAAAGAAAACAAAAAAAGATATTTCATTGAATAAAAGAGCATTGCGACGTTTGAGAACAGCATGTGAAAATGCCAAACGAACTTTATCATCTGCTTCTGTAGCAACTATTGAAATTGATAGTTTATTTGATGGATATGATTTTTCTAGTACTATAACTCGTGCTAAATTTGAGAATTTATGTGACAAGTTATTTAGAGATACAATGCTTCCAGTAGAGCAAGTACTTCGTGACTCCAAACTTTCCAAATCACAAATTCATGAAGTAGTATTAGTAGGTGGAAGTACCCGTATTCCAAAGATCCAACAACTATTAAGTGAATTTTTCAACGGAAAGGAATTATGTAAGAGTATTAATCCAGATGAATGTGTTGCATATGGCGCAGCAGTTCAAGGTGCGGTTTTATCAGGGGATGCGAATGAAAAAATCGCTGACCTTTTACTATTAGATGTTTGTCCTCTTAGTTTAGGTCTCGAAACCGCTGGTGGTGTAATGACAAAACTAATTAATAGAAATACTACTATTCCTGCCAAAAAATCTCAAACCTTTTCTACTTATGTTGATAATCAACCAGGAGTATTAATTCAGGTTTTCGAGGGAGAACGAGCATTAACAAAGGATAATACCCTACTTGGTACTTTTCAACTAGATGGAATTCCACCAATGCCACGTGGAGTACCTCAAGTAGAAGTAATATTTGATATGGATGCTAATGGTATTTTAAATGTTAGTGCAGTTGAGAAATCAAGTGGAAAAACCAATAAAATTACTATTACAAATGATAAGGGTCGTCTTTCTAAAGAAGAAATTGATCGTATGGTTGCTGAATCAGAAAAGTACCAAAAAGAAGATGATGCCATTAAAGAAAAGATTGATGCTAAACAGAAATTAGAAGCTTATACATATCAAATGAAAGAGCAAGGAAAAGATAATTCTGAACTACAAGAAAAAATAAAAGTTGCCGAAGATTTATGTTCTGATCTTGATTTAAAAGAAAAAGAAGTATATGACAGTTTACAAAAAGAACTGGAAACTCTTTTTATGCAAAATATGGCTGCAAATGCCCAGACCGCCCCTACTTCAGAAACTCCTGTAGAGGAACCAGAATTTGAACCAAAAATTGAAGAAATAGATTAAAAAATGAATAAGAAATATAAAGTAAAATAATATAAATACATTATGATAAAAATATAAAATAAAATGTCCGCTATTTTATATTTATACGTTGACAAGTCTATACCCGAGCTATATGATTTGTATGAAAAACATATTGAAGAACATAATTCTAATATCGAAAAAGATCCATTTCCAAATTCAGGGTTTGATCTTTTTATTCCAGAAAGTCAAACTATACGTCACGATGCATTAACTTCTTATTTTATAGATTTCAAAGTAAAAATGGAAATGTTGTATCAATCCTCGGATAGTTCCTTTCCTATTCCTACTGGATTTTATTTATATCCTCGATCCTCGATTTCAAAAACACCATTAATGTTATCTAATCATGTTGGAATAATCGATTCGGGATATAGAGGAAATATTAAAGCCGCAGTTAGATGTTTAAATGTTGATCAATATTACGTTCAGAAATATCAAAGACTAGTGCAAATTTGTCATCCATCTCTATGTAGTATAAAAGTAAAATTAGTGGAAACCGAAAATGATTTGACTTCTACCAATAGAGGAGAAGGTGGGTTTGGATCTACAGGGAAATAATTTGTTCATTTATGCACGAATTAATTTAATTACTATATTAAAAAAACACGATTTTTTGCATGGGAAAGTGATTCAAGAAATTGATTTTGGACATTTTTGGGATGTCTAAAATTGAAAAGGGAGAATTGGACTTGGAAAATTCACGGTTGTGACCATAATTTATTTTTATGATAAGGTCATAAAAATATTTTTTTCAAAAATGTTACGATAATTTTAAATTTTTTTTTTTGAAAAGGATTTAGGAACTTTTTTCTATGTAGTCTAAATAGACTACAAATGGCTACAATTTTAGTTCCAAAAGTTCCACCGATATTTTTCTGTGAAAGCTGTGATTATACTACGTCTCGCAAAAGTCAATTTGATCGTCATTTATTGACTGCAAAACATTTAAAGACTACAAATGGACTACAAAAGACTACAAAAAGTTCCGAAGTTAGCGAGCAAAAAAGTTCCATTGAGAAAAAAAAGTTCCACTGTGATTTATGTAACAAAAATTATAATCATCATTCTAGTTTATGGAAGCATAAAAAGAATTGTTCAGAAGCTACTATTTTTAATTCTGAAAAGGAAATTATTAAAATGCTTATCAAAGAAAATTCTGATATTAAAAATATTATTTTAGATGTATGTAAAAATCTCCAACCTACTAATATTATTCACAATACAAATTCTAATAATAAAACTTTTAATTTAAATGTATTTTTAAATGAAACGTGTAAAAATGCCATGAATATTATGGAATTTGTGGATTCTGTCAATATTAAGTTATCTGATTTAGAACATGTTGGTAAAGTAGGATTTGTAGATGGAATAACCAACATTATAGTTAAAAATTTAAAAGAATTAGATATATCAAAAAGACCAATTCATTGTAGTGACTTGAAGAGAGAAATTATTTATGTTAAAGATGAAAATAAATGGTCAAAAGAAAAGGAAAAACTTAAATTAGCTATAAAACACGTTGCCCATAAAAATATTCAAATGATACCTGCTTGGAAACAACAAAATCCAACCTATATGATAGATGAAGGAAAAATTAATGATAAATATATGCAAATTGTAATGAAATCTATGGGTGGTTCAAATAATATTCAAGATAAAACATATGAAGAAAAAATAATGAAAAATGTAGTGAAATCTGTAATTATCGAAAAAAATAATTTTTAACTATATTTTCATAAAGAAAGAAATAAGAAATTATGTAATAAAAATATTATTATATAATTTAATTCAATAATTTTAAATGCCGAGTATTTATGAAAAATAAGCATTAGAAGCTAGCGGGCCATTGGTAAGGAATTCGCCAGACATAGTAAAACGATAAGGATATTTTGACATATTAGTAAGATTTTGAGGTACATACCTTTCATTATATAATTTATCTCCTTCATTAAACTTACTTCTCCATAAATTTGGTCCAAAATTAGCCTCTGGTGCTCTGATATTTTTATTTTTATAGGAATAAAATCTTTTTGCCTGAGTGCCTAAATCAGTGGTTAATTGTGAAAAAGATAAAAATTGACCACTTGATAATTTTCCAGCATCATTTTCACCTCTAAAATTATTTGGTGTTCTCGGTAAAGGTGGAGAATATGGTTGACAACCTGGACAATCAATATCTGCCAAACATTGTTGTCCTGTTTTACTACATCTTCCTGGTGGGCCGCAAAAGTTAGTACATTGATAAGTAGTATTTATTGGCAAGTTAACATTATGATTAGTATATAAGTTTTGATAAAAGGTTTCTTTAATAAAGTTATTATTAATTAAATAATCTCCCCATTTAAATATTCCAATAATCATCAGAATACATATTATAGCTAATCCTAAAATAATATTTTCCTGATATTGTTTATTTTTCATATATATAAAATAATAATATATTAAATATTTTCGGTCAAAATAATACTAATTTCCTTTTAGAATGTATCTTTATAATTTTTATATTATTTTAATATAATAACCAAATGTCTTCTAATAATATCAACAACGATACCCAAGATGTAGGTATAGCAGTCAATATTTTTAATTTTATAAAAGTATTGGCTATGATTACATTCTCAATTATATTTGTTGTTATTTTAGGATCTCTTTCAGTTTATTGCTGTAAAGTCGCTCAATCTAATATTCTTCCTACGGATGCCAAATGTTTTCCATATACTTCTACTGTTCCAATTATTCAATCTATATTAATTAACGTAAATGACTATTTTATAGATGGAAAATATCTCTCTCAAAAAATTAAATTTCCCTATGAAATGAATTCTTCCAATAGTATATTTGATTTTTTTAGAAAAATAAGACTTACTCCATATGCTTCTGGACCTATAAATTATTTTATTTCTTTGTTAGATGGAATTACAGCATTTAATTTTCAAGCCTATAATTTATTATTTTCTGGATTAAATTATTTACCTGAACCATTTGTTTTATTATTAGGACCATTTATAACGCTTTTATTTTCAAGTATTCTTTCTTTAGTGGATAATTTCGTATTTGCTTACTTATGGTTTAAAAATTTAGGATGGTTTTTTAAAGAAAATGAAAATAAATCTGGATCTGGAAAACCAATATGGAAATCCATATCTATTTTTGAACCAGTACATTTTTGTATAACTCTTTTTATTGTATTTCTTTTTATAATATTATTTTTTGTTATATTAATTTATTTTTTACCAATTATTTCTATTATTTCTATTATTTCCATTTTTTTCTGTTTTCTAATAATGATAACTAGAACCGCCTTAGATAGTAATAATATTAAATACAATGTATTCAATTGTATGAAGGATAATTTAAGATATAATAAAAAGGGAATAATGACTGTCTTATCAATGGCTATTATATTATTAACATTAACTTATTTAGGACCAATTCTTTCGATTATTTGTTTTTTTACTATTTTATTAATTTATTTTAATATTTTACCGTTTCCAATATTTACTAGAACTATTCCTCCTTTTTTAACTGAAATAGTAAGTGATAAACAAGCTAGTAAAAGTTGTAATGAAACTATCAAAAACAAGAAAAATAAATCATTAAAAAATGATATTTCTAATATAAAAAGTGACTTATTTAAAAAAATAGGAGGATTTTTACCAAAATTTCCACAAATTTTTCCTACTATTGATGTAACTGAAACTTATGATACTAAAATACCAGCTATTCCATATCCAGAAATAAAAATAGGAGAATTCAATGCTGACTTAAAAATACCAAAGGAGGTAGAAATTAATTTCCCAGATATAAAATTACCTGGTATTCCTCAAAGTGTTACTGACACTATAAAAGGTATTCAAGATAAAACAATTGAAGGATTAAATAATTTAAATAATGCTATAAATACGAATGAAAATCCAACTACAAATACAAATCCAAATGCAAATGCAAATCCAAATGCAAATGCAAATCCAAATCCAAATAATAATAATCAAACCACTGTTTCAGATAATAAAGAGAAAAGTGTTTAATAATATATAAATTTTAATATATAAATATAATGCAGTTTATATTTATATATGGTTAAATCAAAATTACCTTTTGTAAGTATTTGTACGCCAACTTTTAACAGAAGGCCATTTATACCATTTATTATTCAATGCTTTTTACACCAGGATTATCCTAAAAATAAAATGGAATGGATTATTATTGATGATGGTACAGATAAAATCGAAGATTTAGTATCGTCTATTCCTCAAGTAAGATATTTTAAATATGAAGAAAAATTAACACTAGGAAAAAAAAGGAATTTAGCACATGATTTTTGTAAAGGAGAAATAATTATTTATATGGATGATGATGATTATTATCCTCCAACTAGAGTTTCACATGCTGTATGTAAGTTAAATGAAAATCCAAATGTACTATGTGCTGGTTCAAGTGAAATGTATATTTATTTTAAACATATAAATAAAATGTATCAATTTGGTCCTTATGGTCCTAATCATTCTACAGCTGCAACATTTGCTTTCAGACGATCTTTATTAAATCAAACAAGTTATGATAACAATGCTTCCCTTGCAGAGGAAAAATATTTTTTAAAGGACTATACTATTCCTTTTGTTCAACTTGATCCACTAAAAACAATATTGGTTTTCTCTCATATTCATAATTCATTTGATAAAAAAGAATTATTACAACAACCTCCAAGTATATATATGAAGGTATCCCCTAAACAGGTAGATGATTTTGTAAAGGAACCAGAAATTAAACATTTTTTTTTATATACAATTGATGATTTATTAAGTAGTTATGTTCCAGGTAGACCTGAGTTTAAACCAGATGTATTAAAACAAATGGAAATTATTAAACAAGATCATTTATTAAAAGTCGCAAAAATAGAAGAAGAAAATAAAAAACGTCAAGAAGAAGCAGTAAGAAACCAACAATTCCAATTAAATAATTATGGGAAAGTAGCAAAAGATCAAACTGAAGTAATTCAAGATTTATTAAAAGAAAATAATTTACTAAAAGATAAAGTAAAATATTTGGAAAATAAATTTCGAACAATGATTGAAGAGAGATTAGAAATAGCCAAAAAAAATTGATTTAATTAGTATTAACTTAAAGTTTGTGTAATAAATTAATTAATAAATGTTTTCATTATTAAAATCAAAATCAAATAAGTATTCAAAAAATATAATGTATACAAATTATCGTTGCTCTTCTTCATTTTATCCTAATCCTCAAAATAATAATCAATATTTACTTTTAAGCCTAGCAATTATTTATTATTTAATGAATAAAAAACATAAATAAAACATAAAACATAAAATATTAATAATAATAATAAATAGTAAAAAATCATATATCCTAAAAATAAAAATCACTATCTTTGAAAAATCCTCCTCCAAATAAATTTGGTTTATATATTTTTTCTTTTTCTGGAATAAGAGATAATTTACTAGGTAAAGATGTTGTATTACTTAATAAACTATTTAAAATACCTATTTTTCTTTTATTTTCAATAAAAGTATTTATATCCATTTCTGTTTGGTTCCAGTGTTCATCAGAACCATCTCCTTTTAAATAAGATTGTATATTATTTAATTCACTTGTAGTATTATTTTTAATACAAGTATTATTCATTAAAAAATAATCTTTTTTTAAAATTATTTCATTATTTGAATTCTCAATCATAAAATTAGAATTAGAATTACTAAGAGAATGATATTTATTTTTCCAAAAAATAAATAAATATATATAAAACATAAATATTATATATATATTAATTTTAATATATTGTTTCATTAGTTTATAATTATTCTGCACGTGATTTAATAAGTAATGATGCTTTTAAATACTTTTGTTTCCATTTAGATTTTAATTCATCCGATAATGTACAATATTGATGTCTTTCGTATTCCTCTGGAGAATAATAAAATAAAGTGACTGGCTGACTACCAGTAGTTAATGTAACTTTAAAAAATAAGTCTTCATAGGAAGAACCAACTTGAAAACCTGATTGTTTAGCTCCACTAATTGCATGAGTAATTGTTGTATTAATTGGTCCACTTGAATAATATTCAATCATTACCCTTTTACTTCCTAATTTTGTAGGAACTCTTTGACTTCTTCTATGAAAATGTTTATTTAACAGCTTTGCATCATTCAAATTCAATTTATTTTCATTATCCATATATAATTCTTCATCGCCTTCAACAGGAACAAACATATCTTCGTAATTCATAATACCTATTTTATTTTATAATATAAATTTTTCTTTATACTGTTTTTATTATTCTATTATATCATCAATATGATTTAATTCAGTGATAGATATTTCTCCATCATCTTCTGGATTTTCTTTAATATATTTATCAATATATCTATAAATACGATTAATTTCAAGTTTTGAAATTTCTAAATTTTCAAATAAAGTTAACGCTGTAGTATCATCATAATTATTTTTGATTTCTAAAAAAAAAGCAAATAAATCTTTTTTATCCATACTTAATTGTTGTGCTAAATTTTGAATAAATAAGGAATTATTATATTCAGTTGAATATTTGGTAAGAACTTTTGTGAAACGAACCTCAGTTGGATTATATTTTGGTTTCTTTACAATACAATCATGATAAATTTTGTTATTTTTAAATGTTTTCAAGAGAGAACTCATCTCATTAAATTGCCAAATTTGTTTTTGAAAAGTAATTCGATCAATATAATCTGAAAAACATATATTTTCTAGTTGTTTTAAATAAATAGGAATTGAAATATTCATTTTTAATTTACCTAAAACATCAATTATATTTTCATGCCATAGTAACCCAACAATAGTTCTATCTGTTTCATTCATCATAGTCATATGTTCTTCAATATGAAATTTTTTATTAATCAATTTTTGAGTTATATTTTTTGTGTCATCATTATAATATTTTACTTGAAAAATATTTTCTATGATGGAAGAATTCAATATATTCTCTTTGGAATTATACATTTGATATAAGTTATTTAATTTACGTAAATCCCCTTGTATAAATTGAATTATATTTTTTTTTACATCACTATTCAAATTAGGCATTAACTTATCCATTATAGTTGAAATTTGACAACCAAGTGGTGTTTTTAATTCAATTGTATTACAAACCTTCATTAATTCTTTTATTTTTTTATCAATATGATAATTTCCAATGCAAATAATTGGATTTAATGTTACTTCTTCTAGCTTCTGTTTTTTTGTTTTTTTTGGTCTAATTAATTTAATCAATGTATTTATTCCCCCTTTGTCTCCATTATTCATACCATCAATTTCATCCATTACTATGGCTATTCTTTTAATTTTCTTATGAAAAAGGCTCATTATATTTTTATCCGACATATTATGTTTAGTAATCATATCTATAATGGATTTATTTCTTATGTCTCCTGCATCATATTTAATTACATCATAGTCTAATTCTTTTAATCTATCCATAACAAATTTTGTTTTACCTGTTCCCGGATCTCCATAAATATAAATACCTTTTTTTGTATTATTATCAAATTTATTTTTTTCAAAATGATGTAGAATTTTTTGAAATTCAATTATTTTTTCTTCCCTATTTAATATATAATTTATATTTATATTTTCCATCTTTTATTTTTATGAATATTGTTTTTATGTTGATTTTGACACAAACCTTGTTCTATTAAAAAACTATTTATTAATGTTCGACAACGATGGCATTCATTTTCTATACAAAAATCTTTGATAAAATAAATATAATTTTTATAGATGATGTTTTTATATATATAGTGTTTAATTTCTATCCATTTTTTATAGTTTTCTTTCATTATCCATTGAAATACAAAATCATTATCCCTACGAACAATATCTCGAATGTAATTTTCAATATTTTTTTTTGGAATTAAGCTCCTTATTAGAGAATGATTTAAGATATAGTTTTTTTTTGTTAAAAAAATGGTAGTACATATAGGTAAATAATTTTTAATTATATTTATTAACTCGTCTGGAAGTGTTTTACTAATTTTTTGTAACAAAACAACTTCATTCATTTTATATATTATTTTATATATAATGAATATTGTATTTAATTAATATATTTATATTTAAATTATTTTTATTTTTATTTTTATTTTTATTTTTATTTTTATTTATTATATATCTTTTTTATATCAATGCCGGGATTAATTGTAGCACATAATTATGGTTTTTTTTCTTGTTGTAGTATTAAATTACAAAATATAATTAAATTTTTCAATGAAAATAAACGGTTACCTTTAAACGTCTACAGTAAAAAAATGTTTGAATGGTATAAGGTTAATACTGATCGTGATATTACTTATGATTATTTCGAACATTACAATCAATTTGAAAATATACTATATAATGGAGATATTGATTATCATGAAAATTATCAATATAGTAACTATACTAATATAAGTTATCAATCTATAGGACCATTTATTAAAAAATATTTTTCTCCATCTAATGAAGTACAAAATATAATTTCTAGAATAGAAGAAAAATATCAAATTGAATACCAAAATATTTGTGTTTTATTTTATAGGGGAAATGATAAAAATACCGAAACTACTATTTGTGGATATGAAGAATATATAAAAATGGCTAAATTAATTTTACAAAATAATTCCAATATACGTTTTTTAATTCAAAGTGATGAAACAGAGTTTATATATTGTATTCTAAAAGAATTTCCAAACAACTCTTTTTATTTTAAAGATGAAATCAGACATATGAAAAAATGTATGGATACAGTAGATAAAGTAAATAAAGATAAAATAGATATTTATTCTAAAAATTATTTAGCTATAACTATTATTATGTCTAAATGTAATTATATTATTTGTGGAAGTGGTAATTGTTCTATTTGGATTATGCTATATAGAGGAAATAATAAAAATGTATATCAAAACAATGGAATTTCCTGGTATTAATCGCAAGGATTATCAGATGAACCTCCATAAGTTATTCCATCCCAAGTTAAACCACATCCCGTTGCGAAATTATATTTATTACACATTCCAGATGATCCATTATAGGTTGAACCAGTAAAATCCATAGATAATGGTACACCTTGTACATTAGAAGGACATGTTCCTAAATTTTTTATATTTACACAATTACCTCCGTTACCTGATGTATCAATCCAATAATCAGGACAATCCCCAATTACAGGAGGCCAAGTTTGACTATTAGAAGCGTTTTTTATAGAAACTGCTATAAAAACTAATAAAGCAATTAATATTATAATTGCTATAATTAAAACTATTTTTTGAAAATTATTCATAAAGGACAATCTTTTATATAAAAAATTAGCTAGACATATTAATAAAATAAAAAATACTATCGTAAAAACTATTTTTCCAAAGAGACCCAACATATAATTATAAAATAAATATATATAATTATTTTATATTTGATTATTATAAATGAATACTTATGCCAATGGAAGAATTGATATAAAATCTCCTAATACTCAACAATTATTCTCTATGTATGATAGAATTCCAGCTCACCAATGTACTTCTTATAGGGATCCTACAGAAGGAATGTGGGATAATACAGTTTTATCAGAACATTATTTTTCTAAAGAAAACATTCAAATTCTTCAAAATGCAATAAGAGCAGGTATTTATAAAAAATCAAAAGGTCAATATTTAATTCCCCCTCAGCAATGTGATATACTAAAAATTATTATGAGAAGTGTATATTTACAACATTCTGCAAGCAGACCAACACATATTCGTGAACAAATTGAGGAATTAAATAAAATAGTACTTAACTATAGTATTCAGCAAGTTTACGGGGAAATACAAGGATATTTAAAATATATTGATGATGCAAGTACTTTAGTGGTTCCTATTCAACATCCCGTTATGGCAGATAATACTGATAGGGAACTTTACTTTTCAGGATGGTTTTAATATGTTTAAATATATTTATTAAATTATTTATTATATAATAATGGATGATAAAATAGTCTTACTTTGTTGTACAGGTAGATCTGGTTCAACAACACTACAACAAATTATAAACACTATTCCTAATAGTAATATTTGTGGAGAGAATTATGGAGCTGTTAATAGTTTATTATTATTTTATAAAAAATTAAAACAAACTACATTTATACAAGTTCCTGGAAGGAAAAAACCTATGTCGTATGATGAATTGATTAAAAATAAAATTAAACCAGCATGGTATAATAGTTATCATTTAACTGAAATGAAGAACCTTATTAAACTTCAAATAACAAAAATGTTTAAAAACTCTGAAAATACTACTCTATGGGGATTTAAAGAAATTCGTTATGAAAATAAAAATATAAAATTACTAAAAGAATTTAAAGAATTATTTCCTAATGTCAAAATTATTATTAATATAAGAGAAGATACACAAAAACAATCACAAAGTAGTTGGTTTAAAAATGATCCGAACTCTAAAATATTTTTAGACAATGAAAATAATAATTTCAAAGAATTTTATGAAAAAAATAAAGAATATTGTTATTTAAATACATTTGAAAAAATTTTTGATATGAATAATATTAAAAATATGTTTGAATTTATAGATTGTAAAGAGGAATTTAATGAAGAAAAAATAAAGAATGTTTTAGAAAATGAATTGAAAAGTATATAGCTCATTTAACTAATATTTTTAGAAATTTTTATTAGTTTTATACATTATTTTATACATTATTTTATAATTATTTTACTTTTTTACTAAACTACTTTTTAACTACCTTTTTTATAACCTTCTTTTGAATAACAGTATCATTAGTTTCTCTTTCTCTTTTGTAATTAACATATACTTTTTTTAGTAATGCTAATTCATTTAGCCACATTTCATGTATAGTCATATTCTTGGTAGTTTCCAATTCAGATAACTTATTCTCATGATCTTTGAATAAATTTTCTATATTTTCTTCTGTTACACAATCCATTGTCATTTTAACCAAATATTTGTATTCTTTATCATCTTCTAAACAATCATATTTTTTTTCTTGTAACATCTGAAATACTTCTTCTTTTTTCTTTTTCCTCAAATCAATCGTTCCATCAAGATTTTCACGTAAATACTTGGTTTTATTAGACAAAACTAATAATTCTTTTTCTAATGCTTTTATTAAATATTCTTTTCTGGATTGATAAAGTTGAAGTCTAGTTTCAAAATAATCATCAATTATTTGAGGAATACTATCGTATTTCTTTAATTTATCTTTGGCATCAAATAAATGCATATTAGTAGTACTATTGGTATTATATAATTTAAATGTCTTATATACTCCATTCGTCTGATAATCGCCTTCTAATAATTCCAACTCTTCTAATTTACCTTTATGAAGAGTTATACTAAAATCTACTGTTGTATCTTTACTCATATCATCATATTCTTTAACAACTGGAATAATCTTTTTACCATTTTTATCTGTTGTTTCCATTAAATATTCCAAATGTTCTTTAAAATCATCCGTCCAATAACCAACTGGTAGTTCTGTTACTCTTATTTTATCTACTCCAATTTTTTCATATATTCCTTTCATAATACACTTACTAGGAGTACACATTTCAATAGTTCCTTTAAATCCTTCATAATAAGGTTTAAATTCAAAAACTTTTATTTCATTTGATAAATCAGGTGTTAGTTTATCTTGTAAATAATTAATTATTTCCATAGGATTATAACACATGATATCTGTACTAAATCCTGTTCCAATTCCTTTACTACCATTAACTAAAACCATAGGAATAATAGGAGCATAGAATATGGGTTCAACAATTTGTCCGTCATCATTTAAATAGTTCAAGACATTATCATCTGAGAAATTGAAAATAAACCTTGTAATTTTATTCAAGTATGTAAATATATATCTCTCTGATGCACTATCTTGACCACCACGTAGTCTACTTCCAAATTGTCCTGATGGAATAAATAAATTAATATTATTGGATCCAACAAAGTTTTGAGCCATTCCAACAATTGCTGCATTTAAACTCGCTTCTCCATGATGATAACCCGAATGTTCAGAAACGTAACCAGAAAATTGCGCCACTTTAATTTCAGTAGTCAAATTTTTCTTGAATGCGGAAAACAATATTTTTCTTAAACTAATTTTCAAGCCATCCATAATATTAGGAATACTTCTATCACAATCATATTTTGAAAAATGGATAAATTCTTTATCAACAAATTCCTTGTAACTAACTGTTTTTTTATTTGTATCCAAGTATGCATTACGATCATATGTCTCTAACCAATCTTTACGATCATCCGCACGCTTTTTATTAAATACCATATCAATAGTATTGTCACAGATATCACCTTGGCTCTCAAAACCAACTATTTTTTTATTTTCAAAATATTCTTTAAATTCTTTGCCTGTACTAGTTCCTAAACCCTTATAATATTTAATATTCCATGATTTAATATCGGTTTGCAAATTCTCTTTCCAATTATTATATTCACCCTCATTATAAAACAATAATTCTTGTGCTCCTTTTCGTGCTTTTAAAATAGGTGTATTCATAAATCCAATAAATCCGGGAATTTTATATAAACTAGGCCATTCAGCTTGAAATAAATTAATACCTAATCCTTTTATATGAGATCCATCTAAATCCTGATCACATAAGAATATAATTTTACTATAACGCAACTGTTTATGTATATCTTCCATGGATTTATATTCTTTTCCTACTTCAAGTCCAACTATTTTTTTTATTTCTGCGATTTCCTTATTTTCAGATATCTTTTTTATATTTTCTCCACGCACATTCAATATTTTACCCTTCATAGGATAAACACCAATTGTATTTCTATCTTCTGATGAAAGACCTGAAACAATTCCCGCTTTAGCTGAATCTCCCTCACAAAAGATAATAATACAATCTTTGGACTTTTCAGTACCCGCCCAGTTAGCATCAATTAATTTTGGAATACCGCGTATATTTCTATTTTTAGTACCATCTGTTTTTTTCGCTGCTTTCGTTTCTTTTAAATCACTAATAGCACATGCGGCATCCATAACTCCCATTTTAGCAAGCTTTTCAATGAATTTTTCTGAAACCGTACAACTGGAACCAAATTTAGTTGGTGGTGTATTCATGTAATCTTTGGTTTGACTATCAAAGGATGGATTTTCAATGTCACATCTTATAAATAAAATTAGTTGTTCTTTAATGGAATTAGGAGTTACTTTAACCTTTTTCTTTTTTTCAATATATTCTCCTAGTTTTCTTGTAATTTGATTTAAAATATAATCTACATGTTTTCCACCTTTACAAGTGGAAATGCCATTAACAAAAGATACCTGAATAAATTCATGAGTAGGTGATAATCCACATGCAAATTCCCATCTTTCACCTTCTTCTTCATATACTCTTTTTCCTTCATCTTTCGATCCAATATATAAATCAATATAATTTTGAAAATTCTTTACTGGAATTAAAGATGAATTATATTTTACTTTCAGACTTTTATCAGTTATAGCAGAAATATCATAAACACGCTTTTTCAAATAAGCAATAAAGTCGGTGGTCAAATTACTCATTCCTAGTCTTTTATAATCAGGTTTAAAAACTATTTTTGTATAAGGTTTAGTCTTACATTTTGTTATTGAGGGACTACAAATTTCATCTAAGTTGGATTTAAATTCTTGTTTATATTTTAGGCCTCTAACATGATCTACTGTTTCAATAGAACCATAAGTAGACCAAATTAATACTAATTTGAACCCAAACCCGTTTTTACCTCCAACTATTTTTTTTTCTGTTTTATCATAATTTGTAGAGGTACGAAGATGTCCGAATATAAGTTCAGGTATCCAAATTTTATAATCTGGGTGTTGAGCAACATCTATTCCATTTCCATCATTCATCATAGAAATAGTACCATCCTCATCAATCGTTACCTCTATATTATTAACCGGAACAGAGTTTTCTATTTTATTTTGAATTGCAGTATTCATACGAATTACATGATCGCGACAATTTACAATTCCTTCATCAAATAGTTTATATAAACCAGGTATATATTTTATATTTTTTTCTATAATTTTATTACCTGTTTCATTTAAAATCCATACCGGTCCCTCTATTTCTTCTACAGAGCCAATATAAGTATCTGGGTTAGATAATATATGTTCTTTATCTGTTTTCTGTTGATATTTATTTGATAATTCACTATTCGACGACATAATTTACTATTAATATTATAAAATAGATAGGTTTAAATTATTTCAATTTTTTTATAATATAGATTAGTATATGATTCATCAATCCTTTATTCCTGGTTCAACTAAAAATATTAAAAAGCTATCTAAAACTGATTTACAATCACGTATTGAATGTCTATGTTTTCATGATACGCATAAGAAACTTAAAACTGCTCAAAATGATCCGAACTATCAATCTAATAACATGAGGATTGCAAATATCATTGTTAATAGTAATGGTATAAGTAAAACTTTAAACAATGGAAATAGCTATTTGAATTTAGAATCTCAACTATTAATAGATAGTTTAGGAAGTATAGAAGGACAACCAGGAGGTAGTTTTAGGCCATTGAGAAATAAATTTTAATTGAGTTTTAATTTAATTAGAATTTAATTAGAATTTAATTTAAATTCAGATTTTAAAAATCTATTTCAAGTTTAGAAAAGTTACTCATAAAAAAATATATTTTCTCTCCTAATTTTATAATGACTAAAACAATTAACGGTAAAAAATATGACAATACTGTCGGAAGTAGAGCTCAAGTTTGGCATGGAACTTCCTACAAAACAGCAGGGGGTCTAAAAAAGAAAGATTTAATTAAAAATAAAGCTGGACGTATCGTTTCTAAAACTAAATATGAAACTGCCAAAAGAGAAAAACGTCTAATCAAAGCTGGTTATGGAACAAAGAAAGGACATTTTGGATTTGTTAGAACTCAAAGTAAAAAGAGTCGTGGAAGTAGATCAAAAAAATACCGAGGTGGATCGGGAATAGGCCTTCCATTAAATCCAAGTCCTATCCATGGTATTCGCGGAACTTCGGGTGTAGATCTTCAGTTTGTTGCTGGTAACGCAGCATAATAAATATTATAATAATAGTTTTATACGTAGAATTTATTTATTTTATATATTCATAAAAATATATAAAATGTTTACTATATCTTATGGAGTAAAAAATAAAACAATTGATATAACTAGTTTTGTATATACAAATTGTATAAAAAATTTAATAATATATATTCCTAACGATGATAATAAAAGAGCATTTCTATTCGGGGATCCTTTCTTTGGAATAGTAAAAAGTATTTTTATTAAAAAAGATGGAGAAGAAGAAGTTGAATATAATGATACATTAGATATATTTATTGATGTAAAAACAAATTTAATTTATACAAATAAAATTTTTATTCCAAGTTATATTTTAGATATATATGTCGATTATAAAATCGACTACAAGTTAGCTAATATTCATAAAAGATTAAATTTAAAATACGGAGATTTAATGGAGGAATATACTGAACAAAAAATGGCAGTTAGATATTTGACTGGTTATGAAAAAGTCTTGGAAATTGGAGGAAATATAGGAAGAAATAGTCTTATAATAGCATATTTATTAAATGAAAAAGAAAATAATGATTTTGTTACATTAGAATGTGCCCAATCTACTGCACAATTACTATGTGAAAATAGAGATTTAAATAATTTTAACTTTCACGTAGAAGATGCTGCTTTATCAAAAAAAAAAATATATCAGCAAAAATGGGTAAATAATCCTATAGCTGCTTACACTGTTGAGATTGATAAAACAACAGAAGATTTATCTGAATTCAGTGAAGTAAAATCAATAACATGGGAAGAATTAATTAAAAAATATCAAATAAATTTTGATACTTTAATATTAGATTGTGAAGGAGCATTTTATAATATTCTTTTGTCAATGCCTGAAATATTAGATAATATAAAATTAATCATAATGGAAAATGATTATTTAGATATTGCAAAAAAAGAATATGTAGATGAAGTTTTAAAACAGAATAATTTTTATGTAGACTACCAAGAATGTGGTCCTCCTTGTACAAAATTTCGTCCTTGTCATACCAATTTTTATGAAGTTTGGAAAAAGAAGGATCAAAATGAAATCATCAATATTTAATCATCATCCTTATCATAAGAACCAACTTTCAGAAATGAAATTTTCATATATTATATAGTCTGCTAGTTTCATATATAAATATTTTTCAAAATACCTTTTACTAACAACGAATTTATAGGATGGCGAGGATACAAATTTACAATAATAATTATACGCATCATCTATACATAATAAAGAAGAAGTATTGGTATCATTTTTATAATAATTTTTTATAAATTCTAATGCATCATTAATATCTTTTTGTTTATTCCATAAACTACATTGTATATTAGAAATAAATTTGTCTTCTATTATATCAATATTGCAATAAAAATGAGATACGATTTTCAATATATTTTCTTCATGAATATTATTAAACTTGAGAGAAGAATTTTGTTTCAACCACATTTTAAATAATTTACATAATTCATCAATTTCAATTTCATTTTCAAAATCATTTTCCATATCTTCTTCGAAAATATTATCCGATATAGTTATTGTTTCTTGCCAAAATTGAATAAATTCACTTACCATGGGTAAATACTTACTTGTTATAGAAAGAAATGTATCACTTTCTTCATCATAGGAATATTTTTCTTTAAGTAATAATTTTAATGTATTTGAATAAAGTATGTTTGGTAAATTATTAGATCCAATAAATTGTTTCCATAAAAAGTGAATATTTCTCCATTCTATTTTAGATACATCATTAGTTGGAGTAACAGGTTCAATATAACTGCTACAAAATTGGCTAAATATATCTAATTGACTTTTAGTCTTTATGTAAAAAACATAGGACTTTAACTCTTCATCTTCCGCATGATTTTCAATAAAGTTATCTGAATTTTGAAACCTATTTGAATAATGTGCTGCTACACATAATAAATTGAGACCTATGTGTTTGATAATATTTTTCCATAATTCGAGAGAAAAACTGCTATTGAGTTTTATAAGACGACAGTTTTCATAAGAATGATTTTCATGGTATTTTGTCATAAAGTTAGAGGTAGTATAAGATATACCAATACACCAATATGCAACTTGATCTATTTCATTTAAAAATTTTCTAGTTTGTGTATCAACTAAATAAATTAAATGATTATTCTTTTTTAAAATATTGTCTCCAATAACAGTCAAAAAATATTTGGCTTGATTTTTACTGTTGAATATAGAAGGATATAAAACATTAATAACATTCTGAATAGTGGAGGAATTAGGTATCGAAGAAAATAAACTTCTCTCTTTTATTTGTTTTAAAATATGAATTTTTGTTCGATATTTCCATTGCATTAATACTCTGTCATAGGAAATGGTTGATAACAAATTATGTAATATGTCATCTTCACTTACAATAAAGTAATTCTTTCCATCATAGTTATAAAAATAATTAATGGATGTCAAGTAATAATAATGGTTTTTATTTAAAAATACCTTGATAAATATTTCTTTTTCAGAAATTAAATATTTATTTCTTGTAATTCTTCTCTCATGGTTTTTTAATTCATTTTCTAAAGTATTTGGTAAATAATTAACTACATGATTATGTAACCGTTGTATCATATAGTGATCATTTTCATATAAATCATATAATTGATTGATTGAATTTATACATTTCTCTCTTGTATCAATATTATTTTTAGAAATAATATTTTGTTCATCCATAATTATTTTAATTATAATATTAGTTTTTATATTTATTACAAGTAATAACAAATAAATAAATCAAATTAATAGGAAGAATATTATTTTTTATAAGTATTTAAAGATTATAATAAAAATAAGTTATAATGTCAAATAACGCATCGAAAAATCCATCTTCTAATGTAGGAAATGTATTAACTATAAAGACGGTACAAATTGCTCCATTTCGAACTTTAATGACTGCTCTGAAAGATATTTTATTAGAAACCAATATTACTTTTCAACCAGACGGTATTCGTATTATTAATATGGATAAGTCTCATACTATCTTGGCACACCTATACTTGGCCGCCCAGAATTTCGAGTTTTATGAATGTAAAAAAGAGAAAATTATTATCGGTGTCAACATGTTTCATTTATTCAAGTTGATTAATTCGATTGATAATGATGACACTCTTACAATTTATATTGAAAATGGGGATTATGTGGACGGAATAGTATCTCATCTTGCCCTAAAGTTTGAAAACGGGGAAATTAAACAATGCAAGACACAGAAATTACGTCTTATTGAACCAGAACCCGAAGAACTTGAATACCCTGATGTAAAGTTCTCATCCATTATTAATTTACCATCAGCTGACTTTCAGAAAATTATTCGAGATCTCTCTTGTATTTCCGATAAATTGGAAATTAAATCAGTTGGAAACGAATTAATCTTTAAATGTTCTGGACAATTTGCGTCAGCGGAAATACATCGCGCCGAATCCGATGGAAGTATGGGATTTGTAATGAAACAAAATCCTTCTAAAATTATCCAAGGTGAATTCTCGTGTAAAAACCTGAGTTATTTTATTAAATGTACAAATTTATGCTCTCAGATAGAAATTTATTTGGAGAACGATTTACCATTGGTTGTCAAGTATAATGTTGCTAGTTTGGGCGAGATAAAACTCTGCCTTTCGAACCTCCCAAGTTCATCCTAAATTATAAAAAATGAAATGAATTATGGTTTGACGACTAAAAATAACATTGGTAAAGTGAACATTTTCAAAAATTATTTATTATATATAAATATATATAATAAATAATATAAAGAGAACACTATATAATAGAGTATAAGATATGCCAACTAAATTTACATTAGAACAAGTCAAAGAAAAATTTACCGAGAAAAATTGTGTTTTATTAAGTGATAAATATATAAATCAAAAAGAAAAACTAGAATATATTGCTGCATGTGGACATAATAATATTATTATATTTAAAGATTTTTTGAATAATTCTGGAACAAAATGTAGAAGTTGTACTTTACATATACCTAATTATGAAGATATTGAAAAGTCGTTTTCTGAGAAAGGATGTAAAGTTTCTATGACTGAAGAAGAATTCTTGCAAAAATATAAAAATAATAATTGTAAGATAAATTATATTGCTTTTTGTGGTCATGAAAATATAGTAAGATATAAAAATTTCTTAACATTAAATCAAGGTACAAATTGTCCTAATTGTGTTCATATTAATACTGGTAATAAAATGAAAGATTTTTATTCCAATAGTAATAATAAGTTATCTTGTATAAAACAAGAATTAAAAGGGATTAATTATATAAAAGAATTAATTGGAAATCATTTTACTACAATTAAATTATTTGATGGTTGTAAAGCTGATATATCAATTCAAAAATACGATGAAATAGAAGATTTATGGTTAGGTATACAAGTTAAAACTACTTTTCAAAAAACAGAAAAAAGTCAATATTATTTCCGATTGAATAATGGAAAATATGAAAATTGTTTGATATTATGTTTATGTGAAGAAGATAAAAAAATGTGGTTAATTCCATATGAAGAAGTTAATGGATTAAAAACTATCGGTATTGCATTAAAATCTAAATATAATAAATTTGAAGTAACTATTGAAAATTTAATAGAAAAATTAAATAATTATTATGAAAAAGGGATAAAATTTAATTTTGAAACTATTGATACTCCTACAAGTTCTACACAGAAACAAGAACAGGTATATAATAAAATTAGGGAAACAAAAATTGACTTTATTAAATTTATTCCAAATCCTATGGAAGGATTAGTTTATGACTTCAAAATAGGTAATAAAAAAGTTCAAGAAAAAGTTGGATCTATCGTCCATAATAATCATAATTCTTATTGTTTTTCTTTGGTTAAATATGATTGTCGTATTAATAAAAAATCTATGTATAAATGTTATGAAGAAGGAGATAATGATTTTTATTGGCTTCATTGTAAAAATGATTTGTTTTATGTAATACCTGAAAAGGCCCTGATTGAAAATGGATATGCAGGAAAAGATGGAATAAAAACAACTTTATACGTTTCTCCAACAAATAATAATACAGATTGGTGTAATGATTATTTATTTGACTATAATAATATTGATAAAGAAAAATTATTAAAATTATTAGCAGATTAAATTATTTCGTAACCCCTCTCTCAAAAATATGGAATTCCTTGGTACTATTATATGTTAAATAAAAATATCGAATTAGTTCCGCATCACTACAATCATCCATACTATAACATTTCATTCGATCAAGATGCAATGTATCTAGCTCCTTACATAATGTTAGATCAGTAGACTTGAAACGATTATCCAATAAAAGAAAATCATTCTCGCTTTCCAAATATAAAATAATTATTTCTTTCAAATTAAGATATAAGGTCTCTAGTCCAATAATACAATATTGTTTCTTATAATTCATATTAACTATTTTATTCACAAATTTATGTTCATAATTCTCTCTTTTCCAAATAGGACTAAGAGTAAATCGATATTCAGGATCCTCTGAAGCTCCTCTTTTTTCCATTTCCTCTAATATATGATAATAATCATAACAATGACCTTTTAAATGATAAACTAATCTATTAATCTCTCCATTTCGAATAAGAGAGAAATTATTATTATTTTTATTCATATATTGAATATAACTTAATTTATGAATTTTGGCCATTTTCGTCAACATAGCAGTTCTTACAAGTAATTCATAGTCATCACTAATTGGCATCATTTCATTATAATTACCTATTTCTAACAGTGTTTTCTTACGCCAAATACGTGGATGATTTGGCACAGAAACAATATGACTAAGCGTAATATTATTTATATTAGGTGTACTACAAACATAAACCCATCTATTATTATATTTTTGCATATAATATGCGGCATAACCAAGTCCAAAGAAATTTCCATAATGATAATTTTCCCAATTTTCATATACATTAATAAAGTCGGCATATACAAATCCAATATCTTCATTTTGTTCAAATACTTTAGTGGCATTCATTAATAAGTCAGGTAGGATTTCATCATCATGATCTAGTTCAATTACATATTTTCCTCGGCATAAACCAACTGCCTCATTTTTCACATTTCCAATATTTCCACTGTTTTCACTACGTTTATATAAACGCACACGCTTATCATTTTTAAATACTCCTTTTAAAAACTCAAAATGCTCGTCCTCTGGCGAATCATCTATTATTACCCACTCCCAATATAAAAGCGTTTGTAGCTTAACACTATGATATGCGCGAAATATTTTTTCATATGATTTATAACAAGTAGTAAATATTGAAAACACAGGTCTTCTCTCTTCTACTGGAATATTAATTAAATAATGATGATAACAAAAATTAACTCCATTATTAAAATTATCAATATTTTCAATATCTTTATAATGTAACCATCTCTTTCGCATTTCGGCTGGAATAATACTATTAACATCCGGTATATATGACATTTCTTCGCCAAATGTAATTAATAAGTGATAACTACAATCAAACAATTTATTAATTTCTAATTTGTTACTGACTATATTTATATTACAAAATAATTTTTCTTTATTTTCTTCAAGGAAATTATCAATATAGTTATATTGATCGTATCGAAAAAATAGGATATTTGGATATTTCATACATAGATATAGTACAATCTATTAAAGTTATTAATAATAAATAATATTTGTATAAAAGGGTTTTATATTTAGAATAGGTCTTGACATATTAATTCAGAAAAATTATATTATAAATAAAAAATAAATTTATAATATAATGAGTTATATAGTAAACAAGATTTTTAAAAAAAATAAAAATATATTTATTTTAATATTATTAATTATAGGCTATTTACTGTTTTTCTTATTTATTAAAAAAAAAGTTTGGGAATGCTTTACCATTGGAAACACTGATCATAATGAATGTAATGATATATTAATTCCTAGTGTTAGCATTCAAACCTCAACAAAATATACAGCAATTATTATTGAACCAAGAAAACATAATGCCTTACCATTTGTATTAAAGAATTTTACTGAAAATTTAGGTGACGATTGGAACTTTATTATTTATTATGGTAATAAGAATAAGGAATATATTAATAATATTATAAAACAATTCCCATTATCTACTCAAAAACGTATTACTCTTATTCAATTGAATATTGATAACTTATCTGTAGCTCAGTACAGTACTTTATTTTACTGTCCTGCATTTTATAATAATATTCCAACAGATACTTTTTTAATATTCCAGACAGATAGTATCATTTTAAAAGAAAATAAGGATAAAATTTATGACTTTATAGATTATGATTATGTAGGGGCTCCATGGTCTTCGAAAATAGGTCATCTTAGTAAAATGGGTGTAGGAAATGGAGGTCTTTCTTTAAGAAAAAAGAAAAAAATGCAAGAATTATTATCGTATAAACAAAATGTTATTCAGAATGATAAGTACGGTAAGTATATTGCAGAAGATCAATTTTTTAATGGATATTATACTCCACAAGTCCAGGTATGGAAACCAAGTGTAACACAGGCAATGAATTTTTCAGTTGAAACAATGTTTAATGAAACCCCGTTTGGAGTACATAAATGTTGGAATTGGTTATCTCCTGATGAATTAGTTTATATGATAAATAAATACCCAGATATTAAAAAATTAGCTAGTTTACAAAATTAAACTATAAAAAACAAATTCTTTTATAAATTATATATAAGAATACTTATGAAAAAAATAAATTTTGATTTAAATAATAGTTTAAATGTAATAATTCTATTTTTCATAATAATATTTTTCATTGTGATTGGATACATTATATATCAATTACTTAAAAGAAAGGAAAATTTTGAGAATACTAATGGAAATAATACCGGAAAATTAAAGATAGTGATTAATAGTTACAAAGATAATGATGTTTCTTTAAAAAAATTAATTTCTAGTATTAAAAAATTACCCGAATACAAGAAATATCCAATTTATGTATTTATTGGGGGCTATTATAATACTCATATCTCTGAAAAATCACATGATGACAATATAACTTATATAAAATGCAATCATAATTCTATTGATTTTACAGGATTAATAGGTATTCTTGAAAATTTTCCTGAAAAAGATGAATATTATTTTTATTTACATGATACATGTATAGCAGGTCCAGATTTTCTGAAAAATTTAAGTAAAATAGATTTAAATAACGCGTCTAGTTTACGATTAAAAGAATTTCCATCCATGAATATTGGAGTTTATTCCAATAAAGTAATTCAAAATAGTCGACCTATATTATATAAGTTAAAAAATACGGATCCAGATAAAACACAGGAATATAAAAAAATGGGAGTAGATATGGAAGATATTATTTTCAAAAAAGACTACAGTAATAAATTAATAAATAATAAAGATCATTTTGTGTATACAGATGGACCATTTGATATTTATAAAACAGGGGTACCAAGAGTACTTGAATATTATGACTTAGATTTATATAAATTAAAAGCTAACTGGGAACGCAAAGACACTTATGAATTAAATGTATAATACTTGACTTGGCTTTTTATAAAAATATTTGGCTTTTTATAAAAATACTTTTCTTTTTTATTTTTAAATTTTTTTAATATTCGGGAACATGTTTTTTGAATAAACAACCTTGGGGAATAATTCCCTTTATTTCAGAAGTAACAATAGTCGGATTTTGATTAATACAATTCGTCATCCATATCTTAATAATACAAAAGTTTTTTTTTGGTGAGATGGTAATCCCCGTTACGCCGGCTACAAACGATGCTTTTGTACTAATTGTATCACCTACAAGCATATAACTCAATTCTTTCCACACTTCATAAACACATTTATTAGAAACCTTATATGAAAAACATCCCCCATTTCTGTTCTTGGGATCTTCCCACGTAGGTTTAATTCCATCTTTCATTAAAAATAACATACAATTTTTAACCAAAATATCAGGAACTGTTTCCGTCAGTGCAATTGTTTCCTCTACTGTACCAAACGTATAGATTTTTTTATAACTATCTATACCCCAGTCAGTATCATGTGGTAAGTGAGCCCATAACGTCCATCTATCAGTTAAACAGTGAAAATCTTCCATTCTAGACGTGTTTAATGCCATTGTAGAATGAGGACTTACCATCTATATATAATTACTTCAATTTTTTTTAAATAGTTTATTATTAATATTTTCTATATTTGATTTTCAATAAATTTACAATTATATCTTATTATATTAAATTTTTATTTTCTATTTCCACATATTCATTTTCAACAATATCTTCATCTAAATCATTGTTAAAAGTCATAGAGGCTGTAATTTTTCTATTTTTGGCTTCCTGTAATACACATGTATTCTGGTTTTTCTTTTTAATAACATATTTATCCAAATCAAAATGAATAATATCAGTATTATCTACATCTACTATATTTACATCTTGGTCTATAATACTTAATCTGTAATTTAATAAATATTCATTTGAATAATGATCCATTTTATAATATAATTTTAATAAATGAAGAATAAATAAATCATCAATCCAATTATTTACCATGTAAAAATTATAATGTTTATTACTCAAATCTATATAAAAGCATTTATCTGATAAAATAACTTCTATTTGAATAAACTTATAATTAGTAAATTCATATTCAAAATTTTCTGGAATAGAATGATATAGTAAATTAGTAATAATATTTTCAAAATTATAATAAATTAAATAATCATATTGCAGTGGAGATTTTTCTACGATAGTTTTATTATCCTGATTACTAATAATAATAGAATTTGTTATTTCACCATCCTTAATAAAAGAAATATAATTATATTTTTCATTACTGAATAAATTATCATCATAAATAATATAATCTTTAATCAATTCTTTTAAATAACTAAAATCTAAATTCCAATAAATAATAAATGAGTTTACACTGGTTTGGCCTTTTCTAAATAATAATTGTAATTTACTATAAATATAAATAAAATAATATACCAAAAAAATAGATGTTTTTTCTGTTTTCAATAAAATAAAATAATAACTTTCGTTATAAGCAACTGGAAACCATATTTTAAAAAATTGTTGTAAAGAAAAGATATACACACAAAAACGAAATATATTAAACAACATAATGTATTTTATATATTTCATAAATATTTTTTAAATAGTTTTTTATAAACTTTGATATGCAGGACTAGTACTAATTCTTAAAGGTGGAGGTGGAGGTGGAGGTGGATTTGAATTTGTAGTAGTTTGAGTATCATAACTGTTGTTATTAAGAGTATCTGGATCCATTAATGTATAATAAGGTGGAGGTGGACTATCAACATATTGGACAGCACCTGTAGTTGCATTTAAACCAAAGAAATATAATAATAAAGATACTATTACAGTCATCAATATAAATGGTGTAAAAACAATAATCCAAGATATAACACCCAAACCTCTCTGACATAATATACTCAACAATATAGTAACCATAATCATTACAAAAGATTTTACGACAGCTGTATTATAATACTTTCTATATAAATCAATAACTATTTGTGTGGCTGAAAATATAACATAAATAATTGCTGGGGAACATAACCTAAACATTATTTATATAATATAGTTTTAATAAAATTTTAATTAAAATAAGGTTCACCATCTTTTAAATACCCAACTTTTTTACCCACTTCTTCATCCTTAGTCACCTCATATATAACACCATTTTCTTCATTATTTGTGTAATAGGTTATATCGTCAATTTCAATTTCAAATAATTCTTCTTCCTCATCTTGTTGTTCCTCTTCTTTTTGTTCTTTTTTCTCTTCTATTTGTTCTTCTTTATCAATTATCAATTCTTCCTCTTTTGTTTCCTCTTCCAACTCATCCTCTTCTTCTTCTTCTTCTTCTTCTTCTTCTTCATCTACACTTTCTTCATTAATTACTAATGTAATATTTTCTTTACGTATCTCAGGTAAATTTTTAATTTTTAAAGAATTTAGTTCCAACTTCATTTTAAATAATTCATCCTTTAGATCTAAAATGTTATCTTCATTTTTTTTATTAAATTCTAACAATGTTCCTTGTAATGAAGTTATTTTATTATCTTGTATTTCATGTCTAGAATGTAAGTCACGTATTTCCTTATAAACAGGTTTAATTTCATCTTGAATAGTTCCTTTTATACATGAAATTATTTCACTTAAATTAAAGTTATTATTTTCAGCATTTTTTTCTTCTTTTATAGCAATCTTTTCTTCTTTTACTAGTGCTTTTTCTTCTTTTACTAGTGCTTTTTCTTCTTTTATAACTGCCTTTTCTTCTTTTATAACTGCATTTTCTTCTTTTACAACTACTTTTTCTTCAACTTTTTCTTTTTTAGATGATTTATTAGCTACATTCATAATTAGGTTATAAGTCTCTTCATATAAATTATATTTTTCAGAATAATCTACTAATAACATATTTACTCTTTTTTCAACAACATCATTAACTTCATTTAATAAAGGAGCAATATCCAACTTAACAATATTATTCATATATCCTAACTTTAATTAATATAGTGTTATTCGTTTAATATGATTTAAAAAATAATTTATCTAAATCATATATGGAAAATTTAGACTTGGAGGAAAAAATTAATATTATACTACGTCAAACCAACTATACATATGAAGAAGCTCAATACAAACTTAAGGAAAATAATAATGATCATATTCAAGTTATAAAAAAATATATTGGGATTAATGATAAAAAAACTACAACTACATGTAAACCTAACTCTTTAAATCAAGAAATATATAAACAACTAAGAGAGAAAATGAATACAGGTATTAAAGACTATAACACTAAGGTACAAAATGAGAAAGTAGTTTTACATTAAATGATTTAAATAAATATAAATATATATTTATTATGTCTAGTAAAAAAATTGTTTTTCTTGATAATACGAGCGACCATACACATGTTTCAATTAAAAATACTGGTATTGGGGCAAGCGAATATCAATTTTATAATTTAGTTTCTCAATTTTCTAATTTAAGTGATGAAAAAATAACATGTTTTAATGGGATTAATAAAAATTTAGAAATAAATAATATTATTTATAATAACATCAACTGTTTTATGGAAACATCATTTGAAGACAATTCTATTTTTGTAATACAACGTTTTTTCCCTTATGAAGAAAATGTTAGAAATAAATTATATAATTATAAAACCTATTTATGGATACATGATATTCCTCATATATATATATTTTTGGAAAATAATGAAAGCTTGATAAATTATTATAATAGTAAACTTGATTTATTTAAAAAATATCTGATTGAAAATTTCGTTGAAAAAAAAACTATACATTTTATATTTAATAGTGAACATTGTAAAAACATGTTTGTCCATTATTTAAAAGAGTTTGGCATAAGTATAGAAGATAATAGACTAATTGTAATTTATAATATTTTATATGAAGAAGAATTTATTTCTATTAAAAATAAACATATTCCTGTTTTAAAAAACCAACTTGTATATGCATCCGCTTGGCAAAAAGGAATTGAAGATATAATATCGATTTTTGAATATATATTACAAAAAGATAGTAGTTATATTCTTATTTTAATGCATCCTGGATATGGAATGGAAATATATGAAAATTATAAAAAATATTTATTACAAAAATTTCCAAATAATATAGTTATTAAAGATTCATTATCCAAAGATAAATATAGTGAAATTATAAAAGAATCGTTATGTGTGTTATCATCAAGATTTAATGAAACATTTGGATGTGTTTTTGCTGAAAGTTATTATTTAGGAACACCGGTTATTGCGGATATTGGATCAGGAGCAGTAAAAGAAATAATTGATAATTATTTTATTGTTAATTATAATAATAAAGAACAAGTATTTAATAAAATTAAAGAAATATCTTATAAAAGAGATCATATGAATATAAAATTGCCAGACAAATTTTTATTTAATGAAAATTTTAATAAATGGAAAAGTATTTTACAATAATATTAGAGAGCTTTAATTAAACAGGTATTGTAAATTATTCATTTTTACATAATGTTTTATAATATTTACCATATTTTCAACATTATTATTTTGTATACATGAATTATATAATTCATTTCTAAGATACTTTGATTTCAAAATATTTCCATAATGAAAATCTAAATTACTACAAACATAATAATAAGATAATCTATGATCAACTTTAAAAATAAAAATTCCATTTCTTTTATTATACCTTCCATCAAACTCAACTAGTATTAAATAAAGAATATCTTCAGGTAAATCTTGTTGAAATAATCTTTCAACCATAAATTGATATTAAATAAAATAAAATTATTTATTTAATATTATTATTTTGTAAATTATTCATTTTATTTGTAAAGAATTCATTTATCAGATAATTCATTATACAATACCAAATTTCTCATTTATAATATTATTTTTCGTCTGATGTTTTTTTTGTATTTTTTTCCGTAATTGATAATTATTGGAAGGAATGATTTTATTATTTATTATAAAGTCATCATTATCTTCATGTAGTTCCGGCATAATTCGAGTAAGTGGTTTTTCAATTATTAAAAAAAGTCTTTCGTTTCGTAATAAAGATCGATATTCTTGAATAGTCAAATTGCCATAATATTTATCCAACATGTAATAAGGATTTGGAGAAGGTTTAATATTTTGTTTATAATCATAAATTTTTGAATAAATATGATTTATTAAGTAATATCTCTCAAATTTGGATGAACTATCAATATTTTCTTCCATTAAGTATGCTACAGCACATTCTGGACTACAAAAACATCCATATACATGATAAGAATTTTTTATAAAATGTTTTGGTATATAAATGGGTGGATTATCAAAATCATAAGTACACCAAAAACATGCTGACTTTTTATTATTAATATTATTATTATGTAAATTATGTTCTAAATGTTTCAACTTATTCCATATCTCTTTTGTTTCGTACTCTCTATTATTTGTATAACTAATATCTTCATCATCTTCTACTATCTTATCACTATTTTGAAAATTCATAGAGGGAGGAGTTTCAATTATTTCAAAAGACAAATCATGTTTATTATTTGAAAAATAAAATGGTTCAACAATACTATTCATAACATTCATTTCTAAATCTTTTAAACAACATTTTAAATGTAAAATTACACTAGGTTTTGAATTAAAATTATCATCGTGAATAGAATTGATTTGTTGAATAATTTTACCTCCTTTTGGTTTTCTACCTCTTTTTTTAATAACAGGAGCTTTATTTTCCGTAATTAAATTATCTTCTGGTAAATCTTCTGTTATTTCATTATTTGAACTTTCTGATACATAATTTACTTTTTCAATAAAATTATTTGCTACATCATTATTTTCTAATACAATATTTTCTTCTTTAGTTTGTTTTGGTTTTCTGCCGCGTTTTTTTAAAGTAACATTTTCTAATGACATTATATAATTTATTAATGATTTTAATTTAAATAGTTTTTATATATACTTTTTTTTAGAAATAAGTTTACCAATTAAAAATTTATGATTTTAAAAATTAATTATTTAAATAGTTTATTATATAATTATTATGTCAAGTACTCCATTAGTTGAACTATATAGACCCACCAATTTTGAAAATATAGTTTTAGACCCATTAAATAAGAAAATTCTGAAAAATATTATTGACACTGCATATTTTCCCAACTTACTTTTTTATGGTCCACCAGGAACTGGAAAAACTACCACTATTATTAATTTAATAGATAGTTATCAAGAAAAAATGGGTTGTAAAAATAAGGGTCTTATTATTCATTTAAATGCTTCCGATGAAAGAGGAATTGATATTATTCGTAATCAGATAAGTTTTTTTGTTAATTCTAAACCATTATTTCAAACTGGAATGAAATTCGTTATTTTAGATGAAGTAGACTATATGACTAAAAACGCTCAGCAGGCGTTAAGATATCTATTACAAAATTATTATAAAAATGTGCGTTTTTGTCTTATTTGTAACTATATAAGTAGAATTGATGAAGGACTACAAAATGAATTTCTTCGATTAAGATTTAATCAACTGCCAGAAGAAAATATTGTTTCTTTTTTAGAAAATATAATTAATTCGGAAGGACTAACAATAACTAAACCGGATCTTCATTCGATACAACGTCTCTTTAAATCAGACATAAGAAGTATGATTAACTTTATACAACTTAATCATAATATAAATAAGTCTAATGTCGAAATAAAAATTATTGACAATGAAATTTGGAATGACTTAACGAATTGTATTAAAAATAATAAAGAAGAAGATTTAACACTAGCAATGGAATATATAAATATTATTAGTATAAAATATAATATTGATAAAAAAAAAATAATAAAAGATTATTTAAATTATTTAATTCGTTACAAAGAAGAAATAATAAGTACACCTTTTTTAAATTTTGTAGAAAATATTATGCATTTACAAGATTGTAAAAACACCTATTTAGTTAATTACTTATTATATAAATTAAAATCTTTTTTCAATATTTGTTTGTTGTAAGTTATTCAATCTAATTAATAATTTATGTAAAAAATAATTTGGGGGTGAAGATTTATTTGGATCCAATATATTACAATTTACTTCATAATTGGTTTCATTATTATTTTTTTCAGGAATAGCTATATTTACAGAATGTTTTTTTTCATGTATAATATTATTATTATTCATGTAATAGCTTCTCTAAATTATGTTTATAAAATAAATAATTGAAATAAATTAATATAAAGAATATAAAGGTAATATTGAATTATTTAGAATATGAATATAAATGATGAATGGGAAAATTTTAAACGTTATAATAATGGAGAAGAAAATGAAGATGATGATGAATTAGAAGTAGAAACAGAACTTGATAATACTGAATATATATCTAATTCGAATGAAATAGATAACACAAAGATAAACATGAATACTAATACCATTATTCCTAAATCAACAAATATATATATTTCTACCAAAACAAAAATAGCGTACTTGAATGCATTTATTGACCTGAAAACATTATATTGGTTAGTTCCAGTTATTCCTTATGCTGTACCCGTTAATGGTGTAATTAAAAAACAAATAAAATTTAATTCGGTATCTCAGGAAGAAGTGGATTATATAAAAGATAAATTAGTTAATGAACCTTATTACGATGAGTATATAATGACTAGTATAGATAATCCTAATGGTAGAATAAAATTTAAAGACATAAGGAAAATCAGTATTGGTATATCTAAAAAAGATATTATGAGTTATCGTTGTAAAAGAAAAAGTGCTTTTTATAACTGTTTTGTCTTAATTTTAAGAATTAAAGTTGATGATAATTTTAAAGAATTCCATGTTAAAGTATTTAATACTGGGAAAATAGAGATACCTGGAATTCAAAAAGAAGATACCTTTCAAAAAGTCTTGATAATGGTACAAGAAATTTTACAACCATTTATGGAGGAAAAAATATATTATAAACCCAACACCGAAGAAACTGTTCTTATTAATTCAAATTTTAATTGTGGGTTTTATATTAATAGGGAGGTTCTATATGACATATTAAAATTAAAATACAATATTCAGTCTATTTATGATCCATGTTCCTATCCTGGTATTCAATGTAAATTTTATTATAATCCAGATGTAGGTATTCAAACAGGTTCTCATATTTCCGATGAAAATAAAAATCTATATATTAATATTGTAGAAGTATCATTTATGATATTTCGAACCGGAAGTGTACTTATTGTTGGTAAGTGTGATGAAGAAGTATTGTTTATTATTTATGAATTTTTAAAAACTATTCTTCATAATGAATATTCAAAAATTTGTCAAAATAATATTAAAATAAACAATGATATTATTAAAGATAAGAAAAAGAAAATCCGAAAGAAGAATATAACTATTGTGAATTAATAACTTAAGTTAGTATTCCTTACTTCAAGATAGTAATCCTTCAAGATAAGAGACAATTAAATTTACATCATTTGTTTCAAGATTAGATATAAATTTATTAATACCCTTTATAACTACATCTATTTCGGTGTTACTATTTAATATTTTAATAAACAATTTATTTAAATAAATATATTTTTCACTAGAAACCGAAGAATATATATTTATTTTTTTAATAAATAAAATATATTGGCTTAATGATGAAAAGGGAAAATTACTTTGTATAAATCTGTTACATAAGTCTTCATATATATCAATAAATTTTACATCAATACCATTTTTAGAATTAACTATAGATAATAAAATATTTTTTAATATATTAACACTACAATTTATAGTATCCCATTTTAAAAATACATCATTATTTGTTTCTTTTTTCCAATTATTATTTGTATTTTTTCGATATTCATTGTTAATATCAAAAATAGTTTTTTTGTAAACATACATAACTGCATCACCTGAATTTAATTGTAAAAAACTGTTTTCTTCTGAAGATGTTTGTTGAATAAATTCTACGTAAAAATAAATTGCTTTTTGAGAATGGAAATTACTAATTTCCAAGTTATTTGTATAATATAATATAAAATGAAAGACATGACTAATGGTTTCTAGACCTCGTATTAAAATGAATTTTTTATACGATGAGTTTTTAATTTTATGATTTTCTAAAATATATTTTAAATATTCTATTATTATTTTCACATATTTATCTAATATAATTGCTGTATTTTCTTCTAGTTTTTTTTTATAATTATTTGTATTTATTAATGAATAGTTATTGTTATTAGTTATTGTTTTCATTATACTTTATAAATTTAAAATAATAAAAGAATATAATAATAATAAATAAGTATTTAAAGATTTAAAATTTCATATAATATAAATGTCAGAATTTAAAACCCCTGGAAATGTTGCAGCGTCTTCTAGTATATCGGCTGAAAATAACTATAGACTCCCTAGTGATGTTACATTAAAACATGGAGCGAAACTAAGTATTGTTGAAGATAAACCAATAATGTTTGATTATTGGACCTCATCTCTTGATAAAAAAGCTCTAATTGGCGTGAAAGATAACGGAGAAAAGTTACTTGTGAAAAGTGAAGATGAATATACTTCATCTATTGCTAAATTCTATAAAAGTGGAACAGAATATCTTATTATTACTGAAAATTCCATTTATATTGTAAGTGCCGATATTCCAACACGAAAAATTTCATAAATATAAGCTGTTTATATATCTATTCTTTAGTAATAAATATATAAAAATTTATTTTTTTATTTATATAAGGTATAATGACTAAAATTCCCAATATTGGTTCGGGTGGGGGCGGCCAACTTTGGTATGGTCCCTATGGATTTTTACATAAGAGAAAAGGGGGTGGAGGAGCAAGAAAAAATCCACCTTATGGTCTTATTTGTAATCAAACAACAAATATATGGAATAAGTATATATCCGGGGCCGGAGTTGGTGGAGTTAGCGTCGCCAATAGAAGAGCAAAACTTATTCATGCGACTTCATGTAATAAAAATCAAAAATGTGGTCAATTTTACCGAAATTTAAGTATGAACCAAATTGTTCCATCTGAATATACTATTTATACAAATTTTGGATTACATAATGTATAAAAAATACAAGGTTTTTTGCAAAATAAAATAAAATGTTTATTACTTAATATAAACTCCTATTGACACCAACAACAGTTTGGGCTGAATAATATTGTGGCTTTTGTTGACTAAATCCAGGAAGTAAAGCTTTATTATAATAAAATCTGGCCATTCTACCAGGAGCAAACATTTTTCCTTGATAAGTAGAAAGAGCTTGAGCCCTACCAGGATAATTGTTAAATAATCCTTGTTGTGACTGAGGAAACCCGGCTGACACTGGTGTAATTGCTGGATTAATATTCAAGAAAACCATATTATCATAACTTTTCTTTGGTTTTCCAGCAGTTTGATTACAATTACTTTGATAATTATGCCAGTAATATTTAATTACGCCTACACTTGGGCTAGTACCCATTTTCATAGGTCCAGAAGCTGTATGTGCATCAATATGATTAATGTATGATTTTATACTTTTAATAATTCTTGGTCTACCTGCCATTTATATTTATATATATAATTATTAAATATAATATATATAAATTTATAAAGATATTTTATTCCTAAGAGTATCAGGTACCACTAGATACTAATGTATATTATTAAGAAATATTTTTAAAGAATATCTCTCAAAAGAGCCATTTTTTCTTCGCTCAACTTTTCCGGGAATAAAACATGAAAAATTATTATCAAGCTTCCGGTGAATGTTTCTCTCGTTAATCCCATATTTGGAATAACTTTTTTATAATCTGGAGGAATAATATTTCCGCTACTATTATTGATTGTATATGTTTTATTATTTATATATTTCAACTCAAAAGAGAAACCACAAAGTGCATCCTTGAGAGAAATATTTTTATGTATTATTAAATCTAATCCATTTCTCTCGTAATCGGTTTTATTTTCTATTTTAATTATCAATTTTACATCGCCGTATACTGAATGGTTCATACTATTCCCTTTATTAGCTAAAACAATGATTTCATTATCATCTACTCCTTTTGGAATTTGTACATATATAGTTTCACGTTCTGCTAGTTTCTGCCCATTTTCCATTATCCATCTTTCAATATCAACAGGAATATTTGCTCCTAATAAAACTTGTTCCATATTAATAGCTACATTTTTAATAACAGGAGGAGGTTTTTGTATTGGCCCTCCATGGGGTCCACGCATAAATGTCATTCCTGGACCAGGACCTCCCATTCCTCCATGAAATATATGAATTTTTGGTCCACCTGGTCCACCTCCCATAAATCCATCCATATCTCCTCCAAAAAATCCTCCTGGAAAACCACCTCCTGGCCCACCAAATAAATTTGAAAATAATTCATCAATATTCATATTCATAGACATTTCATTAGATCCTACTCCACCTCCAAAAAATGGATTTTTTCTTTGATTATCATATTCTCTTCTTTTTTCAGGAGTACCTATATTTTCATATGCTTCACTAATCTTTTGAAATTTACCTATAGCATCCACATTACCAGGATTTTTATCCGGATGGTATTTCAATGACAATTTACGATAAGATTGTTTTATCTCATCCTGAGAGGCTTTTTCTGATACAGCTAAAATATCATAATAATTATCCATTATATTATTATCTATAAAGATATACTTAAATAATTATTAACGTATAATAATTATTAAATGAGTTTATTAACTGAATTAATAAATTCCAATACTATTAAAAAAAATACGTTATTTATTCATAAATTTCAGCCAATTTTATTTAAAGATTTTGAAATTGATGATGAAATAATTTCTATTTTAAATACATTAATATCTATTGATAATTTAAATATATTGTTAATTGGAGATATTGGATGTGGTAAAACTATTTTATTAAATGCTATTATTAAAGAATATTATAATGGTATTTCTCCTGAATTATATGAAGACAATATATTATCTATAAATAATTTGAAAGAACAGGGAATAAATTATTATCGTAACGATGTAAAAACATTTTGTCAAATTGCTTCTTCTATTAAAAAAAAGAAAAAAATTATAGTTCTGGATGATATAGATTTAATCAATGAACAAAGTCAACAGGTTTTTAGAAATTGTATCGATAAATATAATCATAATGTTAATTTTATCTGTTCGTGTAGTAATATTCAAAAAGTAATTGAAAGTTTACAATCAAGACTATTGATTATTAAAATAAAACCGTTACAAAGAGATAAAATGTATAAAATTTTAAGTAAAATTAAAAATATTGAAAATATTTCAATTGAAAAAGAAGCAGAAGAATTCATACTGAATGTTTCAAATAATACAGCAAAAACATTAATTAATTATATGGAAAAATTCAAACTTTTAAATGAGCATATTACTTTTAATCTAGCAAAAAAAGTTTGTACTAATATCAACTTTTATACATATGAAGAATATACCAAGTTCCTTAAGAATAAAAAATTATATAGTGCTATAAAAATTCTATATGAAATATATGATAAAGGATATTCCGTAATGGATATTTTAGATAACTATTTTTTATTCGTTAAAAGTACCGAATTATTAAATGAAGATGAAAAATATGAAATAATTCCTTTTATTTGTAAATATATTAATATATTCCATAACATACATGAAGATGAAATTGAATTATCATTATTTACTAATAATTTAATATGTATATTGAATAAATAACTTTGATATATAAATAATTATAATAATCCATTATTTATATATGTCCGTTCAATTATTTAAAACAGTTATACCCAAAAAAAAAATATATGACTTACTCGAAAATATCTGTATAAAAAATGACAAAAACTTTATTTTAAATAAAGATGCGTTTAAAAAAGGTATATTTAATAATACAATTATGGCCTTTTTAGAAGAATGTAAACCATATTATCATTTATCTAAACAAAAATATGTAGAAAAGAAATTAACTTATAATAGTTTCACAACGGTTGTTCGTCAAATTTGTAATTCAAATAAAATTATTTATACATCGAAAATAAACTATATGAATTCATCATATGATATTATTTATTATATATACAAAGAATGATGACCTATTATAATATTTAGAAACAATATATTATTTTCAATATCTAATTGTTTTTAATAACTTTAACATATTTATTATTTTATTAAAATTACTACTTTCTATATGATAAAAAGAAGATATAATAATACCTTTTTCTTCTGATTTGTCATCTAGTGTGGTGAAATCCAAATAAGGATGACTATCATATACTGGAGCATTTTCATAAATATTAATGAAATTATATAGCACTAAATTTACAGTAGAATTTTCTTCAATCGTATTTATTAAAAAAGAGTAAATATCTAATGCTTTTTTACCATAAAAATTATATTCCACTGCATCATCGTTAAATCTTTTTCCAGTAATAAAATATTCTTGACTATCTTTATCATATAAGATATAACATCTTCTATCTATAACTTCTTCCTCATCTGCTGAAATATTATCTGAAGAAGTATCTTCAGAGTTATCATCTGTTTCTCCTTCTCTTTCTTCTTCAAAATATAATACTAGTTGACCTTTGGAAAATGACATCTTAATTAGGTATATGTTATTGTATTTATATTCTTTTTATAAATCTTTTATAAATCTTTTATAAATCTTTTATAAATCTTTTATAAATCTTTTATAAATAATATTTTATTTATTTATAAATCTTTATCAATTGTTACCATTTTGGCTACTTTAGATATAATTTTATTTTCATAAATCATATCCTCTTTTTTATCAGAGCCACCCATTGACTCCATAATAATTTTTAGGTATTGATCGTTTGTTTTTCCTTCATCACGCGTATATTCTGGATGTTGTTGTTTCCATTCTGGTAAAAGCTGAATATTTTTATGAGCTATATGTTTTATTGCCTGTCTCAATTTATTTTTATCCTCATTTTCTTTCATCCATTTATCCTGATCTTTAACATATAATATTTCTCTCTTTAAATCACTACAATGAAGTGGTCTTTTAGAAATATCAAGTGCTTTTAAATTTTTAACTATAATATTTGTTATACCATCTATATAACCAATAGTACCTACATTTTCTAAATCAGTTAATTGTAACTGAAGTGAATTTGCAAAATCCATAATATTCATCGCATCTTTACACGTTTCATTTAGAAAAACTTGTAAATTAAATGTTTTATTATTACAATTATTATTCATAACTATGGATTTTTCTTTACACAGCTTAACTATCGTCTTATTTTGCTCTAGCATCATTTCCTTGAAGTCTTGGTTCTCTTTTAATTGTGCCTGAAAGAGAGAAGTCAAAAGAAGAATTTGGTTTTCATTTGGAATTATTTCAGAATTTATTTCCACTTCATTATTAGTAACAATTAAAGTTTTCTCTGAATAATTATTACACGTTAATTTATTACAATACTTATTATGCTTCCATAATCCAGAGCGGTCTTTATATTTTTTTTTACAAAAATCGCATGATACCTCATCTGGGGTTTTTTGGGGTAATTCTGTTTCCATTTGTTGAAAAAAACCCCTTTTGTGTTTTTTCGTCTCACAGTGTCGTTCAAAATCTTTTTTATTACATGTAAAGAAGTAACAAGTATCACATGCATATTTTTTGGGGTTTTTTTTGGGGTAAAATGTTTCCATTTTTGTTTCCTCCGTTTCCATATATTGGAAACAGAAAAAACCCCTAAATCCTTTTTCCCAAAAAATAATTAAAAATTAACATCACAAAATGAAAATTATTTTTTTGGCACGACACCATAAAAATTCATTATGGTAACAAAATAGGTTTTTTCCGAAAGTCCCTTGGCACTTTTGAAAAATGGACATCCCAAAAATGTCCAAAATCGATTCCTTGAATCACTTTCCCATGCAAAAATTTACGTATTTTTGATATTCTTATCCACCCAGGATATTTTCTTTGAAGAATATTGTTTAAATTCATATGTTGGTATTCTCTTTTAAAATTAAAAATATTATATTTATCTGCATAAGAAATAAAAATAATAAAATACATTATTGTATATTTAACGTCCAGGATATTTTTCTTTTAATAAATTGTCTCCTAAAAAATTTGGTTTCAATCCATATAGGCCAGGGTAACCAGGTGTTTTCCAAAAACCAACCCAATCTGGTTTTGACTTCATTGGTTCTAATAAAGCTGTTTTAGTACCTTCACCAATGGTAATTAAAATATATTTTCCAATTATAACATCACTTTCTAATACTTGCTTTTCGGACATTCTTGAAAACCATTCGTATTTTCTTCTTTTAATAATTTCAAACGATGGTATATAAATACCATAGGTTCCAGGATATAATTTTAAATAATTTTGTGCCATTAAATCCTCCAATATAATTGGTTCCTCATCCGTATCTTTAACTCCTATTTCCATTGCGTCAATCATATTAATTTTATGTTGTTTAACATGTTCCCATATCCATTTATCAAAATCGCCTAGTATTTGAGATTGTGCTGTCCAATCGTAAGATATATTCCGTTGCATATAATCAATAAGTGCATAAATAATAGGGTTTTCTTTTTGAGAACCGCAAAAATTTATATTTGGATAAAATTCATGGTAAGTCGAGGTAATATTTCGATTATTGTTTTCACAAACAAACATTTTATTATTTCTAGTTCCTTTTTGATACATACCAATCAAGTTTTTCATACAAAGAAAAGAAATTGGACAAATCATTCCACCATACAAATAAAGGACTTTCATTAGTGCAAGTTGTCGTAAATTCGTTAAAATAGGTGTTCCAACCTTACTCAAATCTAATTTCCAATCTGGAATAAGCTTGTCAAAGGATAAATCATCAATTATACAAATATTGAAAGAATTTCCGCATTTTTCAACAATAGATCGAAGCGTTAAAAATAGATAGGGTTGATTAAGATTAAAAGATCCTCTAGAACCAAAGTGTAACCAATGTCTTGCATTAAATTCATATGGAACATGTATCCATAAAATTGGTTTTTTACTATTGGACAAATCTTTATCTAATAATAAATACTTTCGTATTTCAAAAAAATTATCTGAATTTTCCTCTAGTTTTCGTTTATTTTCCATGCGCCTGTATAAAAATCCCAATATAACCAATATAAATATAAGAATTAAAATATTATTAAACGATGATTTCATATATATATTTATATTATATTTTATTGGAATAAAAATACAGTTAATAAATCATCCATTTATCTATATTTTCCTATATACAAATTCTTAGTTACTATTATTTATTTGTTATTTTCATTATATTACTCCAAAAATCATCTTGTCGTTTTCTCATTACATCCCCTTGATTTGCTAGTTTATATGCTCTAAATGTCGTTTCAGAACTTTCCATTTTGGCTTTATTATTTAAATAGTCATGTGCCTGTTTTTCAGATAAAGGTACAACATTTTGACTACTTCTATAGGATTTATATTCATCAACAGAATTGAATTTTTGAATATTATTATAGTCATCTATTGTTACAGGTATAATTGTTTCCGTATAAGCTTTTTTTAAATCTTCATAATGTAAATTACTAAATAGATCAGATGAATAAGTATTTAAACCGATATTAGTTATTTGTGTTCCAAATGATCCATTTGAATTTAATTCTTTAATTCCATCATGGACTATTATATCTCGAATCTGTTTTTTCTTTCTCTCAAATTCATCTATATCAAAACCTTTTTTTTCATTGATTTCATCAAGATCTTCATTGGATTTAAACCAATCGTCATATCCTTTTGTGTCTTCTTCAGCAACAAGATTTGTTTTTTCAAATTCTTTATTAAACCATTGATTGAATTTTTCAGTATCTGTTAAAGACTTTTCAGTTAAAAATGTTTTTAGTGCTTTGGTTTTATCCTTTCCAAATGCTAATTGATTTTTATGATTAATTTCATCAATATCATCAATAGTATAATTTGTATCTAACTGTAGAAGGCGGTGTTTACTAGAAAATTCCCAAATCGAATAAAGTTTTTTATAAGCTTTGGAATAAAATAGAAAAACCTCTTGCTTTAAACCAGACTTGTCTGGATGAGTTTTCAGAACCATTTTTTTTGCCTTTTTAAGATGTTCCTCTCCAAAATCAAATTCCAGATGAAATAAATTTAAAATATCTTCTAAATTATAATTTTCAATATTAAGGTCCAACTTATCCATTATATAAAATACTTAAATAATTACTTAAGTATTTTATATTTAAATTCATTGTAAATTTTATTAAATATTTATAGTGTTATCTTCAATTAAATATTTATCATCTAAATCCAACATTTCCATTATCCCATTTAAGAATGAATTTCTTTGGTCATCATTTATTTTTATATCATTCATTTTTTTTTCATAATCATTATTATTTCTTATTACGTAATGGTTTAATGTAATATTTAGATTTTTAAAATTTTCTTCAGAGTAGTCAATTTGATTTCCATTATCATACCATTCATTTTTATTTTCACCATAATTATTTATAGTTTCGCCTGTAACTTGTATTTTATGTAAATTAATTCTTTTATCATCAAAAAGCATAGAGGTCTTAAATAAAGATTTCCCAAAATCATTCGCGTTTTTAATAGAATATGATAATTCATGGATTAAATCATAATTTAATCTTTTTAAATTAGTTTTTATAGAAAATTCTTTAGTTACTTTTCCATCTACTTTTAATGGATTTATAATATTCCAAATTACATATACACATCCTATATTTTGATCAAGAGTATATAAATATGTTTTAATGGTATGTCCATTTTTTCCAAACATATATTCATCAATATCCACTACAAATGCCCATTCTGTCTCTTTTTTTATTAAATAATATAAATTATTATTATAAAATGTATTTAATCCATTATATTCGTTATAACAGTTAAAAATATTCATTGGTCGATCATCTCTAATTAATGTAATTAAATTTTTAAAACCTTTTTTTTCGATTTCTTCCTCTAAATTATCTTGACTATTATTATTTATAATATAAAAATGGTCCACTCCTTGTTTTAAATAATGATTTATAAAATCTTCTATATATTTTACTTCATTTTTTATACATAGACATAATGATAGATAATATTTATAATTACTCATATATTGATTGATAAATAAATATATATTTAAATTAAACGAAATAATATTTATATATTTTTATAATGAAATAATATAAGTAAATATTAAATGATTAAAAAAATACTTTTATATTTATTATTATTAATTTTATTCATAATTTTATTTTTAGTGTTCTTTAAAGTGATTTATAATGTAGATATTCTTTCTTCGAAAAAATATGATTTGAATAAAGACGGATTAATTGTAATAAAACATTTTTTTTCCGAAAAAGAAACAGCCGAGTTGAAAAAAGAATGTGATAATGAAAAGTATAAACAAATAAAAAATAATTTATTGAATAACAAGCGACTTAAAAATCTGATAAAGAGAGAACTTGGGCCAAACTATGTATTTCAAGATTATATTCTTTTTATTCAAAAGTCTGCCGTACATACATGTCATCGTGACTATAATGGTGATTTTTTCAATGACGGGCAAAAATATAAATCTTATACAATGTTGATTTATTTGGAAGATATGGAAAAATGTCTTGGAGTGATTCCAAAAAGCCATAAAAGTCTCTCTTCGTTTCAATTTAATTTAACAGATCCAGTGAAACACATTATATGTAGTAAGGGTGATTTAATATTATTTGATGCAAATCTAATTCATGTTGGATCGTTGAATAAAAAGAGAGATAACTTGAGAATACAATTAAAAATTTCTCATAAAGAAGATTTGGAATCATTAGATTATTATGAAAACTATAATAAAGTTTTGAACGAAGAAAATAATTTGCCATGGTATATTACACATACACAACAAAAACTTTCTTGTTTGGCACCAGCAATTGCGGATTTGACACAAAAAGATAATATTAATGCGACGAAAAAAGAGGAAAATGGTTTACTACAACAATGGTATACCTATTTATTTTATGGGAACCAACATTTTTATCATTTGAAAAATATTTTTTAGAGAGAATTTTTAGAGAGAATTTTTAGAGTGAATAGAATAGAAGACAGAAATCTGAATTTATTTCAATCTAGTACAATCATCATATTTATAGAGATATAATACCTTTTTTCTTTGACAATGAGGGCAGTGAGAAGAATTATTAGTATATCTTAACGCGCAAGAATGATGTAACAAGATTTTACATATTCGACATTTTACATATACATCGGGTATTTCTTCCCAGCATATAAAGCATTCCTTTTTATCCGAATTTTTATACATAAGATGAACAGAATAACATGAACCCATAATCATAGGGTTTGAATTTCTTTAAATACTATTTCTATTTATATTCTATTTATATTCTATTTATAATTAATAATTATGGAATATAATTTTTTTAACATTATTATATTATATAATGAATAAAATATTTTACGTACACCTTTTCCATATATTATTGGTAGGAGGCTTATTTCTATATGTGGGAATTATAAAAACCAAAATTCCTTCCTGGATGTATCCTTTTTTAACTATACTTGGTATATTTCTTATATTGTATCATGGTTATAAAGCTTTTAAGCTTTTGACATCAGGAAAAAATCCATGGGTTAATTTATTTCATATAATTATTGTAGCACCATTATTAATTTATATTGGATGTAAAGGAAAAAATACACCATACTATTATTTTGAATTTTTATTAATGTTGGGTTTTGCATCTATTGGATATCATGGCTATTATTTATATATAGATGGATTGAAATAAAAGTATTTCAAAATACTATCAATAAAATGAATACTAATTATAAATTTATATTATATTTTTTTGTTAAAAAATTGATTTCATTTATCTAGTAAAAGTTTATTTAAATTGTTTAAAAATGAATAATATCGAATTTTCTGATGAACAAAAAATCGCTTTTGAGAGATATAAACAAGGAGAAAATATATTTATTACTGGGCCAGGTGGTACTGGAAAATCAATGTTGATTAAAGAAATAAAAAAACATGCGGTGTTGAATAATAAAAAAATACAAGTTTGTGCTATGACTGGATGTGCTGCATTACTTCTTTCATGTAAAGCTAAAACTCTTCATTCGTGGTCTGGAATTTATTTAGGGAATGGAACGATTGAACAACAAGTAAATAAGATTTTGAAAAGTGTTTATAAAGTAGCAGTTTGGAAAGATATTGATGTTTTAGTGATAGATGAAGTTAGTATGATGTCAAAAAAAATTATGGAATTGTTGGATAAAATAGGGAAACGTGTAAGACGGTCGGAAAAACCATTTGGTGGTATACAATTAATATTTTCTGGGGATTTTTATCAATTACCTCCAGTTGGAAATAAAGAAGAACCAGATACAATACAATTTTGTTTTGAAAGTGAATTATGGGGTAAAACATTTACAAAAGAAAATCATATACAACTTGTAAAAATATTCAGGCAAAAAGATGAAACATATTGTACTATTTTAAATGAAATTAGGGAAGGACGATTGAAAAGAAGTAGTCTAAATAAATTAATGGAAAGAGTAAATAGGAATAAAACAGAAGATTATCCAAAACCAACTAAATTATTTCCTATTAGATCCAAAGGAGATATTATTAATATGGAAGAAATGACAAATTTAAATGAAAAAGAATTAATTTATGAAAGCAAGATTAATCTAGAATTACCAATTTCAGAAAAAGAAAAAGAATATAAAAAAAGGTTTGCAGCTGAACAAGTAAAGGCAGAATTAGAATTTATTCAAAGTAATTTATTATGTGAAAAGGTTCTTAGACTTAAAGTAGGAGCCCAAGTAATGAGTATTGCCAATATTGAATTCCCAAACGGAATTATTTGTAATGGAAGCCAAGGTATTGTAACACGGATTACTGCTGAGGGATTACCGGTTGTTAAATTTTATTCAGGGTTTGAAGCGATTATGAATTATCATATTTGGCCTAGTGAAAATATTCCTGGTATTGGAGTTTCTCAAATTCCATTAATTTTAGCATGGGCTATTACCATTCATAAGTCCCAAGGTGCTTCACTGGATTGTGCTGAAATAGATGTTGGCAGTTCTATATTCGAATGTGGACAAACGTATGTAGCCTTATCAAGAGTTAGGAACTTTGAAGGATTGTATTTAACTTCGTTTGATGTGAATAAAATACGCATAAATAAAAAAGTACGCGAATTTTATGATTGGTTAAATAGTGAAAAATAATGTATAAAATACTTTCTTACTGATTAAATGTTGAATAATCTGAATATAATAATTTTTTTATTTGTTGGTTCTTTTTGTAAATTGTTTTAAGCAGCAGCTTCTTTTGGTAAAGAACTTGAACTAGAACTTGGAATTGGATATTTAGGCATTGGTTGTCTAGAAGTAGGTCTAGGAGGATTTGCTTTTTTGACATTCAATAGATGATTTCCACATCTCTTGAAAAATGCATCTAGAGCAACTGGATCCGCACCAGTTACACTATCATCAGGAATAAAATTAGTATTACCTTTCTTATAACAAAGTAATACTGGAATACCATTTACCATTTTTCTTGATTTCAAAAATCCATAAAAGTCAAAACTAACATCTACATCGATATCTCCGCACACAACCTCAGGTGGGGAAGTTGCAAAAAAAGCATGGACTACATTTTTAATCTGTTTACAAGGCCCACACCATTCAGCTCCTAGTTTTAAAATAATTAGTCCAGGATTATTTTGAAGTAAATGAAGAAATGCATTTCTATCAGCAATTTCACTAATAATTTCCTTACTAGACATTTATATTTAAATTATATTTTATATTTTATATATTAAACTAAATTTTACCAAAAATAATATTCCAAATAATTATACTAAATGTTTCTAAAAACAGAAATTTTTAGTATAATTATTTATTTTTTGATTAAATTTTTGATTAATTTTTGATTAATTTTTGATTAATTTTTGATTAATTTTTGATTATTTTTTGACTATTCTTTATTTCAATAAATAAGAATTTGATTTTACAAAATTTTCCAGAATATCTATATCTATTTCTGGTAAGTCAACATGACTTTCCCAAAAATATCTACAAAAAGCCCAAATAAATTCTACATCTGTTTTATACCAGTCATCGTGATTTAAAATAAGCACATCATAAATTGATTTTGGAAGTAATGTCAAACTCGGTTTTGGTACTACATAGCATAATTGGACCATAGGAGAAACCGGGTTTTTTATACAATCAGTAATAAATTCTGTTTCAAAATAAGGAATAAATCGAATTAAATCCTTTAATAAAGGTGGGTAATGATATTTATATTTCCATCTCCAATCAGGACATCCATTAGTATAATATTTCATTGTCCATTCCAACCCTTCCATGTAGTTAACGCAAATATCTTTTATCCGTGTCTCATCATAGTCAATTTTAAATAACATTTTATAATATCTTTTTTCCCAGCCTGAATTTAAGGGATTAATATACTTTTCATTTTCTCTTTCATAAGTTGGAATTACTTCCCATTTTTTAAATAAATTTTCTGCGGTATCTGTTGGATAGAAAAATTTCTCTCTTTTATTTCTTAGCACATACTCCGTTTGAAAATATTCTTCTTCTTTTTCAGCAAGAAAAGATACTAGTTTTCGCACATTTTTCCAATATATTTTTTTCCCATCAGTAATGTTTTCGTCATTCATTATTGTTGCCTTATAAGCATTTATCATTTTATCTGTTCCACCAGTTCTAATGTTTAATGCAGGAAAATGAGGCATAAAATCATTTCCTAGAAAAAAACATAAAAATATATAGTCATAGACTTTGTTTTTTATATATTCATTTTCGGAGGCATTAATGCTTAAAGTATTATTCATACTGGATGTAATTATCTTTGATAACTCTGGTATATCCATAATATAATTTTTATTTGGTTCAAGATCTTTATTAATCGATTGAATAAAGTGAGGAGTTTCTCTAAATAAATAAATATTAGAACATAAAGGTAAGTGATTAATTGAAAGCATAATTAAGTCGGCATCTAATCCATAAATAACTGTATTTTTATTGATATGTTGGTCCTGAAAAATTCTTATATAATCGAATATTTTATGTTCACCTTCTCCATATTCGTAACTTGTAGATAAAATAATATTTTTTTTATTGGAAAAATGATCTACCATGATATCATTCAATTCTCTCATAAAAATAGTTCCAGGTGTAATGGCAGTAGTATTCCAAGCATCTGTTTTAGAACCATTAAAAATTTGGGTATAAATTTTATTTTGATACCATGATTTGTATCTACGTTCTCTCTGTTGTTGTAATTTAGCTACTGGTGCTACACCATCAAATGCAATAAATATATTATTTTTTGGATTTAATAATAATATATAATTTTCAATTTTTTGGATAACTAATTTTATAATATTTGCAGAATTTAATTCTGATTTTTCCATTCCATTTACAACATCATATATGATAGAGTTACAATCCATATACAAATGATGAACTTGAATATTATTATTTTCTAATTTTTTAATAATATTAGGATAATTTTTTACTATATAGGAAAAGTAACTAGGTATACCCATTATTTAGTATATAATTGAATATTTAATATATTTATCTATATTATTAACATTGATAATTCTTCATAAATTATGGAATATAATATATCTATGAATATATAAATTATATGAAAGTTAAAAATACTAAAAAAATAGAAAATATTTCTATTTCCAATATTGAGACTATCAATATTATCAAAAAGAAAATTATCTATTTTAATGAACTAATACAAAAAACAAATATTCACGTCCATCGTAGCAAATCCTTGTATATTTTAGGAGTAAGTGACGTACATAATTGTCTTGAATGTTTATCAGATATACAAATTAAGTTAAAAGAATTATCTAATGGTAATTTTAATAATGTAGAATATTATATTAATAAATTACAAATTATCAATAATGAATTTTCAACTCTATTAAAAAATTACGGTACAAGTCAAATCGATGATTTATTAATCATATGTTTTGGAAATAATAAATTAAATTTATCATTAGAAAATGATATCCATAAATTAGAATTAATACAAAAATATTTTCATCCAGTTAGTTATAAAGTAATAAATATAAAAGAAACTGTTAATAATAATATCATTATTAATGATAATAGCAATATTGAAGTTGTTAAGAATTTACAATGTTTGGATGTAATTGATTATTATAAACAATTTCACATGAAAGTATTTGGATTGAAAATTTATTTAGTAAATGGATTGTCAAATAAATGTATTTTAGTTTACGGATATGTAGATGAAATAGGAATTGATTTTATAGATAATAGTTTTTTAAAGGTAAAGGAAAAAGAAATTTTAAGTAATATTCCAGACCAAGAAATTTATAAAGGAGAGAGTTTTTCTAAATTTATTTCTTCACTTCAACTGAAGGACTACTTTATTAATGAATTTAATGATTTATATAATAAATATTCTGGTTACCTGAGTAATATAAACATTATAAAACAAAAACCTCTTATTCAAATTGTAAAAGATTTCATCTCTAGTGATACTTATTATAAAAGAATAATTTTAATTCAATTACTGATCATGGGACACATTCCTGATAACTTATATCTATGTTATTTATTATATGACATATTATCTAATGATAATAATGAGAAAATAGATACTACAGAACAAATTATACTATTTGATAGTTTTCCTTGGAAAATAAAAAATAATTTTAAAAATGCAATGACACAAACTATTCAATATACAAATGATATTATGAACTTTGATAGTAATAAAATAGCATTAGAACAACAAATTTGTTTAATGAATGTTCCTGACAGTGTAAAAGAAAAGGCGATTATTAAATTAAAGGAAATTAAAGGAAAATCAGAAGATAGTGGTTCTAAAGCACGATCTTATTTAGATGGATTATTAAAAATACCATTTGGTATTTATAAGAGAGAACCGATCTTATTAATAATGGACACTATTAAAAATGATTTTAATAGCATTTGTGTTAAATATAAAGAGGATGAATTGGTAAAATTAGTAGAAGAAAAATCAAACTATACTAGTTTGGAAATTTCATTTTATCTAAATAAATTTAAGAATAATCTAACGAATGATGGTGAGGAGGATGTAGACGTTAACTATGAAAATATTTTAAAAGATAAAACGAAAAATGAGTTAGTTGAAATAACTAAAAAAATAAATATTTTTCTTAAAACTCAAAATACAAGTCTCAATACGAATATAAAAAAAATATTATCTTCTAAAAAAACAAATAAGGTTTTAATTGAAGATATACTTTCTTTTTTAAAGTTTTTTCCTTCTTTTTCAACAAACATTCTAGATACTATCCATTTAAATGACAACGTAATAACAGTTAATAAGATAAATGAAAAATCGTGTCTTATTAATGAAATGGAAAAAATAAACAATAATTTTAACTTAATAAAAGAATACATAGATAATATTCAACATACTTTAAACGCAGCTGTTTACGGACATAATAATGCCAAAAAACAAATTGAAATAATTATAGGTCAATGGATAAATGGTGAACAAGATGGATATTGTTTTGGTTTTGAAGGTCCACCGGGTGTAGGTAAAACTTCCCTTGCAAAACATGGCTTATCCAAGTGTTTAAAAGATACATCTGGTAATGAAAGACCTTTTTCAATGATACAAATGGGGGGTGACTGTAATGGTAGTACGTTACATGGCCATAATTATACTTATATTGGTTCAACCTGGGGAAGTATTGTTCAAATATTAATTGATAATAAATGTATGAACCCAATTATATTTATTGATGAAGTAGATAAAATAAGTAAAACAGAACATGGAAAAGAAATTATTGGAATTCTTACTCATTTATTAGATTCCACTCAAAATGACTGTTTTAATGATAAATATTTCAATGGAATTAATCTAGATTTGTCCAAGGCATTATTTATTTTATCATATAATGATGTAGAAGCAATTGACAAGGTTTTATTAGATCGTATTCATAGAATAAAGTTTGATAATTTAAGTTTAGAAGATAAATTGATTATTTCCAGGAAACATATACTTCCGGATATTTTTAAAAAAATGGGATTGGAAAATATAATTGAAATGAATGATAATGTAATAAATTTCATCATTGAAAATTATACATCTGAAGCAGGAGTTCGAAAATTAAAAGAGTTGTTGTTTCAAATTATTGGAGAAATTAATATTGATATATTAAAAAATAAAAATATTTATAAGCATATTCCTATCTCTATTTCTATTGATGATATAAAAAATAAATATTTTAAAGATAAAAAAGAAATCACGTATCCACAAATTGATGATGAAAATAAAATTGGTATTATTAATGCATTATGGGCAAATAGTTTAGGTCAAGGAGGAACACTACCTATTCAAGCTAGTTATGTACCGTCAGAAAAGTTTCTACATTTAACTTTAACTGGTTCTCAAGGGGATGTAATGAAAGAAACGATGAATGTGGCATTAACAGTTGCATGGAATTTAACTTCGAAAGAAATTCAAAAGAAACTAATGGATCAATATAATAATATAAAAACCAATAATATTTATGGTTTACATCTACATACACCTGACTGTAGTACACCTAAAGATGGACCTTCAGCTACAGCAGCTATTACTGTTACTATTTATAGTTTATTCAACCAAATTAAAATAAAAAATACTTTTGGTATCACTGGAGAATTGAATTTTAGTGGTCGAATTACTGAAATTGGAGGATTAGAATATAAATTTTTAGGCAGTATTAAATGCGGTATTAAAGAATTCATTTATCCAAAAGCAAATCAATCAGAGTATGAAAAATTTATGGAAAAATATAAAAATAATAAGATTATTGAAGGTATTGTTTTTCATCCTGTTTCTACTATAAAAGAAGTATTGGATTTAATTTTAGAAAAGTAATTGTCTTAATAATAATATAATTTATTTAATTAATATAAATAATTATATTATGGATATACCACAAACTAGTATAAAAAGAGGAGTTTCTAATAACGATACTCCATTATTATTATTTCAACCATTTAATATTGTTGTATTTTTAAGCTTTTATTCCCCTATTATCTTGGCTGTAAGTTTGACCTTGGTATCTTTTATGTTTCAAAATTTAAAAGGATTAATATATTTAGGGTTTCTACTTGCAGCAGTAACTATACGTAGTTTTGTTTATCAATATGCAGGAGGGAAGCCAACAACTTTTGATGGAACAATTTGTACTTCAGTCCAGTTTACAAGGTACGGAAATATGAGTTTTAGTGTATTTGTTTTTGGATTTACAATCATGTATATTTTTCTTCCAATGTTTGTAAATGGTGGAGATAATTATGTAATTTTTAGTTTTATTTTATTTTATGCATTTTTGGATATGATGATTAAATTTTACAAAAGATGTATTACCACTATTGCTGATGTTTCTATTAATATGTTAGCTGGCTTAGGATTATCAGCACTAATAGTTTCATTAATGTATGTTGGCGGATCTGGAAAATATTTGTTTTTTAATGAAATAGCCAGTAATAAAGAAGTTTGTTCCATGCCAACCAAACAAACTTTTAAGTGTCAAGTTTATAAAAATGGTACTTTAGTAGGAAATGTATAAAGAACATCTCATTATGAAATTATATAAAAAGAATATTTTATATAATGAAATGATATCCTTCAAGAAACTAATTGAAAATAGTAACCATACAATATATAGTTTCAGATTTTTATCAGAAGCCTTTATTTATCAACAAATTAGTGATACTATTTTTGAAAAAACAAATTTTACTGTTAAAGAAGGAGATGTATATGATGGAGAATTAGTTTATAAAAAAAATAATCAAATTTATTTATATTTAGGTTTTGATGATAAATTGTGTCAAGAAGTATTTATACCAATTATTTCGGAGCAAGGAGAAATTATTATTGAAAGGAATGTATAATTACGAATTACTTGAAACTTTTAAAATTCTTTAAAAACCATTTTCTGAAATCTTTTATTATCATTTGCCTTTGGAAACCATCTGTTAACAGTTTCATGTTCCCTGTAGTTGATTTAAAACTATTAACAAAATTATTAAATACATTAATAATATTCTTGGATTTATATATTTCTAAATCATTATAAGCAAAAGATTTTTTTTGTTTTCTCATATTTACATTTTGATGTAAAATAAAAAGTATTTTTCTTAATCCTTCCTTGTTACTTACAGTTTCTATTTTAACGCCTGATAGAAAACGTGTTGCATGACTTGCACATTCTGGGCAAGGTAAATAATTACATATTTGTTTTATAAATCCATATAACTCTAATCCTATCATTCGATAGTCATCTTCACTTATTTTTTCGATTAATGTGTGAAATAAATTCCATATTGGGGGTCCCCATAATTCTGGTTTCATAATATTATATCTATAAAAGATAATAAATATAAAGATATACTATAAAAATATTTTATAGTATATTTATGGTAAAATATAAAGTTGAAGGGGATATTCAATTTTATACAGAATTATCTAATTTGTTAAATAATAAGGAAGAAGATAGTTCTAATCTTTGTTTAATAAGTAATTTACCGTTGGATGAAAATTCGGTAAAATTAGAATGTGGACATACATTTAATTATTTATCGATATATAAGGATATTAAAAACCATAAACAAAAATATAATTCGATGGAAATGAATACATGTATCTTAAAAACAGAACAAATTCGGTGTCCTTATTGTAGAAATATACAGAATAAATTATTACCTTATATTGAAATGGATGGAATTGAAAAAATTCATGGTATAAATTGGATAGATGAAAATTACATGAAATATAATGTAACGTTTATAGGAAAATGTTGTTATAAAGAATTAAATATTTATTTTGATGAAAACTTGGAAGAAACACCAGAAAATAATCCTAAATTAATATTATGTGAAAAAGTATATGTTACAAAATTAAAAGAAAATGGGTTAGATTATTGTAATCAACATAAAGGATTTGTATTAAATCAAATCATTAATCAAAAGAAAAAAATGGAAAAAATAAAAGAACAAGAGGCAAAGCTTTTGGAGAAAGAGGCCAAGGTGAAAGCTAAGCTTTTGGAAAAAGAGGACAAGGTTAAAGTAAAGCTTTTGGAAAAAGAAATCAAACTAAAAGAAAAGATTTTGGAAAAGTTCAAACAGGAAGCTATTAAACTAAAAGAAAAAGATATCAAACAGAAAGCAAAGCTTTTGGAGAAAGAAAATAAAGTTGAGGTTACAACAAATGAAAATGTTTGTATTTCAATATTAAAGTCTGGATTAAATAAAGGATTACCATGTGGAAAAATAATTTTTGAAAATAATAAATGTAAGCGTCATTATAAAATAACATTATGAGTTAAAAAAACTGATTATAAATATTATTTTTTTTATATAATAGTTATAGTATGGAATTTTATACAGAAGTAATTGAAGTAAAAGAAGTTAATGAAGTTAATGAAGTAAAGGAATTAAATGAACTTAATGATACAAATACCACAAAAATATTTTTTCAGCACAAAATTAGTGTGTATATTATTTCATTTTATGATTTTGGTTTTTTAAATACAATTATTGATAAAATATATTCTTTAGTTGATGAAATTATACTTGTGGATGGACCATATATTTATTGTATTGATGTATTAAATAAATTAAATTTACTATATGATGAAACTTGTAAACCTATTGATTTAACAAAAATATTAATTAAATATTCAAATAAAATAAAGTATTTTTATCAGGTATTTAATAGTCAAGAAGAAAAACGTATATTTGGTTATAACAAATGTACCAATGATTTAATATTATTAATTGATAGCGATGATTATTGTATTTTAAATGAAGAGGATATAAATCTTTTTATAAAGAGTAAAAAGTCTGTTGCATCAGTTGATATTTATAATATGAATAGAGCGAATGTTATTATGAACAATAAAATAGAAAAAAATATTTTATTTAAAAAAAAATTTATTACTGCAGAAGATCACCTTTTGTATACTTGGTGTTATGATCAGAATAATAAAACGAATATTCAAAATACGCAAAATAAAACGAATATTCAAAATACACAAAATAAAACGAATATAAGCAAATTTAATAATAATTCGCCTAATCCGGATTATATTTATTCTAAAAAAATTGGAATAATATATCACCAAACACTCAACAGGAATAAAAGTGATAGTATTATAAAGTTTATTTATTACATTTGTTTGTATTATTATAAAAAGAATAGTAATCAAATAGTTACTATTGATAATTTACCATTAGTTGGTGACTTTACTATAACAAAATTATTAAATTATCTCTCTATTGATGAAATATTAGATATCTTTTATCACTCTAAAATAGAATTAATTGGTTTTCCTGAAAAAGATAGAATTCTTTCTCATATTCCAGACGTTCAAGAAACTCTAAGTATGTTTTTAAATAATCAAGTAGATGCTTTTTTTATTGAAAATTCATTAGCTATTCGTCATATTCCTTATTATTGTATTTTAAACATTGATAAAACAAATATTAATGAAATAGAAATAATATTTGATAATGTAACACAAATTCAAATTACCATTTATGAAATTAATTTGGATGAACCATATAAAATATTCAAAAAAACATATACATTTTGTACGGAGAAAATAATTATAGATTATATTTTTAAAAAAAAAGGAAACTATTTTACAACGGTTATGCAATTTAATTGTTTATATACAGTTGATAATACAAATAAATATATAATAAAAAATATAAATTTTCATGACTAAGAATAATTTAATTTACATTCGCAAATAACTTTTTTTTGAGTTTCATTATTAGTTATTAATCCTTGTTTTTGAAATACATCCAATGCTTTAGCTAACATGTTAATAGGAGGTGAATAATGACCCGAACTATTATCAAAATTTGTAATTTTATTTTGTTCTATTAAAATCATACCAGCACATATTACTGGTTGTCCACAAGAACCTGCCGAATGTTTACCTTGAAATAAACACAACGTCATATTTGGTAATATAGAATAGAGATAAGGTCCATCTTTAACATTTTGTAAATCTGCATTTGTTGTAATCCGGTTTATTTCTTTATTATTATCACTATCACAATAATATTTTATATATTGACGATTACGATAATCTATAATTAAATTCATCGGATTCATAACACAATAATATTCATCATCTTTACAAGAATCCAATAATTCTTTTGATTTTTCTGGTTTAATACTAAGTGATGTTAAATTATTTTCTTTGATTTCACTTCCTAAAAATACTCCATTAGAAGTTAACTTATCTAACCTATCCAATTTATCTTGAGGCGCATTTTCCTCATTATAAACATAATTATAAAGAAAGGGTTGTAGCATTTTTATTACTAAATAAGAACGTATATTAAATGTAAAATCATAATTTTCAGCATTAACTATATTATTATTAAATTTTATACATAAATCCTTCAATTCATTATTTAATTGTTCAATATTCATTTTTTTAATATCTTCAAATGTTTCATTAATATAAAGGTCTTGTTCTTCCTTTCCTCCACCAAATATTTTCATCCTATTTTTTGTTTTTTTATTATGTGTAAATCTCTTATTTTTACTATTTTTCATTTTATTCTTTCTATTTTTTACACTTTGGGTCATTAATGAATTAATATATATATTAATTTATTATAAAATTTAATAATAATATAAAATAATATTCTGTTACTCTTTTAATGGAGACAAAAGAAGCATTAATTGCCAATATAAAAGAATGGGTTAAGTTAGATAATGAAATTAGTCAGTTTAAAAAAGAGATAAAAGAGAGAAATGAATGTAAGAAAAAACTAACTGATAACTTAATTACTACAATGAAAAATAATGAAATAGATTGTTTTGATATTAATGGTGGGGCTATTATTTATAAACAAAGTAAAGTTAAAAAACCATTAAGTGGAAAAACTTTATTAGAAGCATTAAAAAATTATTACAAAGAAAATGAAACTATTGCCGAAGATTTAACGAAGCATATTTTGGACAGCAGAGAAGAGAAAATTAAAGAGGTAATACGACGTAAAATAGATAAAGATAAATAAAGATAATATATTTATTTATAGTTTTAAATATTATTTTTTTTAAAAAAATTGTTTTATATATTTGGTGATTAAATATTAAATATATAAATATACGTAATGGAATAATGTTTCCAGGTAGTATTAATAAAGATAGTTATGCTGAAACTTATCAGGAATACCAGTATCTTAGTGATAAAGACAGCGTATATACATGCGATAGTGAAGATAATTATGAGGATGAAAAAGTCGGACCTGATTTGTACAATAAGGTAAATACGGAAGATTTAGATAAATCGAATAATAATATCTTTTATAATTACAATATAAGTGATAGCTTGAAAACGGATTTTGTTTTGTTTGAAAATAAGTGTTTTCCAGCTCATTTATGTATTTTTAATATTAATACTGAAAATTTATATCCCTATTTAAGTTATTTATTAGTTAAAAACCATTTAACAAATGTATTACAATTTCCTTATTTAGTTATATCATCAGAAAGTAATGTAGCCAAAGAGGTAGATATTTATATGCAAAAACTTTCCGTTTCACAATATAATTTACAAGGCTACAAAATAGAGGAAAATGAAATGTATATTTTCATTGAAATAAAAAACAATAATCAATTGATTTTCGATTATAATTATTTTTATTTTGCACTTATGGATGAATTAACAAACGGAAAAGAAATTTTCGACTTAAAAATAGACTATAAAATAAGCAATTTTTTCATTCAAAATCCAGAATTCATTTTTATATTAGATACCTGTAATAAACCATTCGAAATTCCGATTTCTGCTTATCAGGGTATTGATGAAAAAAAACTCGGGTTTACCTTCATGTTTGGAGTTACTAAATCTTCCTTTACTGAATTAATGGGACCATATTTTTATTTCACATCCTATAAAAACGTTGTAAAAAAATTCAATGATAAGAAAATAAAGTATGGAATAATTAGGTACGGTTTATTTTTAGGTTGTATGAAAATTCCCATGAATTTCCCAGAAGATGATATTGATACTTCGGCTACAAAGACGGTGTTATTTAATAATGTGGATACCAAAACGGATGCTATATTAACTATGCGAATTTCCGATCATGATGGTGTCTGGACGGAAATATATGATAGTGTATATCTAGGAAGAACCGAGCTGGATAATGGAGAGTTCTTACAAGACACCCCAACGTGGGTACTTAAAAAATATAACCAACAGTTCTCTTTATCTTATAAAATAATCTATCCAAAAATAAAATTTATTTAGAGCAACGCGTATATAAAATATATATTTTTCTTCTAAGTAAAATATATATATTTTCATCATGATGCCATCAACTATTATTTCATTAATAGGTATATCCATTATATTCTTTTATAGTTTAATTCAAATACTTAACTTTTATGGATTTTCTATAAGTTTTTATGGTATATATCTAGTGTTTTTCGCTTTCATGATTTTATGTTTCATTGTATTGCCTCATAATTATCCTACATTATAAGGTAAAAATTAAAAAAAAACATATTTTATTTAGTATATGAGTGATAAATGGAATGAATGGTATAAGGATTTAACTTTAAATGACATGGGTAGTTTTAAATATGGTAATACTATAACATATGAATTAGGTTATAATTTTTTAAAATCTTGTGATAAAATTGAAGATTGGGGATGTGGAGTCGGAGGATTTAAACGATTTTTTATTAATGGAGAATTAAACAAATACATAGGTATTGATGGATCCAATACTCCAATGGCTGATATAAAGGCTGATTTAACTAAATATGTTTCACAAGTAGATGGAATTTATATGAGACATGTTTTAGAACATAATTATGAATGGAAAGATATTTTAGAAAATGCTTGTAAATCATTTAAAAATAAAATGTGTTTAATTTTATTTACTCCGTTTACTAATGAAACAAAAGAAATTACTCATAACTTAAAACATGGTGTTGATGTACCGGATTTATCTTTTAATAAAAATGAATTAATTAGTATTTTTGAAAAATACAATATTTCCTATGAATTAAAGACGATCGAAAGTAATACAGGATATAATATAGAACATATTTTTTATTTAAGTAAACTTTCTCTTAACTTGGCATTTTATACCTATTTTTATGGAAGTAATGATAATCCTGCATTTCAAATACCAGAAATACCATCTTTAAAATATAATTGTTATTATTTTACAAATAATAAAAAAATGATTAACTCACTAAAGGAAACTAATTGGATAGGAATTTATGATGATAAATTAACTAATGATGATTTAATAGAAAGTTGTATGATTGGAAAACACATAAAAACAAGTCCCCATGAATACGAGGAATTAAATAAGTATGACTATTTATGTTATTTAGATAGCAAATTAGAAAAAGTAAATGAATACTTTGTTGAAAATTATATTTCTTTATATTTTATAAAACAAAATTTTGCTTTATTATTGAGAGAACATTGGTTTGTTGGTAATAATATTTGGGATGAATTTAATTTAAGTATGAACCTAGAAAAATATAAATTAGAAAGCGAAAAATATAAAAAATATATATACAACCAATTAGATAATGGATTAAATGAAAACGTAGATCATCATTGTGCATGTGGTTTATTGATTAGAAATATGAAACATGAAAAAATACATGAAATAACTGATACTTGGTTTAGTCATATTAAAGAATGTGGTATTCAAGACCAAATATCATTTTTCTTTGTAAAACAATTATTTAATGAATATATATATCCATTTGTAGAATATCCATTTGTATAATTGATTTTTAATCAAAGGCTGTTTAAGTATATTGGATAATATATATAAAAAATTGATTTAAAGATATGTCGGGTTATAATAGGTAAAGTATAAAGATGGATAAAAGAATTAATAAGAAAATTACAGAATACTTATCTAGTTTCAAAGATAATATTCGTATGAAAGCGGATGAATTAGGGATTGCCAAAAAAGAAGAAGTAAGTTCTTTATTTCAATATATTTATGATTATGAAAGACTTGTTTTAACAAAAGAAGATTTTGTGAAACGAAAAAGAGTTAAAAATATGGTAGATTTTTGTGAGAGATGTTGTGCCAAACGTGCTACTAGTGAACAATGTACTCGTAGAAAGAAAGAAGGAAGTGATTATTGTGGTACACATATTAAAGGGACACCTCATGGAATACTAGATAGTAGTAATGATGAGGCTATTAAACAAAATACACAGAAAATAGAGGTTTGGGCACAGGATATTCAAGGTATTATGTATTATGTAGATAAATTTGGTAATGTATATAAAGCCGAGGAAATTATTTTAAATAAAGTTAATCCAAAAGTCATTGCGAAATATGTAAAGAATGGTGAGCATTATTCCATTCCTGCTTTTGGAATTTAAAAAAATACGCGTTGCTCTAAAATGTCAATGATGTAAAATTTCAATATAATTATTTATTTTTTTCACAGTTTTTATTATAATTGATTTCACTGGAAAAGGTACCATGTATAAATAAGGATTAATAATTTTAATTGTAAATATATTATTAAATATTTTTTTTTTATACCATTCATCATACTCTAGATCCATCCATTCTTTTTTTTCATTACAATTTTTATCAATACTTACTAATAAGTCACCATTTCCAGAAACAACTTTAAGTATCTTGTCTTCTAATGTCATAATAACAATACTATTTTGTCTTTTCATTTCTTCATATATCCATAAATAAAAGCTTTCATCCACATTAAAACAAATATCTTGATAATAAATATTTGGAAATCTGTTTGAATATGGAACTACCGCTTCAGAATATGGAAATGGGAAAAAAAGAATATAAGTATGTAATTTTAAAACACCACTTATATTTGTTTTTATTCCAATAAATGTTGCGGCCATTTTGTGAGATGATAAACAGGTTATATTATTATGAATTATACTTTGAAAATATTTAATGGAATTATAAAATTCATTTTTATCATCCTCCATTATTAAATTATATATTATAACAAATATTTCTTTAATCATTTAATCATTTTAAATTAAATAATTATTTTTAATTATATAATTATATTACTTTGACAAAACATTTATTTACTTGGAAATAAGTTTTATTATATCATCTTTGTCTGTAGAACCATAAAATTCACCAAAATGAAGATGTATTTGAACATATTTGATAAATGTATATAAATAATAAGATCGTAATAAGTTATTATTAGGACCAATTATTTTTTTAATTCCATTACATTTTTTGAACTCCATTTTTTTCAAATACTTTTTCTGTAAGTCATTTAAATTTTCATAAGAGAAAAAAGGTAATGTATTTTTCTTTGGTTTGCTATTATGTAATACTTGTAAAAGTAGGAATATCTTACATTCCAAGTTCTTAGTATCACTTGCATTCGTAATCATATAATCATTCAAAAAATGAGAAACCAGATTTTTATCGAGAGAATTTTGGATAAAAATATATTTTCCTTTTTCTAGTATGAGTTTTTCAAAATTCAAATCCTTTAATATACTAATATGGTTTTTTCTCTCATCATCTGTTAATCCAAATAGATTTTTATTGAAGAATTGCTTATCATTGGTAATTATATTTAATTTCCTGAGACTTGTATTTATTCTAGTATTTGGATTTACGCCATTATTGACTAAATAAACATATAGTATAAAACAAATGAAATAACCTAATAGATCATCAATACTAGATGAAATCTTTTCTTTTTTCCGATAGTTAATAGAATAAATATTAATACTCTCATTCTCGAAATATTTTTTTTCAATAATTTTTCCTGTTTGCTTATAACCGTCATTGAATACATCCTGTATATTGAAAGAATTATGATCTATTTCTACTTTTTTGGCGATTATATAAAATTTCGATCCTTTATTTAGTTGTTGGTAAATATAATTGTAAAACGCGACAATTACTTTATTTCTTTCTTTGAATTCTTCATACAAGATATGAATTATATTTGGATAATCAATAATAATGAGAGAACCATGGTTTTTTGTTTTAGTAAAGGAAACGGATAAATTATTACGAATACATGATTTATTTTTACAATGTTGAATATTATTGTAGTAATAGTTAAAACAAGAAGAGAGAAAAGAATTACTAGATTTAGGAATTTTTTTTCTAGTAATGTTGTTTTTTAATTTTTTAATGGGTTTTCTTGTTACCATTAATATATCTATAGTTATTATTTTTATCCATATAATATTGGGATTTTTAAATATTATAAATTTAGGGTTTAAATATAAATATATAATATGATTTATATGAAATTTCTAAAAATTTTTTTACCGGCATTTTTAATAACTCCTTTCAAGTTGAAAAGTTTTCATTTATATAATAGAAATATAAGGTGCTTTTCAAGTAAATTATATATGAAAAAAGGATTATTTAACAATGAAGTATTTTATACTCCTAAATCCTTTAATCAAAAGCAATACGTGGAATTATTAAATAATCAGACTAATGACTTAATAGTTGCTATTGGTCCAGCTGGATGTGGAAAAACCATGTTTGCTTGTTTGAAAGCAATAGAAAGTTTAAAAAAGAATACGGTGAATAAAATTATTGTTACAAGACCAGTTGTTCCAGTTGAAGAAGATATTGGATTTTTGCCAGGAAATATTGTGAAAAAAATGGATCCTTGGACGAGACCTATTTTTGATATTTTTTTGGAATATTATACTCAAAATGAAATAACACAAATGTTGAATAATGGAATTATTGAAATATCACCCCTTGCTTATATGCGAGGTCGTACATTTAAAAATGCATTTATTATTGCGGATGAAATGCAAAATAGTAGTCCTAATCAGATGTTGATGTTATCTACGCGCATTGGTATTAATTCTCGTATGGTAATAACCGGTGATTTACAACAATCTGATAAATTAATTGATAATGGATTAAAAGACTTTATTTCTAAGTATGATTATTATAGTATGAATGAACCAGATATTAATGAAATAAAAATAGTTAAATTGAATAGTAGTGATGTCATGCGAAGTGTTATTGTAGAAAAAGTTTTGAAAATGTATAATTTTAAAAAAACGTTTCAAAATAATACTACTAGTAATTCTATAAATTCTATAAATTCTATAAATTCATCTAAACGTTCTTCATCAAATAATGATGCCGCATTAATACCTTTTAGGCAATTCCATGGTGGTTTCTAAATAACTATAATATCATATTTTAGTTTTGGATATTTAATACTTAATGCATGTCTTAACTCTTGACAATTGTTATTGGGATTTGGATGTTCGACAAATTGAATGAAAAAGATGATAAAATTATTTGGATCATTTAAATATTCTCTGAATGCCTGTATTCTATTATTATATCTTTCAATAAAATGTTGATAATTGTTATTGGTAAAATGATTAGGTCCTTCTGGCCAATTTTCTGTTTTGTAGAGATCCGCATGACCTGGACTTTCATGATTAAAACTAAAATTATATTTCGTATTATATAATCCTTGTTCGTTCAATAGGAAATAGTCGGGATTACAAAAATCATTGAAATCATTTAATATACATTGAACTACTCCTTGATAGTTGGAAACCATAATATCAAAAGGACAAGTTTTATATCCTTGGACCTTTTTTTTCCTTAAATTTTTTTTAATACCCCAATCAGTAGCAAAACAATTATTTCCTAAAGAAATTCCTACTTTATTCATAATATATTATTATATTTTATGAATATTATTATGTAAAAACTAACTAATTCTTATTACTCTTGCGATTGTTTTATTATCAAATGCTGTAACATTTACAGATATAGGAATTTGTTCCTCTCGACAATTGTCTCCAATTAAATATCATTAAAGTAACGATTAGACAGATCTGGATCAAGGACTATAACAGTTAAAAAATATGTTGTAATTGTTACACTATCCTCTGCTATAACATTTATATCAATATTGTTAAGACCCACAACTAACTCAGTATTACCTTTTATATTAACACTAGCATTAACATTTTTTGGTAAGACATCTAAATTTATGGTTTGTGTTCCATAAGGAAGTATAATGATGTCAATAGGAAAAATTTCATTATTACTAGTTATTATAAATTTATCAAGAGACATAAAAATGCCATCAATAGTAAGAGATGCCAGTGAAGTGTCATTACTAAGGAGAACATTAATTGTTTGAGTAAAACTGTCTAAAATCCCAGTTTCATCACTAACGTCAATAGTTAAAGTATTTTGTCCGGAAACAAAGTTACTATTACCAAGTATAGAAACATTAACATTACTAGCAGGATCTAATACATAATTAACAATAACGCTAGTTGTTCCAAATGGAACATCAATAACATTATTTATTCCAGGAGTAATAGAAACGCCGTCTATTATTAAGGAAGAAAAGTAATTCATAATATTTATATAGTATGTTAATATAAAAAAAGGTACAGAAATTTTTACTCACATAATGCAGATAAAAATTTCTGTACTTTAAGTGTTTAAGTAAATTTATAATTTTAATAAAAAAATTATAAATTATCTATTGTATTAATTCCATTTTGGATATTTCTTTCAAATGATATATTGAACAAGCCTCCACTAATAATCCATTTGCATATATTCCATAACTTCCATGAATATCTTTATTTTCTAATGATAAATTATAAACAGTGTGATTACCTTTCTTTTCATAAACTGATGCATTTTCATCTGCACATACGTGTAATCTAATTTTATTATCTATAAGTAAAGTTTCTCCTCCAAATAAATTATTATTTAGATTTTTTTCGTTTTCATTTTTATAATCATCTACTAAAATAGAATGTCCTCCTGTAAGAATTAGATTTTCAAGAAGTTCAGGTTGACTATAAACATACAACTGATCTTTAATTCTTTGTTTATAACTTAAATTATAAAGATTAGACTTTCCAATTAAATGAATTGGTAAAAAACCATTTTTTAAAGTTTTAATCATATCACCTACTTTTAACTTTTCAATTAAAATATATCCTTTATCAGTAAGGATTTTGGTTCCTTCATTAAAACAAGACGGGTCTGGCTCAACAGTTACAAAAAAAGCATAACTAGTGGTTGTTGTAGTATCCACTGATGTAACAACTACATCTATTTGATTTGATCCTGTAGACAATTGAGCCCAGTTATATTTCACTACATTAGCATTAGGGTTAGTAGTTACAACATTAACATTAACCTGAGTAGTTCCAAATGGCATATTTATAGAACCATTTGGAGAAACAGAAATGCCATCAATTGTAACAGATGCAAGTGAAGTATCAGATGGACTTGGATCAACTATAACATAATAAAAATAACTAGTATTTATTGTAGTATCCTCTGATGTAACAGACACAATTATTTTATATGTTCCTGACGAATAGCCAGCCCAGT